TCACGGCTGAACAGATGGAAGCCGAAGGCCAGCGTCCCGACGCAGCTGAGGTCATGCGCCGCGCTGCGCCACCGCCGGTACTGACCCCCGTCACCGCCGACGCCATCCTCGCCGAAGCCCGCAGCGCGAACCTCCTCACCTTCGAGGGGGACACCCAGCCCAGGGCCGAGGAGCACCTTCTCGACCTCGCCGCCCGCGTGGCTAATGCCCTCACCAGGAACCCTGCCAGCGGACCCATCCCCACGGGGGCGGAAGTCTTCGGCAGCGACACGCCCCAGGCCGAGTTCGAGGGACGGCGCTGGGACAATCTCGTCCAACTGGGGAAAGAGCAGCCGCACCTCGCGCCGGAAGGCTTCGACCGGGGCCAGCTGCTCCAGGCGGCAGTGCTGGCTAGGCTCCACGACGACGAGCACCGGGCCGGCCGCGGCGCCGCAGCGGCAGGCAGGTAACGCGCACCGGGCAGCGGCCGTTTCCAAGTGGGTAACGACTAGCCGCCCGCGTGCACGGATGTGTTGCAGGAAACGTCTTAACTGAATCAGCTACACGGAGCGCTCTGGTGAGGCTGGGGGGCCTCGCCGGGTGCCACGATGAGCGGGGACGCTCATGCGCTACGCGGCTGCGTATGACAGCCGCCGGGAGGGACGATGAACGGAGAGGCCACCGCGCCGCAGCCGGTCATAACGGCGGCGACGGGAGAGGACCACCTGGCGTACCTGTGCGAGCAGGTGCTGTCGGCGCTGGAGGAGACGCGCAGGCTCCAGCGGATGGCCATAGCCGCGCACCCGGACGTCACCGCCCTGATGGCCAACCTCAACCGGGTGACCGACCTGCAGTACGAGTGGCAGCAGGGCATCGCGGAGATCCGGGCGGGCAGGACCGTGCGGGACGTCCGGGGCCTCATCGAAGCCGCCGGGCCGCCTCCCCTGGCCGTGGTCCCGGCGTCCCAGCCTCGGGGGCGGCGCCGGGGCGGCTCCCACCGGCAGAAGGCACCGGGAGAAGGGCAGCTGAGACTGCTCGGCACCGCCCTGGTCGCGTTCGCGGCGAAGACGCTGAGGCCGGCCGCCCCGCACGCTCACCGCGCCGTGACGGCGCTGAGAGCCCACCGCGTCATCGGGGCGGCCGCCGCCCACGCGAAGGCCGTCACCATCGCCGCCGCATCCACTGCCGGGGGCGTCGTGCTCATGACCGGTGCCGCCGTCGCCATCCACTCGGCCACGTCCCCGCACGCCGCCGCCTCCGGGGGAGCCTCCGCCTCCGGACTGCACTGGCACACCTCCGCCACCCCGCTCCTGCCATCCTCGTCGCTGATAGCCCGTGACGCCCGCCACGGCAAGACCGCAGCAGCGAGGAAGAAGGCCGTACTGTCCGCCGCTGGTGCCGCGCAGCCGCCCCTGTACTGGTACCCGGCTCAGCCGACGCCGCAGCCGTCGCCTAGCCCCTCGTCCTCGGCGCCGTCCGGGCCCGTCGAGGGCACGCTGAGCGTCCCCGACCAGGACCCCGTAGGCCTGCAGGTGGCCGACCCGACCCAGCCCGCCACGGTGGAACTGGACGCCAGCGCGTCGGGGAACGTCCCGTGGGGAATGCGGTGCTCCGCCCCGGCCGGGCCAGGGCCTACGTGCGCGGACCTGAAGTTCAGCGCCACTGACGGCGCGATAGGGGCAGGCACGAGCGAGGACGTGACGATCACCTTCGACTCGCTGGCCCAGCAGGCCGGCGGGACCGTGGTCCTGACGTTCAACGGGCACATCCAGGTCACGGTGAACTGGCAGCAGGCCCCGTCGTCCACGGCTGCCGCAACGCCATCACCCGCGCCGACGGTGTTCCCGTCCTGAGATCGGCCCTCCGCTGCCGGGATTTTTGCCCTGCGCGAGGCTGTAATACGGGTACCGGGCCATTACGATGCAGGACGTGAGCAGCGAGGAGGAAGCGACGGCGCGGGTACGGGCCGTGATCGAGGATCACTCCCGGCTGGTGGCGTTCGTGGCCGCCCGGCTGGATGAGGATGAGGCGCTGATCGGACGCAACAGCGGCGGGCGCGGACTAGCCGACGGCTTCCCGGACTACCGGACTTACGTGGACGATGACACCGACGCCGCCGATGAGTACATCGCGCACTTCGGGCCTGCCCGGATGCGTCGCCAAGCCGAAGCCGCCCGCGCCGTCCTGACCGCCTACGAGATGAGCGTCCGCATGCTCGGGGAAGGGCTGTCGCGGGACAAGCTGATGCTGGTCCGGGCTCACGCGGTCATCTGGGAGGACCACCCGGATTACGACCCGGCATGGCGGCCGGGAGAGGGCTAGCGCCTGACCCCCGCCCGCCGGGCACGGCACTGCGCCTCCGCGACCGCCGACATCTCCCCGAGGGTGCGGAGCCTGGCCCTCGTCGTCGCCAGTTCGGCCCGCACCCGCCACGCCACGGGCAGGAGAGCGACGACGGCAGCCACGGCTACCGCCAGCCAGTCGCCCCGGTAGCCGAAGGCGACCGCGGAGCCGAGGGCGATGAAGGCCGCCCGCGCGCGCCAGCTCACGGCTTGATCCCGACGCCGCCGAGGACTTCCCCGGGCCTCTCCTGGTCTCGCAGGACGGGCCCGACGTCCGCCCGTACCAGGCGGAGGCCCCCGGCAGCGAAGAAGGAGGCCACGGTCTCCTTGTCGTGGTTGCGCCACTGTCCAGCCCCGTTGCTGGCTGCGGCGAACAGCGCCGCCATCTCCGCCCCGAACTCCGGATCGGCGTATGAGGCGCAGGAGATGATCATGGCGCTCCCCGGCACAAGGGCTTTCGCGTAGCCTGCGACGGCTGCACGGGCCGTCGCGGCGTCCATCGCTGACAACGTTCCGCCGAGCACGACGCAGGCAGGCCGGGTGAAGTCCAGCAGGTCCCGCACCGCCTCATCCCCGAGCACCGAGGCCGGGTCCGCCGCGTCGGCCAGGACCGCCCCGAGTCCCGGCCCGCGCTGCAGGTGCGTGACATGGAGCATGACCACGGGATCGATGTCCACGTAGACCACCCTGGCCCCCTCGTACCCGTCCCGGGCCGCGTCGTGGACAGCGGGCTTGAGCACGTCGCCGCAGCCGACGTCGAGGAACTGCCCGATGGACAGCGCGGACGCGCACCACGTGACGCCCCGCAGGACGAACGCCCGGTTGACCTGCACCATCTCCCGGATCGAGGCGCCGTGCGACAGGGCCTGCGCCTGCAGCTTGTCGGCAGCCTCCCGGTCGGCGGCGAAACTGCCCTTGCCGTCGAGAAGGTACCGGTACATGCGGGAACCGTTCGGGACCGAGGCGTCCAGCGCCCTCTGCCCGTCGTCCGGGGCTTCCTCAGCCACTGCCGGTCCCCTCCGTCGCTGCCAGTTCCCCGTCACCCGCACCCTCCGGGCACAGTTCCGCGTTGCGGCGGATGAGCCGGGCGTTCTGGCCGATCAGCGCCCGGCAGACCTGGGCCATCCGCCTGTTCAGCCGCAGCAGGAACACGATCAGCGCGGCAGATGCGATGCCCGCCGCCCCGGTCAGGAGGTTCCCGCCGGCGAGGTTCAGGCAAGAGACGGCGGCGAGGATGAGGATGTCAGCGACCACCACGCCCTCCGCCGTGCGGAGAGCCCGCGAAGGCCTGCCCTGGTGCCGTGCTCCAGCCACGTCCATCCTCTCCCTCGGTGCCGTCTTTAGACCCCTGCTGGCCGCTGGCGGCGGTGGTCTGATCCCGGCGATCTCGGACACCGGGACACCGCCGCCAGCGGGGCTCTGTGCGGGGGACCGTGACAGGCGGCCGGGCGGCCCGGGACCCGGGGGGAGTGGCCCCGCCCGCAGCGTTGCCGCCGTCACGGTCCCCCTCTTTCCGCGCTGGCGGGACTGGCGTCGTGCCTTCTGGGGGGGGCGAAGGCACAGGGCCGTGAGGAGCCCGCCGCACGCGAACCTTGAAGCTAAGGAGGCAGCGCCTCGTCCAGCTTGTCGAGCAGCGTCCCGAGGTCATGGTCTGCGAGATGCCTCTCGCTGTTGCCGTCGAGCGGGACATCGGCGTGCCAGACGTCGAACATGTCCTCATGCGCGATGCGGATCTTCGGGTGATCGCGGCGGAACGCGGCCAGGCGCAGGATCTGCTCAGGCATAACCGCACGCCCTCTGCGGTCAGGTCGCACCAGCGCGCCCAGTCGGCCTTGATTGCCGACTCGAGTTTGTCCGGCGAGGGTGCGGTGATGAGCGGTCCTCCGGTGAGACCGCGGCGCTCGGCGCGGTACTGCGGCCCGTCGGTCCAGAAGCGGTAGCAGGCGGCCCAGGTGTCCGCGAGGTCATCGAGCGCCATCTGGTCCGGTGTCGGCCACGCGGTTACTGCATGAGCAGGGTCCAAGCCCATGATGAATGCCTCCCCGCGGCCACTCCCTTAGCCGCCCTGTCGTTCAGGTTCCGTTCGGCTAAGCCGCAGGGAAACCCTGACCGAACCGGACGCTACTCGCAGGTAAACGGCCACGCAACGGGACGCATTAATTCCGCAAATGTGTCTGCCGTGATCCGCGTACCTGACAGATTTGACTCTCCGTGGCGTTTCCGCAGCATGCGGGGCGCACGTGCAAATGCCGTGTGATTCTCAGAATGCAAGGCGTGTGACGCATATCACAGGTCATGCCGTGCTACGGGACGGCGTGACGCACGCTGGCATACTCGGCCGCTCCCCGCGTATCCTTGCAGTTCAACGGCACCCTACGGTTACGGCATGGAAGCGCCGGGATTCGAGTTGCAGGTGGGACCTGCTTACGTTTATGTCCAGGTGGCCACGCACCTTGAAGGCCGGATCAGGTCCGGCGAGCTAGCCCCCGGCTCCCGGCTGCCGAACGAACGCGAGCTCGCAGCTTCTTACGGGGTCGCCTTGGGAACTATGCGGAAAGCCATCGCGATATTGAAAGAGAAACGACTCGTAGTAGTGACGCCGCATAAAGGGGTTTTCGTCAGCAAGCCGCAGTAATCCGCTAGAATGTTCGTAGCGGCCCGGTAGCGCTGTTGCGAGCGCCGACCGGGCCTCACCCACACCCCGTAGCATGCAAGACGGCCACCCTCGGGATGAGGATGGCCGTCACTGGTGAGCGGGGGCTAGGCGTCCGGCACTACTACCGTGATGATCTCCGCGTCGGGCTTCATGGCCCGCAGTTCGGTGAACGGGTCGATCCGGGTGTGGTCCTCGGCGGCGAGAGGGGCGACCTCACGGGTCTCCCCGTAGGCAGCCACCTGCTCCGCTAGCCAGCAGTCCACGGCATCCTTTCCGCCGCCGAAGTCCTCCGGTACCACGATCGCGGCGAGGTCGGGGTGCTGGGCGAGCAGCGGCCCCTGGCATTCGTCGCAGGCGCGGGGAATCTGGTGGGTGAACAGGTTGTCCCCTGTCATCCAGTTGAGGATGTCGTAGATGCCGTCCATGTGGCGCGGCGAGAGGAGGCGGCCCGTGGTGATGCTGAGGATGTCGCCCAGGTGAAAGCTCCTGGTGCTCATCGCTGCTCTCCTGCTCTTTCTGCCTCGTCCCACTCGCGGGTCTCCCGCAGGGTCTCAAGGGCACTCAGGTGGACGCCTGCCCTCATTGCCATCTCGGCGAGGGTGCCGGCGAGGTCGGCGTCTGCGCGGTTGAACGCGACCAGCCTGTCGCGGAGGACGGTGGCCCGCTCGATCAGGTCATCCAGGGCCTTTACCGCGCGGCGCGAGTGGCTGTCGGCGGACTGGTTGCGCATCCTCTCGGGGAACGGGGTCTCCGGGGTGGCGGTCCCGGCCGGGCCGGTGGTGGTCATGACGGGCTCCTCGGGGTCTCGACATAGGTAACGACTTCCTCGCCGAACTCGCCGTTCATCAGCTCGCCCTCATGGGTCGGGCAGCGCCACCACAAGGCGCCCGCAGCGTCCCGCACGGCGGTGTTCGCGGGATGCTGGCAGGTGTCCGATGCGGCGATGGCGTCGGGGCGCAGCGGGTAGGAGCAGCGGACGTAAAGCTCGGTGACCGGGGTCAGGGGGACGACGGTGACGGCAAACCTGCAGCCGTCGCGCTCGACGTAACTGGTTGCGCCGGTCCCGGACTCCGTGACCTCGTAGCGGCTGCCATCCTCAGTGCGTACAGCGAAGCTTCCGTCCGGGCCGTGGGCTTGGACGTGGAGGTCGTAGCCTCGGGCAAGGATGCCTGCTAGGTCTGCCGCGGTCTTCATGCGGTCGGCGGTGGTGGTCATTGCTCCCCTCCCGGGGTCTGGGCGGTCTCGCCTTCAAGCGCAGCGACGGGAATGAACGACTGGGACGCCGAGCCGCAGTAGCCGGCCTCAGCCTGCGGGCTGTAGCCGTGACCCCGGACGGGCCACACGTGGTAGCCGTCGTCCCGCAGTTCAAGCCGCATGGAACTGGTGCCCATGGGCCGTGGGGTGACCTCGTAGTCCGGGTGCAGCCACAGCAGTTCGTCATGGTCGGCCCACATCGCCCACGGGACGGTGTAGCGGGTCTGGCCGAACTTCATGGTGGCGATGGTGGGGGCGTGGAGCGCTTTCGGCAACCGCGCCTGTGGTGTCGTGCGGTTCATCTCTCGCTCTCCTTCGGCGCGTCCCTCAGTTCGAGGCTGCTCAGCTCAAGGCTTGCCCGGTCCCCGTCCTTGTGGTGGACCTCCTTGCCGCGCAGATCGCAGCGGGCGAGGTACGCGGCGGCCATCTCGTCCAGCAGTTCCCGGAGGGTGATCCCCCGGCGTGCGGCCTCTGCGGCGAGACGGGGCTTGAGGTCCGGGTCTGCGGAGTGCCAGCCGATGAGGGGGGTGGCGTTCTTGCCTGTCATCTACCAGACCCGCCAGGAGTGCTTCACGACCTCGCGGCCCTTGCCGGTGATCTCCAGGTAGCGCATGCCGTTGCGCATGACCTGGGTGAGAAGGCCGCCGGCGATCAGGCGGCCTACGGACGCCTTGCTGGTCTGCATGGCCAGCGTGGAACTAGTGAAGAACGCGTTGGCTGCCACCAGCTCAAGACCCTTGCGGTCGCGCCGCTCGGCTGCTCCCATGCGGCCTGTCAGGTACTGCATCTCGGCGCCTCTCTATCGGGTAGTTACTACTCTAGCGGAGGTAGTTACTACCGTCAAGAGGGAACCGGGAAAGTAAGGCGACCGTATCGAGCAGGTCAGAACCGCGCCGACGGGAAGAGCCGCTCAGGCCGCCGCCCTGGTCTTCGTCCTCGCTGCGATCTCGTCCCTGGTCGCCAGCGCGACCGCTTCCCGGTACAGGGTCAGCGCCGCGGCGACGATCTGCTGGGCTACATCCACGGAGACGGGATGGTCGTGCTCGTAGTCGTCCTGTACCTGGGCGGCCATCCGCTCGATCCGGGATGCGGTGGTCCAGGCCAGGGTCTTGTGCTGGAGGCGTGCGGTGGTGTCGGGCATGGGGTGGTGCTCCTAGTCGCGGGAAAGCGCGGCCCTGGGTAGAGGACCGCGCTGTCGTTACCGTCAGCATGCGCGGCAGACGGCTGTTCGTAAAGGGAGCGTAACCGAGTCGTTACTTGCGGGTAAGCGGTTCCGTCAGGACGGCAGCGACGAGGAGAGAGGCGTCGGCTCCTGCCCGGTGCCGGATGCACGCCCTAGCCGCCGACCTGCACCTGCGTCAGCCGCTACGGGCGATAACGTCGAACTGCCCGGGATCGGTGCAGCCGCCCCATTCCGGGGCTTCCTGCCGGTAGAAGTCAGGACAGGCCCCCGGCCCGTGGAGGCCATCGCAGGCGGGGGTGTAAGTGTGCTGCGCCGCGCCTTGCCAGCCGATCGGGGTGAAGTTGACCGGGCTCATGGCCGCGTTGAGCTTCAGGTGGCCGCCGCATCCCGTCCCGGCGCACCAGCAGGCGCTGTAGAACTCAAGGCCGTTCGTCATGGCAGCCCTTCCCTGTCCGGACAAGTCGCCCGGATCAGTCTAGCGCCCGGAACTGACAAAACCGCAGCGACGAGGGAGCAGGCGCATCAGCGGGCCTCAGTCTTCCGTGCCGATGAGCGCCACTCCTGGCGCTCTCCACTCGCCGCACGGCCGCCCCTCCGGTATCCACGGCGGCCGGCGCTGCTCGTTGTCCGCTGCCCGCGGGTTCCGGGGGTTCAGCCCGTGCGTGTACCGCCAGCCGCATTCCCCGTCGTCGTCCAGTTCCCGGATGCAGATGTACTCCACCGCAGAGTCACACGGCATGCACGCCCACCAGCGCTCTTTCCCGTCTGCGTCGGTGCCGCCGTAGGTATGGCAGGTCAGGTCGTACACCACCTGCGCGCCGCAGTCCGGGCAGGCCGGGGGCGGCAGCGGTGCGGGCTCAGGTGCCGAAGCCTTCGGCTTCCGGCTGAGGATGCGGGGCATCAGAAGTAATCCCAGAGCGCGCCGTGGCGCGGCCGGGACGGCTCGGGCTCGACACCCCTGGCGAGATCTTCCCGCGCCTTGCGCCGGGCTCTCTTGTTGCGGGGCCGCACCCAGTCGCGGCGGAACACGCGGGACCTGCGCCACGGCCTCGGTTCCAGCCGGTCGGTGCGGCTCATGGCCTCAGTGTGCCACGCCAGAGTCAGTCGGTGCCGCCCGCGACGGCCTCCCCTCGTCGCACCCGGGCTGTGAAACCTCGCCATTCCTCGCTGCTGAAGACGAGCACCGGGCCGGCCCCGCGGTCTTTGCTGTCCCGTACCCCTATCACGGCGTCACCGCAGCCGACCTCGAGGCACGCGCCGCCGTCGCAGCGGGACGACTTCCGCCAGGAGTCGATCTCGACGCAGGCGCCGTTATTGACGCTGTAGCTTGACTTCCGCCACCCGCTCACGACGTGACCTCCTGCCCGGTATGCCTGCACGGTGCCCATGATTGCACGCGGCAGGGACAGAACCGGGCAGGGCGCGCTCAGCCCCAGGTGGAGCCGGCCCTAGTCGTAGTAGTGCGTGAACGGCGATGCGGCTGCCGGGGTGGCTGCCACGGCGGGGGCTGCGGCTGCGGCTCCGGCGCAGAGCAGGGCGGCACCGAGGAAGATGGCGGCGATGAGCTTGCGCATGGCAAGGACCTCCAGGCGCACTGTGCCACGGGCGGGTCTCCGACCGCACGCTCTTACGCGGCTCAGCGCGGTTGCATCGTAACTCCGTAGCCCGGAGAGTACAAGGGGTTACTTTCTGTCACTAGACAGGATTCGGTCACGCGCATCTTGACCCTCCGTGTTGACGGAGTTACGGTGAGTCCCATGCTTGCGTCATCCCTGTACGAAGGCGTAGCCGCCCGTGACGTAGCCACCGTGCTCGCCGCCTGGCTCAACGCCACACCGAAACCCCTCACGGACATCATCGGGGACATCACCGGGACCCCCGTCCGCATCGAGGTCCTCGCCCGCGGGGAACGCGCCCTCACCTCCCGCGAGCAGTTCCGGCTCGGCGCCGAAGGACTGGTCGCCTGCCGGTGGCGCACAGGCCTCCTCATCGCCGCCGATGAGGTCGCCGCATCCACGTCGCTGCTGTGGCTCCCCGCCCGGCTGCCCGTCGAGGCCTGCCTTGCCCTGGACGCCGCCCAGGAGCCCGCAGGACGGGTCCTGGCCCCGTACGGGCTCAGGCGCACCGACCGGCAGGCAATGGCGACTACCGGGATGGAGGGAGTCGTCGGCAAGGACGTGGCAGTCAAGTCCTCAGCCGTCCTCACCGTGGGCGGGGTAGCGGCAGGGATAGCCGAGGAGGCCATCAGCCGCGCGTTCGCTCGGATGCTCGCGGGCGGCCGGCCGTGATCCGCTGGTGGCAGTCAACTGACGCCTGGATGCCGGGCGAGGATGATCGCAGCGAAGACGAAGGGCGCGACGACGGGGACGGGCGGGACGACGGGTGCGAGGCTTAACGCCGAAGCGGTCACGCCTCGCCGCGCTTCGCGGCAATGTGCTCATGCTTGGACTTGAGTGCTACCGCGCGGTCTGGATGGCAGTCGATGACGAGACCTCCGCACGTCTCGCAGGTCACTTCCCAGACGTGGCGGACGGTCACCTCGTGCGGCGGCGGCGGAAGCGGCTTCAGCTCCGGGAGGTCTCCGGGCTGGATGAGCTGGGCCAGGTCCAGATTCACGGCAGCGGCCACAAGTGCAAGCCGGGAGATGCTCATATCCTGGCGGCCGGCCTCCAGGTTCGCGATCGAGGAGCGGGCCATCCCGACTCGCGCGGCGACATACTCCTGGCTCAGCCCCTCGGCCTCGCGGGCAGCTTTGATCCTCGCGCCGACCTTCCGCTGGAGCTTGGTCGCGGCCATGCTGTCCGCGGTCATGCTGTCCGCCTTCCGTCCAGGTGCAGGATGTGCGCTAGCGCGTAGTGGCCGCGATACCCGCGCTCAGTCCAGAACTTCCGGCCGCAGCCGCAGCACTTGCGCAGGCCGTAGAACGGCAGCGGGATAGCGGGCACCCACTCGCCCCGCTCGTTCTGAGTGGTGGTGTCGTCAGTCTCGGTCATGGTCTCCATCCTCTCCCGGTCAGGCTGCGGGGTTGGTGCCAGTGCCGGTGCCGATCTGGTACTCACGCGCGCCGAAGCTTCCTGGCTTGCTTGGCGTACTCGGCATCCGCCCGCGCCTTGATCGGGCCGAAATGGGCAGCCAACCGGTCATACTCGGTCTTCGCTGCGATGATCGCTTCCCCAAGCTTGATCAACTCTTCTCCCGTGTGATCCTGCTTGCGGCGGTTACAGTCGTGGCAGATCACCATGACATTCCCCGGGATATAGCCGAGAGCCGCGTCGTAACAGTCAATCGAGGGCGAGTTCTTGCTCTGCACGCCGTTCCCGCGCTCCATCGGCACGCCGCAGCAGGGGCACAAGCACGGTACGACGACATCCACTGTGGTAATGGTGCAGGGGATGCCCTTCAGCTTGGCCCGGTCTCTGGCGTGTTTCACTAGATCCAACTCGGGGCGCATGACCGATGCGGCTTTGGCTAGCGCAGTCTTCCGCGCCCGCCGTTCCGCGCTTAGGCTGGCGTAGTACTTGCGCCTGTGCGCCTGAACGCGATTGGGGTTAGCGGCCGTCCAGCCTGCTTGATAGAGCCGGTTCCGTTCCTGCCAGCACTCAGGGTTTCTCCGGCAGATGCCGACCTTGTTGTCAGACCGTATCGAGCCACCGCAGATCCTGCATGCTCGCGTCATCCCGCTTCCTCCGGTTCCCGGTTCCACCGCTCTACGGCCTCCGTGTCCACATGCTCATCGACCAGGGTCAGCGACCACGCCCCGGTGTTGACTTCCTCTGGTTCCTTGCCGAAGCCGACCCACGCCCCGGTGAACCGCCGCTCATCCTCGGTGCCGAGCAGCTGGATAGCCCCGGTGTAGACCGCGCCGCGGTAGTAGCCGTCCGCGCGGGTCTGCTCTGCCCATGTCCCGGTGGCGACCTTGCCGTTGACGCTGAGGTCCATCGACAACTGCGAGGCCGAGGCGGGCAGCGACCGGACCAGCAGCCGCGCGCCGCGCTGGAGGAGCATCACGTAGTGGGCGCTGGTGAACACCTGGTCCCGGCCGCTCGACCGATACTCGTACTCGGATCGCCAGATGCCGCTGAGGTCCCCGTAGCTCCCGGCGGGTTCGGGCAGCGGCATGTCAGAGTCGAGCCCGGATTCCGCGAGCGCGCGGGCCCGGTCCATGCCGTGGCGGAGGTCCGCGTCGAAGCCGAGGTTTTCCACCGGCTGACCGAGGACGGCTTCGAGGGCGAGAAGATAGCGGGCGTGCGGCCGGCGCGTCTCCCCGGACTCCCACCGCTGGACCATGCGGACGCTGCACCCGGCGGTGTTGCCGAGGTTGCCGAACCTGAACCCGGCTTCGCGGATCAGGCTGGCGAGCTGGTCCTGGCTCAGGTGGGCCCGTTCCCGCGCCGCGCGCAGTGCGACGTTGGCCATGACGCAACCGTAGCACTTTTTGACGTGCTAATGACGCTGACAGGGCAGTCGGCCTGCGCTTACGCTGCGGTCATGTCCCCGCGAGAGTGCCAGCAGCTAGCCGAGATGATCCGGGACCTGACGGCCCGGCTGGATCACTTCGAGCAGCGCAAGGCGGCGCTCATTGCCCGCGGCCTTCCTGCTCCGCGATCCACGCCTCGGCCGCAGCCATCCGCTCATCCAGCAGCCTGATCTGGTCGGCCAGGTAGCGGTATTCCTGGGTCGGCTCAGGCTCGCCCGGCTTACGGGCGAACGTCCCCCTGCCCTGCTCGGTCACCAGCCGGCCCTCGTTGCGCAGCACGCGCAGCGCGGCGTTCATGGTCCCCAGCGCCACGTGATACTCGGCCATCAGATCGGAGACGGACGGCAGCCGCGAGTCCGGCGGGAACTCCCCTGACTCCATGCGGGCGCGCAGGTGACCGGCTATCTGCCGGTACTTCGGAGGTTCCTCGCGCGCCACAGGCACAGCGTAGAGGCTGGAAGTCATCTAGGTAACCCCTGGTCATCTATGCCTTGACTCTAGCACTTGACTTGTGATTGAGTGAAACAGGCAAAGCGCTTAGACCGCGCAGAGGACGGAGACCTTTGGACGCCAACCCCGGCAAGGACCAGGACAGGCTGATCGAGCCCCGTGAGGCGGCCAGGCTGTTCGGCGTGTCGGCCGACACCCTGCGCCGCTGGCATAAGGCCGGCCTGATCACTGCCCGCAGGACGATGGGCAGGCAGCGCCGCTACTGGGAAAGCGAAGTCCGGGCCCGTGCCGCTGAGCTAGACGAGGCGGTGGCCTAGATGCCCCGCACCCCCGTAAACGAAAGCCGTCCGGGCGCTTGGAACACCCGGACGACTGAAGGCTGCCCCACCCGTGGACTACAAGAAGGACAAACCAATGACCGCCAGCGTAACAGACCACCCCGTCAACACGTCGCCCGCCGCGCCGGACCTCCTCCCCGAGCTGGCCGCGATCCTGGTCATGCTCGGCGCCTACCCGCAGGACGCGCAGTGGTGGGGGCCGAGGCTCGGCTACCCCGTCTCCGCCCTGGAAGCCGCCCTGATCGCCGCAGGCAGGCTGGCGATGGCGCAGGCGAACCTGCCGTGACCAGCATCCGCGCCCTAGCCGACGCCCTGGACGCGGCTGAGGCCGAATCAGCGGCGATGAGGATGGAGGCCGACGCCCCCGCCCTCACGGCCCTGTACGACGCGCTCCGGTTCGCCAAGGACGCGCTCGGCGCGGCCCTGAGCCTGGACCGGGGCTGCCCTTCCTCGCTGCTGCTGGACGCCTCCGTAGCGGCCGGTGAGGCTTTCCCCCTCGGCACCCCGCAGTCGGAGTCCCTTGGCTGCATCCTCAGCGTCATCGCCGACGTGACCGAGGCGAGGCGAGCCGCATGACCCGGCATCCCCTGATCACGGTGACCGCCGTCGCCGTCGCGAGCACCGCTGCCGTCATCCTGGCATTCGTCCTGGTGATCGTGCCGCTGACACACGCCGCAGCCCGCGTCCCGGGCCAGGTCGCCCGCGGCTACTCCGCCTACTTCAACGGGGTCGGCCAGCAGTTCTACCAGGCCTGCGAGCAGACCCGCGGCCCGGACTGCGGGCAGTACCGGGGCACGCCATGATCACCTGCTCCCCGCCCGCCTGCGCCGTCATGGGCCAGCAGTTCCGGCACGCCGCCGCATCCGGGTGGACACCGGGCCACATCGCCGCCGTGGTGCTCGCCGCGTTCCTCGCCGCGGTCGCCGCGGGCACCGTCCTGGTCCTGATCCGGGACGCCCGGCGGCAGGCCCGTGCAGCGGCGGCGCAGGCGGTAAGCATCTACATGGACAGGAGGGCAGCCTTATGCAAGGCACCTGGAAGACGACCGGCGGCGGAGCTGACTTTTCCGGCCTGTTTCAGCTTGCGGTGATCGTCGGCCTGGCGGCCGGCATCGCGATCATCATCGCGGAGTTCGCGTGGCTGGTCATCACCGTGGGCGTGGTCGCCGTGGCCGTCCGGCTGTACCTCCTGTACCGCAGGACCGTCATCCTGGCCGCGATCGCCGCCAAGGGCGTTGCGATGCGCGCCGAGCAGCAGGCCCAGGCCGCTGCCGCCCTGGCCGGCCGCCGCGCGCACGAGATCGAGGTCGCCCGCGCGGGGGCCACGATCATCCAGAACATCATCGACCCGGCATCTATCACCGCCGCTATCGCTGCCGCTGTCGCAGGGGCACAGCAGCAGCCCTGGGCACCGCAGCCTGTCCCCCTCCGCATGATCCCCGGCACTGCTGAGGAGGTCCGACGTGGCTGATGCCCAGCAGAAATGGCCCGGGTACCGGCAGGACCGCGAGGACGAGCGCAGGCAGCAGGAGCGGCAGCGCGAGGAGCGGATAAAGGCCGACAACCTGTCCGCCCGCATCCGCGCGACCTTCCAGGGTGACCGGATCGACCCGGCGACCGGGCGCACCTTCGGGAACGCGCGGGACAGGGGCATGTACGACGACGACCGCCGCCTCCGGGACTTCCGCGACATGAACGACCGGAACCGGCAGGACCGGGAGCGGTACCGGTGGGCGCAGGCCCGCATGCAGGGCCGGGCAGGGAGAAACTGATGAGCGCGACCACGGCCAAGGCTAAGGACAACCCCCGCAAGAGCGCATGGCGAGGTATCGGGACTGCTGCCGCTGTCGCCGTGCTGCTGCTGGCGGTAGCCCTGCACCAGGTCCTAATCATCATCCTCGCCGCTATCGCCGCCCTGGCCGTCGGCGGGCTGGTCCTGCGGGCACGGTGGGCCCGGTACCGTTCCGGCGGCCGGCTCGCCGCATGGAAGCGCCGCCGCTACCAGGGCACCGCGACAGGGCGGGAGATCCGGGCGAAGCTGTCTCCCCGCGCGGCCCGCAAGCGCACCGCGGTCACATGCCCAGGCCTGCACCCGTCCGAGGCCCACGTCGTCATCGGCCGCGCCAGGGGTGCCCTCGGCCATCGCCGAGGCCCTGTGATCGCGGACACCTGGGCTGGCTCCCGCCTCGTCTACGCCCCGCCGCAGACTTTGAAGACGGCGCTAACGTCCTGCTGGGCCGCTGACGCGCCCGGCGCGGCCCTGCTGTTCTCCAGCCGCTGCGACCAGTGGGATCACACCTACCTTGCCCGCGCGGCGCGCGGCCGGGTCCGGGTCCTCAACGCCGACGGGGAAGGCGGCATCCCGACCGGCTTCGCCTGGTCCCCGGTGGACGGCTGCCAGGACCGGGCCACGGCGATGCGCAGGGCGGGGGACCTGATGGACGCCGCCCCGCACGACCCGTCCGGCCATGATGCCCACTGGGACGGCCTGTCCAAGCGGATGCTCCAGTTCTTCCTGAAGGCCGCCGCGCTCCTGCCCGCCGGGAACATCCTCACCGTCCAGAAGTGGGCGTCGAACCCGCTGACGGCCGGGAAAGCCGCCGAAGTCCTCCAGCGGCATGACCCGGACTGGGGTGAGGCGCTGGTCGCCATGGTCTCCCAGTCCCTGAACGACGGGCGGTACTGGTCGGCGATCTCCGGCGGGGTCAGCCAGGCTCTCGCCTGGCTCGACGACGACCTCATGGCCGCTGCTGCCTGCCCCCCGCCCGGACAGGGCATTAACCTGCGGGAGTTCATCGAGGCCGGCACCGGCACCATCTACATCATCGGCGCCGACCGGGAGCACGGCTCCCTGGCCCCCTACTTCGCCGCATTCGGCGCCGAGGCGTTCCACGTGGCCCGCTCCGTGGCCGAAGCCCAGCCGGGCCGCCGGCTGGCCCGCCCGTTCGTCATCGTCGCCGACGAGGCCGCGACGATCGTCCCGCTGCCCTGGCACAAGATCACCGCCGTGTCCTCCGGGTACAACATCGGGATCACCGCCTGCGTCCAGGCTGACTCGCAGATCACCGCCCGCTGGGGCGAGCACGACGCGAACACGATCCGGACGAACTTCACCGTCAAGATCATCGGCCCCGGTTTCACGAATCACGCCGAGCTGGAGGCCCTGTCGGCGATCTGCGGAGAAGTCGACACGTGGCATGACGGCCCGGCGGACCTGCGGAAGGAGCGGCTGTTCCCGCCGGAGCGCATCCGGCTGCTCCCCGACTGGCATGCCCTGGTCCTGCACCGCAACGCCCGCCCGGTCACGGTGAAGGTCAGGCCCGTGTGGAAGCGCCGCGGCTACCTGCGCGCGGAGCCGGGAGACTATGCCGCCCGCCTGCCCGTCCCGCGGCTGGCGCTCGAGGCCCCCCGCCGTGAGGCCATCCCCATGCCGGGCGGTCCCGCGTTCATCCCCGGCCACCTGCTGCAGCGCCCGGCTGTCCCGGGCCGTGAGCCTGTCCCCGCCCTGACCGAAGCCCCCGAGGAGGCTCTGTGGCCCGTTCCCTCCGCGACCGCCTGACCCGAGGGCACACCTGCTCCTGCAGCAGCCGTGACTGCAAAGGCTCCTACCGGACGCTCCGCGAGCTGCAGGCCCACCACATAAGGCAGCTCCCCAGGTGGACCGGCGACAAGGCCCGCAAGGCGGCCCGGCGGATGGGCAAGGACGTGGACCGGATGCGCCGGCACGCCCGCAGCTGGCTTGAGGCCGCCGGGCTGATCGACCACCGCGGCAACCGCACCGCGAAAGGCCGGGCCCGCCCCGAGGTCCGCGGCAATGCCCCCGTCCGGCAGCTGCGGGAGGCGCACCGCCACGACCGGGACGCTGACCGCACCGACCGCCGCGCGAGCAGGCATGAGCGCCGCGCGACCCGCGCCGACACCCGCGCCGACCGGGCCGCCCAGCGCGCCGACACCGCCAAGGCCCGCGGCCGGGACAGCGCAGCCGCCCGGCAGCAGGAACAGGCCACCCGGCACCGGGGCAGGGCCGCCGCCAGCCGGGAACGGGTCGCGGACACCCGGATGGCCCACCACCAGCGCTGGCCCGAGAGGACCCCCGAGAGGACAGGGAGAACCCGGTGACCGCCGACCCGTGCCCCCACGTCCTGCCCTGCGGGGCGTGTACCGACTGCTGCGAGCGGGACCACGACCACGGGAAGGAGGCGAGCGCCGATGACGGCAGCCGGGACCGGGTGCCCTGAGACCTGGGAACGGCACCCTATCTACCCGCACGAGGGCTCCAGCCTCGGCCGGGCACGCACCCTCGACGGGAAGATCCTCCGCCAGCGGCCGGGCAACCGGCCCCGCGACGTCCCTCCGGAGCAGCGGTACCGGCTGATGGACGTGTGGATACCCGGCGAGGACGGGGAGAAGGGCAGGAGAGTCACCGTCTCCGTCCACGTGTTCATCACCGAATGCCACTGGGGGCTGAAGAAGTACCGCCGCCAGGTCGCGCGTCACCGCGTCAGCGCAGGCGGCGGCGCGGCCGATAACCGGTGGGAGAACCTGCTCGGATGGGGTTTCCCCGAGGACAACGAGGCCGACAAGCCGCCTGCGGTCCGGGCCGCTGCCGCCCGGGCGGCCAGGGCCGCGCAGCTTGCCGCCCTGCCCCGGCGCAAGAGGCGCCGGCGGTTGCGGAGGGTGACCTTGAAGGTGACCTTCCGCCTGCCGTGGCCCCAGCGGAAGCGTCGCGTAACCGCAGGCGGCAAGCCTGTTTCGAAACCTGTAACGAAGGGGCGCCTGTGACAGGGCTGGTTATAGCGCGAAAGTGCGGCTGCGGCTCGGACCGTACCCCGGGCGGCTTTCGCACTGGTGTTCGGACGCTGGCGGCTACGCTGCGTGACATGGGAGCTGGTGACGGGCGGTGACGACGGCGGGCGGCATCCTGCCGGTGACCGGCGGGCTGATCCTGGCCGTGCTGGCGGTCCACGAGGCGGTGTTCGCGGTGCGGCACCTGACCTGCAAGCCCGACCACTGCTCGTGCCCGCTGACGCACAAGCTCCTCGCGGGGACGCCGCTGCACGGCCACACCGTCACCGACGCCACGTACTGGCGCAAGGCGAACAACGACCTGACGCGGGCGAAGACCACGGGCCCGTGGCTGAAGCTGCCGGGGTGGAAGCGGCGGCTCATCCGGACGGGGCCGCTCGTGGCGGCGGCGGGCGTGCTGGTCAACTGGTGGCTGGCCGCGGCCGTGCTGGCGGTCCTGGCGCCGTTCCTGGCTGCCGCGTTCTCGGGCCGGGTGAGGCGCCTGCTGCGCCGTGCTGCCAGCCGGGTGCCGGGCCGCCTGTGGGGCCGGCTGCGGCACCGCGACCGGGTGCAGACGATGGGGATGCTGCTCGCGTCGATCACCGGCACCGCCGCGTCCGCCGCCGAGTCCGGGATCACGTGGAACCCCGGCTACGCCACGGCGGAGCCGGGCGACGAGGTGGCCCGGTGGGTGCTGCCGCGCGGGTTCAAGGCCCTCGGCAAGGAGAAGGCCCTGGCGGAGGAAGTGTGGCAGTCCCGCGTCGGGTTCCAGCTCACCTTCTCCTGGGAGACCCAGGACACCGACGAGCCGGTCCTGGTGATGAGGCGGGCCCGCGAGATGCCGTCCGTCGTGTACTTGCACGAGGTGCTGGACCGCGTTGAGGCGCTGCCGGATCACAAGACCGCGATCGGGCTGGATGACCAGGGGAATCTCGTCTGCTGGGACTGGCTCGCCGAGAATCCGCACGGCATGGTCGTGGCCGGGTCGCGGCACGGGAAAGCACTGGCGCTGGACACGCCTATACCGACTCCGGCGGGCTGGACGGCGATGGGTGAGCTAACTGATGGCGACCTGGTGTTCGATGAGACGGGCCGCCCATGCCGGGTGATCCGGGCATGGGCGGTGCGATACGACCGCCCGTGCTATGAGGTCGAGTTCAGCGACGGGTCCGTAGTCACGGCCGACGCTGAGCATCTGTGGCAGGTGGAGGACGCTGCGGCCCGCAAGTGGTTCGGCCGGGTAAAGAATCCCCCGGATAGGTGCCCGGTCAGGGTCGTGACTACCGAGGTCATGGCCCAGTCGCTGCGCGCACGCCGTAGCGACAAGTGCGATGTGGCCAATTACAGCGTGAGGGTCGCGCGTCCGCTGCAGTGCCCTGATGCGGACTTGCCGGTTCCGCCGTACACCCTTGGCGCATGGCTGGGGGACGGCACCTCGCAGAACGGCAGCATCACTACCGTCGACCAGGAAGTTCTTTCCGCGATTGAAGCTGAGGGCTGCGTCGTCACCCCGGGAAAGACCTATCCGGACAGGACGCCCGTGTACCGGGTGGCCGGGTTGAGTCGCATGCTCGCTGAGGCGGGAGTACGGAACAGTGCCTGGCGCCGACGGGGGCTGCGTCCCGCTGATAAGCACATCCCCGTGGCCTACCTGCGGGCATCGGAGGCCCAGCGCCGGGCGCTGCTAGCGGGCCTGCTCGACACGGACGGCACATGCACCAAGAAGAAAGGGACGGTTGAGTTCTACAGCACGCATGAGCGGCTGGCCCGGGATGTGCACCACCTGATTTGCACTCTTGGCTACAAGGCAACCTTGCGCAGCAATCCTGCCCGGTTGCGCGGAAAGGACTGCGGCACGGCCTGGATCGTCGTGTTTACCCCGCCGGACAAGGTGTTCTTGCTGCCGAGGAAGGCGGCCCGGCAGGTGACCGCGGTCCGGGAGACGGCTTCACGTCTGTACATCACGGCGATTCGGCCGGTCGCCTCGGTGCCCGTCCGGTGCATCACCGTAGACAGTCCGTCCGCGCTTTACCTAGCTGGGTCATCTTGTATCCCGACACACAACACGGAGCTGAACCGGTCGCTGACGGCGCAGGTGGTACGGAAGGGCGGCCGGGTCGGCGGCGTCGACTGCAAGCGGATCTCGTTTCAGGGCCTGGAAGGCGTCCCGGGGTTCGATCTCCGCAACAACCCCCGGAATATCCGGGAGATGTGGGAACTGGTCGGCGAGTTCTACGGCGAGATGGAGCGCCGCTCCGAGGAGCGGGCGAAGAACCCGACGGCCGAGTTCCCCCGCTGGCTGCTGATCTTCGAGGAGGTCAACCAGTTCTCGGCGATGACTGATGACTGGTGGGAGGAGATGGAGGCGGAGAATCCCGCGGATGAGGGCACGCTGTTCTGGAAGCCGAAGCGCGGCAAGAAAACCCCCCGGGTGTGGCGGTGGGTCAAGTCGCTGTGCTGGGAGGGCGCCGAGTTCGGCATGCACGTGATCGTGGACGGGCAGGACGGGGAGTTCCAGGCTCTCAAGGGCGTCCGGAACGTGCTGGGGATGCGGCTGCTGGGCGGGTTCCAGCCGCAGCAGTGGAAGAACTGCGTCGGCACGACCCCGGTCCCGGAGGCCCCGTCGCAGAAGGGCCGGTTCTGCCTCGTGTCCGGCGGCCAGACCTGGGTTCAGGCGCTGTGCGGGCATAAGGACAAGAACGAGTCCGCGGCGATCTGGCGTGACTTCGCGCGGGCCGGGCGCCGCATGGACGGGACGCTGCCGCCTGTCACCGAAGCCTCCGTGACATACCACGTGGACTCAGATGGGCAGGTCAGCGCGGTGAACGGTGCGACACCGGGACATGTCACAGCGTCCGGGCCGATGGGCCTGTCGGACATCGTGGCGGCCGGTCTCGTGCAGGGGACCGTGAAGGCGCTCCGCATGGACCGGCACCGGTCCGACCTCGGAGAACTGCCCGACGGGCTGAAGTTCCCCGAGCCCGTCGGGCAGGAAGGGCAGAAGGAGTTGTTCGACGTGGCCGAGGTCCGGGCGTTCGACGCAGCCCGGCGTGGCGGCGTCTCTGACGTGCACTGAAGGAAGATACCCGCAGGAACCGTCCTGCACGAACAGAAAGGAAACGATCATGGCGCCCCTGCCGCCTCTCACCCCCGAGCAGCGCCGCGAAGCGCTGGACAAGGCCGCGGAAGCCCGCAAGGTCCGTGCCGAGGTCAAGTCCCGCCTCAAGCGGCGCGTCACGACCCTGCACGCCGTCCTCGAGGAGGCCGACGCCGAACCCGGGGACTATCAGATGATCGGCAAGATGAAGGTCTCGAACCTGCTGGAGGCCATGCCGGGGATCGGCAAGGTGCGGGCGAAGCTGATCATGGAGCGACTCCAGATCGCGGACAACAGGCGCATCCGCAGCCTGGGCTCGAACCAGCGCGCGAATCTGGAACGCGAGTTCGCCGCCTAGCACATGCGTCCCGTCAGCCGCAGTCATCAGCCGGTCTGCGGCTGGCGGGCAACATCTCCGCAACGACAAGCAAAATGGTCAGCAGCGAGGAGCAGCATGAGCCAGATGGGCAAGCACTCCACTCCCCTTGACGGCGTGGTCGCCAACGGCCACGCGCCGACGCTCGCGCCGTTCACCGTCGCGCCGATTCAGGTACGCCAGGGCGGCCCCGTGCTGCCGTGGCCGCAGCCTGACCGCTGGCAGCGCGTCACGTCAGCCGCCCGCCGCGTGGCGGCGCACCGCGGCTGGCTGGCCGCCATCCCCGTCGTCCTGGTCAACGCCGTGGCGTTCTACGGCCAGCTGGCGTTCCTGCGCGTGCACCTCCCGGCACCGTCCGCCGTCCAGGCGCTCGTCGCTGTCGCGCTGGAGTCGATCGCCGTCTACTTGGCGTGGCAGGCGCACCTGGCCCAGCTGGCGGACGACAGCGCGCTGCGGCTGCGCCTCGCCGCGTACGGCATGGCCCTTCTCATCGCCGCCATGAACTACTCCCATTACGCGGCGGCGCACTGGCGGCCGACGTTCGCCGCGCTGGCGTTCGGCCTGTGCTCGGCTATCTCCCCGTGGCTGTGGTCGGTGCATTCCCGCCGCGAGTCCAGGGACATCCTGAAGGCGAAGGGCCTGATCGAGCCGCACGCGGTCAGGCTCGGCGTGACCCGGTGGGTGTGGCATCCGCTGCGGTCGCCTGTCGTCATGTGGCACGCCACGTGGGCCGGGGAGAACGACCCCGCCAAGGCGATTGCGCTGGCGGAAGCGAAGGCGGCGGATGGCGGCAGCGGGCCCGCCACGGATGACACGCTACCGGACCCGCCAGACGCGCCCGAAGACGACAGCGAGAGCGACAAGGAAGACGACAAGATCCCGCCACCGCCGTCGCCACCGGACCCGCCGAGAATGACGCCCGCCATCGCCAAGGCCGTCGCCGCTATCAAGCGCAATCCGGGGCTGACGGACAAGGATCTGGCGAAGAAGGCCCGCGTGTCAGAGCGCACCATCCAGCGCGCCCGCCCGCTCGTCCCCGCCACCCGCGCCCGTACTGTGATCGGAGCACCGTGACCGACTACCTGGAAGACGCCGCAACCGAGCTCCGCCATGCCCGCAGCGCCAACGAGGCGCGAGTGGGCGCGGTGCACGCCATGCACAGCGGGCAGCAGGCGGAAGCCGCGCAGATCATCCGCGAGGTGAACGACCGCCGCATGGAGATCGCCGCCGCCTTCACCCGCCTCGCCGAGTGCCAGGCCGCCATGCTCGATGCGGCACGGATGCCGGGCCTTTCCTCTTGCTGCCATCATGCCCCGCCAGGACAGGAGCCGCAGCCGTGAACGATGACCTGGCCTCTGAGGCCCGCATCCAGGTCCGCCGGGCCCTCCGCGAGATGGCCATGCACCCGGGCATCATGGATGAGCCGGACCCGCTGGAGGCTCTGGCCGCGCTGCAGCAGCTGCGGGGAGCGCTCGCCCACGCCGAACGGGACGCCGCCCGCCGCGCCCGCGAATCCGGGAAGTCCTGGGCGCAGATCGGCGACGCGACGGTCCCGGACCCGGCGGGGAGCCTCTACCCTGCGGCTGAGGCGTTCGGGCGGGTCGCCTCCGACATCGGCAATGGCCCCTCGTTCCCGTGGACGTGCCCGTCGTGCGGGAATCTGGTCACCGACTACGGCCCTTATTCCGGGCCGCACGACGGGGAGCGGGGGCACAGTATCGGGTGCGAGAGGTTCGCGGCCACGGTACAGGCATGGGACGCGCAGTGGAGAGAAGGCGGCGAGGATGGCTGAGATCCTGACTCCGGACTGCCCGCAATGCGGCCAGTCCCCGTACATGGTGATGGGCGGCGGCTCGCAGGCGTTCTGCGGCAACCGCCAGTGCTCCACCCTGTGCTGGAACCCGGCGAAAAGCCTGGACGCCAATCTCCTCGATACGAGGTTCGTCGAGCTCCGGTTGCGGGAGGAAGGCGGCGAGGATGGGTGACGGACGCTGGGCCTGCGCGAAGTGCGGACGCCGGGTCGCCCTGGATACTGCCGGGACGTGGCGTCACGCGGCAGGGCGCAGCGGTGTCGTCTGGAGGGGCCCGGAACACCGTCCGGTACCAGTGCCAGCCGGGGGAGATAGCAGCGAGGAGAGGAGCGGGGATGGCGCGACGTAAGCCGAACATCCCGGCTGACGCCATACTGGGCTACTTTCCGCCCGAGCCTGACGACCCGCTGTGGTGGCTGTCATTCTGCGACCCGGATAAGGCACCCCCGCCCGAGCTTCAGCGGCCTGGAGGCCCTTCCTTCCTCGGTGCCGTCATAACCCAGGCCCCGACGCTGGCTGCAGCTATCACCCGCAGTCACGTGCTGAAGGTGAACCCGGGCGGCCAGGTCAAGATCCTCGGGCCCCTGGATCCGGCGTGGATCGCCGGCGAGTGGCGCGACCGGCTGCTGTCCGCCGCCGAGATCGAGGCCATCCCGGAACCGGAAGAACCCAGCGATGAGGGGAGCGAGCATGACGGTACCGCGTGAGGTGATAGACGCCGAGGTCCGCAAGGTCATCGCCATGGCCCGCGAACTGGCCGCCCTGAAGGCGAGCGACCTGGCCGTGCACACCGGGTCTGATCCGGCCGATGTCCTCGGCGCTTACGCTGCCGCGTTCGGGGAGGCGAAGGTACTGCTGCGGGCGCTGGCAGACATCGCGGAACGGCTTGAGCGCGCCCAGTGGCGCGCATCCCTCCGTGGCGGGTCCTCAGACGCGGCACCGGGTAAGAGGATGCCGGGGTGACGCTCCCGATCCGCATCACGGTCCGCGTCGACTTCGACGACGGCAGCCAGCACGACTACGAGGTCCGCACCGCTGACGCCGTGCCCGCCCCGGCCGGATTCTGGCCGGAAGCGGTCGTCACTTCCGATACGGCGCAGCGGATCGAGTACGCCAGCAAGCGCGCAGACGAGATAGAGAAGCTACGCGCCGACCTTGACGTCCTGCTGGGCGTGGCCACGATCTACCTGGACGCCTTCGAGCAGGACGAGATGATGACGCTCCCGGAGAAGCTGAGGCTCCAGGAGGTCGAGGAAGTGGTGGCCCGGCGCGGCAAGCGGTACTGACCGCGCTGCACCAGCCGCCGCACCGATAGGATAGACGCAGGCCACAGGGCCTTTCCCGTCGCTGCAAACCACCTTCCTGAGATCGGTGCGTTACTTCCGTGCTGCCACTTTGGGCCGACGTCCTGGTCCTCCTCGCCCTCCCCGTTATCGTCCTGGCCGCCGTCTGGCTGTTCGCCGAGGGCGACGACCCTGGCACTGGCATGGTCTGCCACTCAGCGGAGGACGACGAGCCGCCCGATACCGACGAAGGGGCGGATGACGTGCTGCTGGCAGCATGAGCGCGCCGGGTTGGCAACATGCGCCACGGTGCTCCAATATTGCGCCATGAGCGGCGGCGAGGTGGCCTGCAACGGCCCGTGCAATTCGAGATACCGCAAGGCCCGCGCCGAGTACGAGCAGGCTCTGGCCGGCTACGATCCGATGGACGCGGCGCAGTCACGGCCTGACCCGCCCGAGGTGTACCCCGTCTACGGCGACCCGTGGTGCCCCCGCTGCAAAGCCCAGATCCACGAGCAGCTCGCCCAGATCGACGACGCCGCCGCGATCCTCGCCGCCCTGCCGCCGAGCCCGAACGACCGCAGCGACGACAAGGCCGGGAAGGTATCCGGCAGCAAGGCCGCGCCGTCCCCGTCCAGCCGCATGGACGACCTGGAAGAACTAGGCGAATGGCTGCGCGCCTGGGAGTCCTCCTACCGCCCGGTCGTCCTCGAGGCGGCCGGGCTCCGCGAGGACCCCAAACCGCACCGCGGCTACCTCGCCACGGAGATCACCACCATCACGGCGTGGCTGGTGTTCCACTTCGACAAGTGCATCACCCACCCGGACCTCGCCGTGGACTTCGGCCGGGAGGTCCGCCGCTGGCACCGGGAACTGGCCGAGAAGGCCCGCGCCGGCCAGGTGGACAAGCACGTGAAACGCCCGTGTCCTCGCTGCTGTCTCTACACCTTGTGGGTCCGCGACGGCGAGGACTACGTGAGGTGCATTAATGACTCCTGCAACCGGCGGATGACCCGCGAGGAACTGGCGGCGCTGGACGCCGCGGCGTAACTAGCCAAGCCCGGGGTGGACATGTACCCTCTTGACACAAGGAGAACCATGTCCTCTGCCCGGATGCGGCGGAGGGCATTTTTTCATGTCCGGAGGTGTCTCCCCTGGTCGTCATCACGAGCCCGGACATGCTCCTCACCCGCCGCGAGGCAGCCGAGGTCGCGGACGTGGACGTGGAGCGGCTGCGCCAGTGGGAACGCCGCGGCCACCTGGAGCGCGCCGGCCTGAACGACAAGGGCTGGCCGGTGTACCGGGCCCTGGACGTGGCCAAGTGCAAGCACCGGTTCCAGGGGTACGGGCGCGGCGAGGAAGCCGCCTGATGGCACCGGTCACCCAGACGATCGAGGTCAGGCTCGACACGCGCTGGCTGACGGCTTTCGCCGAACTGCTGGAGAAGCACGCGGCGGCGATCCGGGCGGACCTCGAAGCGTTCATGGCCGCGCAGGAACAGGACACTGGCAGCGAGGGAGAGCGGATGTAGATGGCCGACGCCAAGGTGACCCGCGCGGAACTAGCCGAGGCTGTCCGCGAGCTGCGGGAGGAAGTGGCCCGGCTCCGCGCCGAACGGGCTGCGCACGCCTGCCACGGTCATGGCCTGTGCTGCTCGCACGTCCATTGCAACTGGGGCCACTGCTGGTGCTCCACTTTCCACAGCTACACGTACCCGCTGACGGGCGGCTCGGTCCCGTGGTACGGAACCGTAACCGTCTCCTGCGGAGAGACCGTTGGCGGGGGTACGTACGCGAGCAGCGCTGTCGGCTGCGCCGTCCCGCAGGCCCGGCCCCTCAGCCTCAGCAACTAGGAGCGCAGATGGCCCGCGTCCGCGTGTGCGGTGCCTGCCTCCAGCCGGTCGCAGCGTGTATCTGCGACGACGAGCCGGACCCGGAAGACAGCAGCGAGGATGAGGACGCGGCGTGACCGCGGCAGTAGGGTAACGGCCATGACGGACATCAGCGCGCAGCCGGGGAACGCCCGGTGGGTCCTGGCCATCGCCGGCCGCGACGAGCAGGTCTCGGTCGAGGCCGCGACGATCACCCAGCACCGTGCCGCGGGGAGCGATGAGGTGATCCTGACGACGCTGCACGACGCGGACGGGGAGATCGTCTTCCAGGCCCCCGCCCTGTCAGTCGCCTACGTCCGCCGCTGCGGGCCGCCGAACCATGTCATCCCCCGCCCCGCCCCCTGACTGGGCCGTCTCCACTGACGACGGCTACCGGCTCGTGATCGAGGACGGCGTGATCATCGGCCTGGCCTATGACGAGTGGCCATGGCCCTGGGGTGACCCCCGGTACGGCCTGTACGAGACCGTCTCGGTAGCCGTCTGGGACGGCCGCGAGGTGTAACGCGGGAGGACTGGAGGCGGGCGGCATCGTGACCGGCCCGCCTGAGAAGGATTCTTCCCTCGCTGCCATGACCGGCACCACGCCGGGCCCGCTCCTCGTGGCCTGGCGTGCCGACGCCACGGTCTGGTGCAGCCGGTGCGGCACCCTCGCCGGGGGCATTGCCGGGCCGGAGTCCCGTCCCCTGGAACTGCGGCATCTCCTCGCTCACGGGTTCCGGGCTGCCGCCCTGGCCGGCGAGGGGATCGAAGCCTCCCCGTGGCCGGGCTAGGCTATCCGCGTGATCCTGCTCGACCTCGGCGGCGACGATCCCGAACCTCACCCTGACCTGGTAGCCTCCCAGCGGCCTGCCCCGGCTCAGGTCGTCATGGCGACGATGGAGACGGGATGGCTCAGCGACGGGCGGTACCTGACTGCCGCAGTGCCGTGGCAGCGAACCGCCTCCGCACCCTAACGCACCCCTTGCGCACCAGGACTATCCTGCTGTTACAGCGCCCCGGAAGGGGGGCGTTCCCGCGAGGCCGCCGGGAGGTGCCGTGGCAAGAACCCGGAGCCCGGCCGTGGCCAAGCGGAACGAGACGATCTACTCGCAGTGGCGGCGCGGCGCGTCCCTGACCGCCCTCGGCGCCGAGCACGGGATCTCCCGGCAGGTCGTGGCCCGCATCGTCGCCAGCTTCCACCCGGAGCTCGAGGACTCCGAGGACCGCGCCCTGTACCGGGGCGTGCTGTGGCGGCTGTTCGACGAGGTGGAGGCGATCGCCCAGGCGCCGGGCTACAAGATGAGCCCGAACGGCGCGGCGGCAAAACTCCCGGACGGCAGCCCGGCGACCGATACCGGCGTAGCCCTCCAGGCCCGGGAATTGCAGGCGAAAATCGTCACGGAGATGCGGAAGATGGACGGGGTGGACCGGCCCAGCCAGAAGCAGGTGCACGTCGAGTACAGCATTGCCGAGCAGGCGGCCCAGGCTGACATCGCCCGCCGTGAGGCCGAGCTCAACCGGAAGCTGAAGCTCATCCAGGGCCACGCTGAGCCGGCAGAACGCCCGGAACTGCCGCCTGCGGCTGAGGGCTAGCTGAACTCGTAATCGACGGCGCTCTGCGTCCCCATCCTACCGATCATCTTCGCTGCCGTCCGCACGCTGATGACGCATCCGTACTCATCGGCCACCCACGGCTTGCTGTAGTCCCGCAGCGTCCCCCACGGCCGGCCGAGAGCCTTGAGGTAGGCGACCAGCCCGGCGGTACCGGCCCAGCCTTCGGCGCCGTTGCTGTAGCGGTACCGGCTCGCGTCGGTCGTCCACAGCGCCCCGGCCGCCTTGCCGATATGCACCGACTCGGGGAAGTCGGTGCAGTGCAGGTAGTAGTTGGTGCTCACGGTCGCATCCTCCCACGGCGGTTCGCACGTCCCGCTCAGGTAGTCCAGGCTGCGCCGCACCCACTCGTCCAGTTCCACGGGGCTCACCGTTACGCCCCGATCTCCGCGGCGAGAGCGGCGAGCTCACCGGCCGGGCTGATCTCCCCGGCTGCGGGCATGGCCAGGGCAAGCTCCAGGCAGGCAGCCCTAGCCCGGTCAGGCCAGAAACCGCCCGCAGCGTCGGCGCAGGCCAGCAGCGGGGCCCATATCTCCTCGTCGCGCCCCTCGATCCCCTCGGGTACTTCAGGCTCGGCATCTTCCAGCGCGGCCCGCTCCTGCGCTGCCCACATCTCGAGGAACACCTTGAGCCGTGCTGCCTGGTCCCCGGTCTTGCGGCTGACCTTGGCCGGCATCATGCCCGCTGCCTTGCGCATCCTGACCTTGACGCCGCGTTCGAGCAGGGCCTTGAGGGTGTCCCCGGTCTGGGTCTCCAGCACGTCCAGGCCGGCGAGGGCCATCGCGCCGAAGACGGGAATGCGGGTGGCCTTGCTGCCGGAGACGTACAGGTAGCTGCCGTGACGCTGGTAGCCGGCGTTGACGATGGCGCGGACGGCCTCACGGCGACGCCCGGAGCCGAACAGGACGTCTGACTCGTCGATGAAGACGGTGGCCCGCTCGGTGCCGATCGTCTTGACCAGGCCGGGCGCGGTCGGCTCGATCGTCAGGCCGAACGCTGCCGGGCAGACGAGGTTGAGCAGTTCCAGCACCTTGCTCTTACCCGAGCCGGGCTCGGAGCTGAGCAGGTACAGGCGGGGCGTGGCCCGGAACACGAGCACGCCGTCCTCATCACGGCACCAGGAGTGCGCCACCCAGAGCGTCACGGCGTCCAGGGCGGCAGGCGACGGGAACACGGCGTAGCAGGCCAGCCAGTCCCGCAGCGTGTCCAGGAGCTGGTCTCCGGGGACGTGCGGCTGGCCGGGCCGGGTGACGACGACGCCCTCTTTGACTGCTACTTCGGCGGCCGGCGCGGTCACTCGCTGCCGGTGAACATATCCATCTGGCCGGACACCTGCGGGGCGTGCTTCGGTGCTGTCTTCGGCAGCGACGGGGCAATATCCGCCACGCTGAACAAGCCCTCGGCTTCCGGCTTGCGGTGCTTGCGGGGCAGTTTGTCCCGGTCGAAGTGCCCCGGCCTCATCTCGAGCCAGTTCCGGCCGTTCCCGTCGGCGTGTCCCGTTATCACGGTGAATGTGCTGCTCATCGGTGCTTGCCTCCTCGATCGGGTCACGGTCCCGCCACTGCTCCCGCTGGATCCGGCCGGCCTCGTGGCGCTGCCGCTTGTACTCGGCCAGGGTGAGGCGGGGCCAGCGCTGGAAGAACGCGAGTAGTTCCTCGGATCCGTACCGCTGCACCATCCACGCCGGCCCGGTCCACAGCATCCACTCGCTGATCGCCCGCCGCTTGCCTTCGGGATTGAGGAGCCAGCCGCGGCAGTAGTCTTCGGCTTCGGTGCGCTGGGCGTGCATGGCGTCGTACCATTCGGCTTTCAGCGCGTCTTCTGCCCGGTCCTGCCGTCCGGCCCGGTCCCGTCTCGCCGCTTCGGCGAGCACCGCGCGCCAGTCGCTCTCGTCGTCGGCGCTGTTGTAGGCGGCAAGGAGAGACGTGTCGTCCAGTTCCCGGACGTCGCTCTCAAGTACGCTGGTCATGGCTGGCGCTCCCGTGTGAGTCTCATCGTGCGGTGCTGCTGGTCGCGGGCTTCCGGCCGGCTGTGACCCGTGCCGGGAGCCCGGATACGTCTAGGCGCTGGTGTAGGCCCTGGCGATGGCCAGGTCGGTAACGGTCGTGATCACGTCCAGCGGTGTGGCGTCTGAGAGTTTCACGTCCCAGAGCGTCACGCCGTTACCCGTCATCACGTAGACGGCGGTCACGGTGTCATCAGCGGCGACCCTGACCTTTGCGCGGGGGACGGAGAGCGGGCCGGTGCCGCCTATGGGAAGGTCGGCCCAGTCGCCGCCGTCCTCGTCGGGGATGAAACCGCGTTCCCGCAGTTCCTCTAGCAGTTGCAGCTGGCCGACCATCGTTTCCTCCCGGTGTTGCCGATACCGCTATCATAGCGGATAGGTAGCGGACATTGCAAGAGCCTTGGCCCGGCACGGCAGCCCGCCCCATCATGGTGCTCTGCCGTGCCGGGGGCCTTCGGGGCTAGCTGGCAGCAGCGAGGCGAGAAGCGGCTTCCGCTGCGGGGATCACGGCCAGGACAGCATTAACGCCGGTCCCTGACTCCTTGAACGCGCCTTCGGGCAGCGGCTCGATCAGGCCGCCGGCCTCATCGACCAGCTCGCGGAACCCGGCCGTGGCCCGGTCCTCGCGGAACGTCACGCCACCAGCCATGACCGCGATGAGCAGTCCGCCGGGACGCAGGAAGCCGAGCGCGTGCCGGACATGCGCGATGTCGGCCTTATCCGCAAACGGCGGGTTCATCATCACCCGGTCATAGGCGGCCCGCTGCGGCACGGCCAGGAAGTCGGCCATTGTCACGGTACGGGCGTAGCCTGCCGTGCAGAGCGCCCCGGCCCGCTTCGGGTTGAGCTCGATGCAGTCGACGGCGCAGCCGAGGCCGGCCACGGTGCGCGCTATCGCCCCGTCACCCGCCGACGGCTCGAGCACTTCCATTCCCGGCTCGAGGTCGGCCAGGGCGATCATGCCGGCCGCCACATCGGCCGGGGTCGGGAAGTATCCCTCATCCTGGGGCCTGACCACGCTGCCATCGGCCTGCAGTGCGGCGAGGACAGCCGCGGCGTCCTCGGGGAACAGGTGAGCCTGCGCCTTGCGGTTCCACTTGCCGCCCGCCGCTGCCAGTACCTCGTTAACCGCGACGTAGGTAGCGCGGTCTAGCCGGTCGCTGATCCTGACGGCGTTACCTTCGGCGGTGGCGCGGCTGAGGATGTCCATAACGTCCCCGCTGATCGCGGTACTGCGGCGAGGCCGCGCCGGCTGACTTGCGGTGTGCTCGGTCTCGGCAGGCGCAGGCGGGGCTTCGGGTATCGCGTCCTCGGTCAGGGTCACCCAGCCACACGGAAGGTCACGGCTCTTGATGAGCCACCCGGTACCCGCCCCGGCCCAGCCGTGATCACTGAGGTAGTTCCCGGCGCCCATGCTGTGATTGTCGCGGTGCTCGGTGAACTCCACGCCGGCGGTCTCGGTGAACTGCGCGGCGGCGGCGTGCAGCGCCCGGAAGTCCTCGCGGGAACTGAAACGGAAGCCGATGGCCACCGTCCGCCGGGTGTGGCTGGCAAAGTAGTCAGTCATCGGGTCGGATGCGTCCGCGTGATACTCCGCGATGATGAGGGCCTTAGCGCCGTGCGGTGCCTTGGCGATGACCTGCTTGAGCAGGGCATTCTGCGTGTTTCGCTCTGCTTCGATCGCGGCTTCACGTTCGGCCATCTGGGCGCGAAGCTCGGCGTCTTCCTCGGCGCTGCGCCGCTTGTCCTCAACCGGCCGCGACTTGCGCGCCTCCGGCAGTGCCGTCTCGTAGTCCGCGATGACGGCCCGCACGTTCTCCCGGGTGATCTGGTGTCCGTACTTGGCGCGGATAGCCTCATCCAGCGCGGTCACCTCGGCCCGCACCTGGCCAAACGGGCTGGTCATGGTCGAGCGGTGCTCCTCGCCGCCGACGACGCCGGTAACTTCGGTGAAGGTCTTGCCCTCCCACTGGAGCGCGCCTATCGCCTTCTGCAGGTCTTTGACCTGCCGGGGGCCTGCGCTGACGTTCTGCCACTTCTCGCTAGCCATTGCTCTATCTCCTCGCTGCCGATCTTGGTTCTTGCCGCGCCCGTGGCCCGAATCGAACGGGCCCGCTGCACCATGACGGGCTAACCACCTGCTTAGGGCCTCACCTCCTCCCGTAGGGTCCGGTAGGCCAGGAGGACCGCTGCGAGCCACCGGGGAGCGAACCCCGACAGCAGGAACACGGCCCGGCTCACGATGCGCGCTCCAGGCTGCGTACCGTCCACGACCCGACATGGCCCTCGCCGTCGAACCGCACCATGACCTCCGGGCCCATGTCGGTAGCGAGCCAGGTAACCCCGTGCTCGTCCGCGGTCACGGTGCCGAGCTGCGAACCCCACCACTTGCGGTTATGCGCGATCACCACGCGGCAGCCGGACGGGAAACGCTCCTCGGCGTACTTCGCGCCGTCGAACACCGTCACGCCGGTGATGCCGTCCTCAGCCATCCAGGCCACCATCTGCGCGGCCTCTTCCGCCGAGTAACCGCCCTGCTCGTAGTCGCGTCCCTCGAAGGTGTAGCGCAGCACCATCGGCCCGCTCATCGTCTTCACAGCCCCTCATCCGGGTTGCAGTCGTACCGCACCAGCGACCAGCCGCGGCGGGTCCGCAGCCAGCGGTGTATGTCGCGGCGCATCTCAGGGTCGGCGTACTGCGCTGCGTGCCATGCGTGCAGCCATGCCCGCTCCCAGGGGCCGTGCTGCGCCCGGCCGGCGTCGCGCAGCACGTCCATGTGATGCATGCGGTACACCGCGGAGCACGCCCCCGCCTCCTGGCCCGGTGTCACGGTGACCGCGGCATGGGCGGGCATCACGCCCAGGTTCGCCAGGATCGCCCCGGCCGTGCAGCCCAGCGTGAACGCCACGGCAACGCGCCGGGTCAGCGTCCGCACCGCGCCGCCTCTTCCCCTTACTGCTGATCTGTGCTTACCCTTGACCCTGGTCATGGCTTCCAGCTCCCTCAAGCTCGCCTGTCCGTGGCCTCCCGGTCCCGCGAGACTCTGACCTCCCGCGGGACCGTCATGCTTTTCCCTACGCGATGCCGAGCAGCTGCAGCAGCATGCCCCGCATGTTCGCCGTCAGGCCCAGCGAAACCCGGCCCCCGGTAGCGTCAGCCACCATCTGCCGGACATTGCCCGCCTGGCCTTCGTCGAGCTCGACGTCGGTCACGTCCTGGCCGTCCACGCGGACAGTCCACGTGTTCAGGGTGATGTCCTCGGTCCTGGTCCTCATTGCTGTCACCTCCCTTGCCCGATACCGCTATCATAGCGGATAGGTAGCGGATGCGTCAACAGGGTACGAGCAGGGACTTCACCCCAAACCAAGCAGAGCCAAGAGCAGGAATACGACCAGCCAAGAGCAGGAAAGCGACCAGACCAACAGCGCAAGCCAACAGCAGGAATGTTGTGCGCACCCGAACCCTGTAGGTACAGGTCGCGCGGTCCCTGGTGGGCCTGTAGTCGCGCCGGGAGGTGCAGCGTTGGCGGTTGCTAAGCGCCAGGTGATGTTCCGGGCGGCGTGTGACCTGCATGACCGTGCGGCGGAGCTGGCGAGCAGGCAGGGTGAGGCGCTGAACGAGGTGCTTACCCGGGCGCTGGAGGTGTACGTGGCGGGGGGGCTGCGGAGGGGCGCACCTGATATCACCCCTGATATCACCCTGGAGCCTGCTAGCACCCCTGATATCACCCCTGGCCCTGATATCACCCCCGTAGAGGTGCTAGCACCCCCGGACGTGATATCACCCCCGGACGCGGCGGCTAGGCCGCGGAGGCAGCGACGGGAGAAGGCCGTCACGGTTCCGGCCGCGTCTCCGTGGGCCGCAGTGCGCCGTGAGGACTGCCCGCACCGCGGGCTGCGCGGCGCCTACTGCAAACTCTGCCGCGCCACGGTCTGCTGACCGGCCGCCTGGCGCGTCTCAGCGGGCCTCACAGCGGACGTGACGACGGTCCTCCCCTCTCCTCGCTGCCAATGGTCCCGGCCTGTTACGGTGGCGCAGGATCGCAGCGACAGGGGGAAGAGAGGCGCCCCGCACCGTTACGCTCGACGCGTGGTTCTCTACATCTGGAATGATCGCAACCGCGCCACAGAGCCGGCGAAGGTGCTTGACCTGCCTGCGGTCCCCCGCGAGGGAGACACGGTGGCGCTGGAGGACATGGCGCGCGGGCGCGTGACACACGTGCACTGGGATTTCGCTAACGGCATCGTGCACGTGCATGCCAGCTAGCCGGCATGCATTAGCGCCCCGCCGGCTCTGGGCCGTACGGGGCGCGAGGTTGGTCCGGCCTAGGCCGTGAGCCGTTCGATGTGCTGCGGCAGCCAGCCGTCACAGATGCCCCCGGTAGTCGTCTCGGGGCACTCGCGCGCCACCGTGGCGACCAGCGCGCACACCTGGTACGGGGACATGAACCGCAGCTTCATCGCGTACGTGGCGCGCATCCTGGCCGTGACGAGCGACTTCCGTACCGCGTAGGCCACGGTGTGAACATCGGCGGGCAGGTCCGACTTGTCAGGCCTCGAGAGCGCGGCGAGGATGAGCTCCGTCCTCGAGCCGTCGTAGGCGATCCCGTCACGGTCCCGCAGCACGAAACGCTTGGTCCGCGGGCCGATCCCGACCGAACGCGCCACTTGGGCCGCTGTGATCTGTGGCATCGCTCCTCCTTCTTCGCCGCCTAGTCCCTCTAGGCGCCTGCCACGGGATCACTGCATGCAGCGTCCCGTGACCAGCGTCTAGCCGGATTCAGTAGCCGACGCGGATCTGTACGCGCGGTTCGCGCCACGCGATGACGGCCGCCGTCTCGCGGTGCGCGTCCACGTACCGCACCGCGGCGTCTACGCCATCCGCGCCCGTCCACGTGACCACGCTGCCATCTGCCAGCTTGAGCTCGTACTGCTGCTGCGCCATCGCTGGGCCTCTCTTTCCCTCGGTGCGGTTTTCCAGGTCCTCTAGGCACCTGCCACAGTCCCGCCGTAGCGGGACCATGACCAGCGTCTAGCCGGTTCAGTGGGTCAGGTAGCAGAACACTTCGCCGTCGTCCCAGTCCATCGCCGCGTTGCCGTGGACCGGGCAGCCGATCGCGAGGGCGAAGATCTGCGCGTCGGTGAGGCCGTCCTCACGGGCCCGGGCCTCGGTCTGCGCGAACTGGGCCTCGGTCTGCATCCTGGTCATTGCTGCTCCTCTGTCGTGCCGATACCTACATCATAGCGGACACATAGCGGATACGCAAGAGGCAGCCCCATACGTGCACGCACGCATGCGGCCAGGCCAGGACAGAGCTGGCAAGCAACGAGAAGGCAGGGCACAGCTCGGTACGCGAGCAGACGGCCGCGGGCACAGCTCGACCGGGCAGGGCACAAGCCAGCACTGGACCATGCCCGACCACGCCAGACAACCCTAGACCACGCTAGAGTGGATGATTCGGTCTAAACCAGGACAAAACGGGAAAGACCGTCAAGCTCTCTCTCGTGTTTCTCAGCAAAATCGCCCGGGGTGGGCCTGTTCCGTTGTCCCTGGTCAGGGCACTGGGTCCTGAAAATTGGGGTCGTGCGCGTACGCGAGGCTGTAACACGGCCTTTGGCCTGAGATGATGGCGCGGTGAAGGACCTGATCGCGTTCCTGGGTGCCCGGCTGGATGAGACTGCGGCGCGGGCGTGGGCTGTCCATGACGTGGAGCGGTGCGATGCCCTCTTGTACGAGGAGGATATGGGGGCTGCTGCCGCGCGCACCCCGGAGTGCGATTGCGGCTGCTCGGCCCGCGTGCTCCGTGGGGTGGGGGCTATGCGGGAGCTGATCACTTACGCTCTGGAGAACGCCGCGATGATCGACGGCGAGTGGGGCGACTGCCATGAGGCTGCGGAGATCGCTAGCGGGCTGTGCGCGGATCATGGCGTGAAGGCTGCGGGCAGGGGCCTGGGGCTGCTCGCCGCGATCTGGCGGGATCATCCGGATTTCCGCCAGGAGTGGGCTCCCTCGGGCGGGGCTGTGTTACGGTCCCGCTTGCCACCCCGCTACCTGTCCGCTACACTGTCCGCTATGAACTCTGTGAAGCTGCCCCCCACCTCCGTAAATCTGGCCCCGGAGGAGAAAGCCAGGGTGAAGGCCCTGGGCGTGCCGCTGCGTACCGTGATCCTGACGGGGCTGGATGTCCTGGAAAGGGAACGGGCCGGTTCCGGTGAGGCTGCCGCGTCCGTTTACGCGGATCAGGCGGCGATGGTGCGGGCGATGGTCGCGGCGGAAGTGGACCGCAGGCTCCGGGAATGTGAGAGCGGCGCCGGGGGGGAGAAGGGGCTGCGGACTGCGCGGAAGCGGGCCGCCGCCCCGGTGAGGCACGCGGTGCCCGCGGCGGCATCCTCCGGTGATCCTGTTCCCGTCAGGTTCCAGCCGGGTACGGAGCCGGCGAGATGAGAGCGCCGGGCATGTACGCCTCCGAGGTGTGGCGCGACTACCGCCGTGGCGCGAACGCCGTCGAGGCGGCGCTGATCGATCTCCAGGGGCAGCATGGCCTCACCGACCTGGAGATGGTCACGGCCCTGGAGGACTACCAGCGGACGCTTCTCGGGCACATGCTGAAGAAGCAGCACGCGCGCAAGCAGGGCCGGGCGTCATGAACGACTACCTCGCGGTCGCGCAGTACTTCAACGACCGCCGCACTGCCCATGAGTTCGCCGTTGCCGCTAACTGGCGCTGTGCCATCTGCGGACGGAAGATCAGAACCGGGCAGCCCTGGACGAGCCTCCTCCCGTCGTGGGCTCCTGCTCACGGTTCCTGCGTCCCGTCCTCGTCGATGCACGACCTCCGGGAAACCTGGGGCGAGCCTGCATACGACCGGTGGCTGTGGTCCCCGTTCCTGCCCGACCTGCGGGCGGCGTCATGAGCGGCGAGGACCCCAGCTTCCCGGTGCCGGAGGACGAGCAGCCTGCGCTGTTCCCGGAGGGGTTCTCCCCTGCGGAGGAACTCGCCGTGCTCCGGGCTGAGATACGGCTGGGCAGGCAGGGAACGCCGTGAGGTGCCCCTGCTGCGGTTCTCCCGGCCCCTGCTACTGCTACCGGAACCGTCCCGCACGGAACCGTGACACGGGGTACCGGCCGGCGCGGCGCGCGCAGCCGGGGACGCCGGCGGGCAATGGCGGCCCGGTTTTCCTCATCTGCCTCATGATCCTGGTCGCCGGGTTCTGGCCCGCGATGGTGTGGCACGGGTACGGCGGTCCCGAGGGGACGTCGTGGCGGTGGGACATCCACTCCACGATCGCCTGCCTGATCTGGTGGGGGCTCACCATCGTGCCGCTCACGGTGGCGGCCGTCATCAGCGCGGGCAGGAAGCGGAAGCTGGGCAGGGCCGCCCCGGAAGCCGCGCGGGCAGTTACCGGGGCGCGGGCACTCACAGCCGAGGCGGCGAAAGTCCCGGAACCTCCCGTGTGCCGGCATCTGAACGCCGTCCGGGTGGACTCGGTGCTCGACCCGAAACTTGTCTGGCAATGCTGGTGCCCCGACTGCGACCCTGACTGCGAGACCCCGCTGCCGGCGGATTTCAGGCGGCCCTGCTGCGGCACCGAACCCGAAGCGCCCCACCTGTACAACTGCCCGGAAACGCGGCAGTGAACCGGAGTCTCCTCCTCGCTGCCGCCCTTGCCTGCATGATGCTGGCGGCCTGCTCCCCGGCTGCCGCCGCCCCTCAGGATGCTGTTGCCGTCACGCACGGGCTGAAGCAGGTCCACGACCCCGGGCGGGTCACGGGAACCATCACCGGCCGCTGCGCCTACCGGGACCGCGGCCTCCTCCCCGACCCGCGCTGCACCCCCGGCAGCATTGATCCGGCCGTCACCCAGGCGGACATCGGCTCCACCATCTGCAGGGAAGGCTGGACCCGGACAGCGCGGCCCCCGGAATCACAGACGGAAACGTTCAAGTTTCAGGTGGCCTACCCCGCCTACGGAGCATCGGGGCGGACCGAGCTCGACCACCTGGTCCCCCTGGAACTGGGCGGCAGCAACGACGCCAGCAACCTGTGGCCTGAGTACCCGCCGACGCCCAACCCGAAGGATGACGTGGAGTACGCGCTGAACCGGGCGGTCTGCGACGGCAAGGTCACGCTCACAGCAGCGCAGAACGCAATCGCCTCGGACTGGCCCACGGCCGAGAAGAAACTGGGGGTCGGGTGAGCGGCAGCCTTGACTCCGACCTAGCCCGCCTTCAGCTCATCGCTGAGGCCAAGGGCCGGCGGGGCATCCTGGGCTGTCATCGGACGTACCCTCGGCCAGCCCCCGAAGGTAGCCAAGCGGGACGCCAAGAGGCTGGCGCGCAAGACGAGCCGGGCAGCGTGGCAGCAGGAGAACGCCACGCGCGAGGCTGTGTCACAGGCTGGAGGCCGCGATTACCGCTGACGGCTGGTGCCCCGCCCACCACTGCTTCCGCACCGAATGCTCCGGGCGGACCCACGTCCGCACCGTCCGCTGCCTGGACGCCCTATGGGACAAGGTGGCCGCTAAAGCAGCGGCGAAGGGGATGGATACTAACGCCGGGGTCATGGCGGCACTGGAAGCGTGGGCTGGCGGGGAGACGAGACGCTGGCGGGACACGAAGCACGCCGCCGCAGTGCAGTGGGCCGCCGTCCTCGATGATGACGGCTTCTCCGAGTTCGTCACCGAGATCACCGAAGCGGCGGCCGGGGGCGACCCCGCCGCGATCCGGGCATGCCTGCGGGAATGGCGGGTCACCGCCGGGGCCCTGTCCGGCCCGGGCCGGGCCGTGCTGACCGGGACGCCTGCGGACGGGGACTTCACCGAAGCGGCGGGGCCGTGAAGAAGCTGCGGGACTGGCGGGCGATCCGGCAGGCAGCGGCAGGTGAGCGGCTGGCGGCTTTCCGCGGCGGACCCAGGGAACGCTTCCATGCCTCGCTGGCGATGGCGGTGCGCAGCTCAGTGATCACCGGCAGCCCAGTCCCTGTCGATAAGTGCCTGCGACGATGGTCCGCCGTGGTCGCGGAGATCCTGTCGGAACCGCGCTAGGACCATTGCAGCACCCGCGACCACCGCAGCACGACTTCCTTGCTCACCGGGCAATCTCCCGCCGCGCCTCTTCCGGCAGCCAGCCCTCCAGCCGGGGCAGGTCGCACGTGAAGATCCGCTCGTGGACGATGCTGTCGGTCTCGAGCCCTTCGTCGATCACCTGCCGCATCCGGGCGACGGCGCTGGCGAGGTCAATGAGCCTGACGGGGATCATGTCGTCGCCATGCTCAGCGAAGTAGTCAGGCTCCATCAGGTGTGCTCCCACTCCACTTCGCACGGGCACAGCGCGCACCCCTCGTGATCCCGCCAGTCACCCCAGCACGCCTTGTGCTCGGTAGCGTCGTGGCCGCAACCGCAGCCGGGAAACATCTGCACTGACGAGTAGTCCTCCCAGGCGTGCGGGCCGTCGTCTTCCTCGCTGCTGCTCATAGCCCCCCATCCTGCCCGATCCGGGGAGGCGTCACGTGGCCGGCGAGATCCAGTTCCCCGACGGCTACGAGAACTGGCCCCCCGAGATCCGCAAGCGGTGGCTCGAGGACTACCACGCCCTGTACTTCCCCAAGCTCCGCTGGTGGGACAAGCCCGAAAGCGACGACGAGGACACCAGCGGCCCCCGCCCGAAACAGCTCCCCCCCGATCACCCCCGCCACGGAGACCCGGACATGCGGGGCTACCGGTGCGGGTGCGTCCACAAGCTCCCGAACTGCCCTGACTGTCCCCCATGCCCCGGTAACCCGGACTGGTCAATCTGGCTCCAGCTCACGGCCCGGGGGACAGGGAAAACCAAGGCCGGAAGCAACTGGGTGCTCGAGATGGCCCTGTCCAAGCCCGGACTGTACGTCGGGCTGTGCGCCCCCACCCACGACGACATCCGCTCCATATGCATCGAGGGGGATAGCGGAATCCTCGCCGAGGCGCGCAGGAACGGCATCGATATCCCCGAGAAGTCGTACAACAAGAACCGGCAGGAGATCGAGCTTTCCAACGGGTCGAAGATCCGCGGGTTCTCCGCCGAGAAACCCGAATCGATCCGCGGCGAGAACCTGAGTTACGTCTGGTTCGACGAGCTGGCGATGATCCGGTACTTCAGCTTCTACCATGAGGGCTTGCAGCCGGCGATGCGCAAGGGCGACAACCCCCGGCTGATGATCACTACCACCCCGAAACGGGTCCGGCTGATCCGCGACCTGATCGACGAGGCGAAGTTCGAGTTCGCCGGGGAAGACGGCGGCCCTGGGACCGGGGTCCACCTGACCGAGGCGATCACGGCGGAGAACATCCACTTCTCCCGTAAGCAGCGGGAACGGCTGGAACGCAAGTACGCCGGGAACCCGGTCATGCTCGCCCAGGAACTCCGCGGCGAGATGCTCGCCGAAGTCGACGGGACCCTGTTCCCGATCGGCCAGTTCAACGAGACCCGCGTGTTCCCCGGTGATGCGCTGCCGAAGTGGCGGCAGGTTGTGGTGGCGATCGACCCGGCCACCACCAGCCGGGATTCCAGCGACGAGACCGGGATCGTGGTCGCGACCGAGGGGGAGGACGGGGAGTTCTACTGCCTGGAGGACTGCTCCGGGAAGTTCCCCCCCGACCAGCAGATGCGCGTCGTCGCCGAGGCGTTCCACCGCCACGACGCCGACTGCGTGGTCGGCGAAGTGAACATGACCGGCGACTACATGCGGTCCCTGCTGAACACCGTGGACCCGAACATCCCGCTCCGGTCCGTCCACGGGATGCGCGGCAAGGTGTCCCGCGCGCAAGGCCCGTCGTCGCTTTTCATGCAGGGCCGGATCCACATGGTCGGGGATCACTTCGCCAAGCTTGAGGACCAGCTCTCCGCGATGGCCGAGGGTGATGACCGGTCGAGGATGAAGGACGACCGGGCCGACGCTTTCGTCTGGGCGATGATCCACCTGTCCGGCGCAGGGCAGGGTGACTGGGGCATGGTCTACGGGTTTGATGACTGCGGGTCCTGCGGTGCCAGGGTGAACGTCGACAAGGACGAGCGGTGCCGCAACTGCGGTGCCCCGGTAGCCAAGTTCGCCCCCAAGCACCCCGGCGGCTCAAAGGCCCGGGAACCCTGGTCGGCTGCCTACCTGAACACGTGCCCGAAGTGCGAGAAAACCTACCCGAGGCATGAGCGGACCTGCCCCCATTGCAGCCTGAGCCCTGAGAGTTACATGCGCAGGGCGCTGGCGATCAGCGGGGGGAACGCCGGAGGGCTGGGGTACTCAGGGAAAGACATCCTGCGGGGGCGGCGGTTCTGAGGGGGGCGACGATTACGAGCGATCTCCTGGCCTGCGCCTCGCCGACGCTATCCACGGGGCTCTGCGGGGCACTGCGGGAAGACGATCCCGACAGCGGCTGCCACAGATGCGCGCTGGACGATGAGCACATGCTGGAAAGCGGCCCTCGCCGCCTCTGCAAATGCCGCTGCGGGGACGAATGTGACTGGGGAGCGCCAAGGCGATGACTGATTTCCTGACCTGCTATCAGTGCGACGCGTCCTGGGGTCCCCGCTCAGAACGGGCCCGGGAAGACGCCGCCGACTGCCCTGACTGCGGCACCAGGCTGCACGCGGGACTTTTGTCAGTGCCGTTGCGACACCTGCGGGTGAGAATGCTGGGGCGAGACGAGCGCCGCCGGTCGCTGGCGCTGCTCGGCGATCTAGCGGAGAGCATCCGCGCCGCAGGCTAGGCAGCCCGGCGTTCCTGCTCTGCGCGTCTTAGCTCCGCTTTCGTGCGGGGCCGCCAGCCAGGGCCGGTGCAGCCGCAGGAATCGTAGTCGTTTCCCGAGTTGAGCACTGCCGCGACGGCGTTCCACTCTGAGCGGTTCCCTTTGCGCGGGGCCTGGAAGTCGCGGCCCGCGTGCAGCATGGGCTCGCGGCACAGCGGACAGACAGGCCACCTTGCCTGCGGCAGGACGGACGGGTGCGGATACTGGGCCACATGACGGCAGGGGATGCACGCCCATGAGGTCTTGTAGTTGCTGAATGCGTAGCGGCACATCTCAGGCCGCCGCCTTCTGGAGCCGCGAGCGGACGATCATCTTGAGCGTCTCGGCTGACGCTGTGCGTCCCTGCTCGGTGCACATGACGATGAGGTCGAGCGCCAGCCGGTCGGACAGGTGGAACCACTCGGTCTTGCCGATGCGCTCGGCGGCATACTTGCCGTGGTAGTAGTCCTCGACGCTCCTGCCGCCGCGAACGTTGCATAGTTCGGCAAAGTGCATCTCGCCGCCGCGCCGACCGCTGGGGCGGCTCGTGGTCCCGATCTTGATCTGGAAGTTCTCGCCGAGTCCGAAATAGACGCGCCGGGCATCGAGGATGACGAGTTCGGGGAAAAGGGTTTCGGTCATAGGTCGCGCCTCTCTGCTGGTACAGCCTCCCTCGCGGAGTGCCGTCCTAGCGGCAGTATGGAGTCAGGCAAATGCGCAGGTCAAATGAGCGCTGTGAGCGATAACCGCGACTAACCGCGACTAACCTAGGCCCAGTTGCGTCCAGTTGCGTCCAGTTGCGTCCAGTGCCCATTTCAGTCTCCCGGAGTCTCCCGGAACTCGTTATTGAACTGTTATTGAGCGGCTCGCCGCTAAACGGGCGCAAGCCTCCATTCTCTCGCTGCGCTCTTGAACTTGGAGGCCCCGGTGTCCCATCACGAGTGCGATGTCGGCGGCGTCCCCCGTCCGCACCGTCCCCGGATCCGCCGCTGCTCGTGCGGGGAATGGTTCATCTACGGCCACGGCTGGACGGGCATCGGACTGGCCCGGTGGCGTCCCATGGGCACGTGGTCCATGTGGCTGCACCGCAGGGAGATCGCCAGGATGCCGGGCGGCCTCATCAACTTGGCGCGGGAAGAGCACCCTGGACGTGGTGCTCCGCAACGACGCCCGGATCAAGGGCTTCTCCGCGGAGTCGCCTGATCGTATCCGCGGCCACCGGCTCGCCGGGGCATGGTTCGATGACGCCGAACTGCTGCGGGACTACTCGTTCTACAGCTGCGGGCTCCTGCCCGCCCTGAGGGCGGGATCATGCCGCCTGCTGGTCACGGCCACCGTCCCTGAACGTCCCCGCCTGATCGCCGAGATCGAGGCACGGGCCATGGCCGGGGAGAGCGGCGTCGGCTTCATGGGGGCGTGGCGCTCTCGTTGCTAGCCGTCTTCCTCCTGGGCGTCATCACCGGCCTGGTCGCGCACGCCGCGCTGACGAAGAAATGAGGGCCGCTTGCCCCTGACCCGCGCTGAGAAAGCCGACGCGCAGGCCGTCTTCCGCGGCGAGGTCCCCGGCAAGGAACCCTGCCAGTGGTGCGGCGGCATCCACGTCCGCGCGATCGTCCTCCCCAAGCTCCCCGAAGCCCTGCGGCCCGGCGAGGTCCACGAGGCCCGCTGCCCCCGGATCAGGCGCCTGGAGTTCCACCCCAACGGGAACCTCGTCGCGGTGGAGTTCTGGAAGGAATGGGACGAGAGCGCCGTGATCTGGCCTGAAGACGCGTTCGACCCGGAGGAGGCGGCGGGCAGTGGATGACGCCCCTCCCGACGCCCCGGACCAGCCTCACGCCCCCTTCGCCCCCGAGGACGGCTACTACGCCGCCATCGTGTCCGAGTACGCGGGCCTCCAGCGCGGCGGCGCCGACCCCGTGAGCGCCGCCCTGATCACCGCCGCTCACCTGCTGCTCCTCGGAATGGCCAACGGGGCGGCAGCCGACCGGGCCGGCACGGAAGAGATCACCTGAGGGGAGTGGTCTCGTGAGCCGCACCTCCGGCGCTCTCGCCGCCCTCAAGGCCGTTCCCGGCGGTGCCCGGTACACCCCGGCCCCCCAGTCCGGCGGGTGGGGCGCGATCAGCCCGGTAGCGGCCAACGCCCAGTTCGGCAACCCGTACGCGGCGCAGTACGGCTACGGCCCGTTCCTGCCGCGGCCCTCCAGGACGTTCACCGACGGCGCGTTCGGGCCGATGGCACCGATCCAGCCCGCGCCCGTCGACGAGCCGCCACCCGGCGGCCAGTTCCCCGACCCCCGCTGGTGGCAGTACCCCGTCGGCTGGAACCTGCCCACCCAGCCCGGTGCCGAAGGCCTGAAACTGGCGTCCTTCCAGCAGCTTTACACGCTGGCCAGCAAGTACAGCGTGGCACGGGCCTGCATCGAGCTCCGCAAGGAGGAGATCCGCAGCCTGGAATGGGAGATCCAGCTCACCACCCAGGCCGCCAAGGCATACCAGGGCGATGCCAAGGCCATGCGGGACTTCGGGGAACGCGCCGCTGAGGCGACGAGGTTCTTCAGGAACCCGGACCCGGACTTCTGGAACTTCGGCAGCTTCATCGATGCCGTCCTCGAAGAGATCTTCGTGTACGACGCGCTCGCGCTGGTGTTCCGGCCCAAGTACGGGAAGGGACTCGGCCGGGGGCTGCTCGGCTCCGACCTGGACTCCATCCGCCTGGTTTCAGGTCCGACCGTGAGACCTTTGCTCGACATGCACGGCGGCAGGCCCCGCCCCCCGGCGCCGGCTTACCAGCAGTTCCTGTTCGGGGTTCCCCGCAGCGACTACCAGGCCATCATCGCGGGCACGGACATCGACGACTACGGCCTCGCCGGGGCTGAGGTCAACACTTTCCGCGCGGACACGATGCTGTACGCGCCGCTGCTGGCACGCCGGGAAAGCCCCTACGGCTTCCCTCCCGTGGAACGGGCCCTCCTGCCGATCATCTCCGGGCTGCAGAAGCAGGAGTTCCAGCTCAGCTACTTCACCGAGGGCACCGTCCCGGCGGTGTACATCTCGCCGGGCGACGCGAACATGACCCCGACGCAGATCCGCGAGCTCCAGGACGCCCTGAACGGGGTAGCCTCGGACCCGGCCTACCACCTGAAGGTCATCGTCCTGCCGCCGGGCAGCAAGGTTGACCCGCAGCGGCCTGTGGACCTGTCGGACGGCTTCGACCTGCTCGTTCAGACGCAGGTCGCCATGGAGTTCGACGTGATGCCCGATGAGATCGGCCTCCTGCCGAACATCGCCGGGGCGGGCCCGTCCGCCGGCGCGTCCTCGTCGGGGGTGCGGCTGGGCTCGGCGGCGGCACGGAACATCAAGGACCGCAAGTCGTCCAAGCCTCTGCTGATGATGCTGTGCGACATCGCGGACTACGCCTTGCAGGGGATCTGCGGGCAGCAGGACATGCAGTTCCGGTTCGAGGGGCTGCAGGCCGAGGACGACAAGCAGGCCCTCGTGGACCGGGGCGTGCAGGGCATCCAGAACGGCCTGTACTCCATCGACGAGGTGCGCGGCTGGCTGGACCTGCCCCCGTGGGGACTCCCGGAGACATCGGAGCCGGTGGTGTTCACCGCGCAGGGCCCGGTGCCGTTCAGCATGGCCCCGGAGCTGATCCGCGCCGCGATCACGGGGAGTACGCCGCCGGGGCAAGGGACGAACTCGGGGCAGCGGTCGCCGTCGTCGCGGTCGAGGACGAGCCAGCCGAGCGTGCGGCGCGGCGGCCAGACCAAGCCGAACGGCAGTCACCCCGCGCCGGTAGCGGACCACCGGGAGGCCCCGCTCACGCCGGGGCACGCCGCCGCGGCCGGGGCCATCCAGTCCCCGACGCCCCGCACGGGCGGCACGACAAGCCGCTCGAGCGTGGCGGGGTCACGGAAGAAGGCTGTCGACGCGGAACTCGGCGCCCTCGCCCGGCACCTGCGCAAGGGCCGGCTCATCTCCACGTGGGTCGCCGAGCACATCCCGGAACGGGCACTGGGGATGATCGCCGAGGACATCGCCAAGGGCGTGCTCATCGACACGGCGGTGGAACGAGCCGGGGATGTCTGCCTGAAGGATGATTGGGCGCATGGTTCATCCCGCGACAGCGCTCATGATCCCGATAGCGGTACTTGGGTCTCAGGCGCTGATCCTGCTGGTGCGGCTTGGCTTGTGGCTGCTGAAGAGGCGCAGGTCCACAAGGCGAGCGTTACGCACTGGCCCGGCTGGGAGCGGGACCTCGGCCTCGTCGGCGCCTACAAGAACCTCATCGGGCAGGCTTTCCATGACGCTGAGGCTAGAGGCTCAGCGTTGCGCAGGAAAGCCGCCACGGGGGCCATGTTCGTCTCCAACGGCACCTTGCGGGACCTGATCTCCGGTGAGGTGCGGGACGTGTTCAGCACCGTCCTCACGCCCATGTGGACTGAGGCGTGGCACCTCGGCTACACCGCAGCGAAATCCCTCGTCACCGGGGAACCTGCCGACTTCGCGGCCAGGACGGACTCCGATCACCTGCGCGGATTCATCGGCAGCGAGGAGGAGCACTGGCTCGGGCAGATCTCCCGCACCGGGCTGGGGAACAACTCCGCGCGGTCAGAAATGATCGCCCGGACCGAGGTCGCGCGGGCCATCAACTCGGCGGCGATCCAGTGCTACCGGGATCACGGGGTGCAGTACAAGCACCTGCTCCTGTCGCCGGGAGCGTGTGACATCTGCGAGGATGTGGCGGACGACGGGGATATTGCCCTGGACGCCCCGTTCTCAAACGGCGGCGTGCTGGGCCTCCAGCATCCGGGCTGCAGGTGCGTGCCCGCAGCGGCCGGGATCAACGTCGAGCCGCCCCTAGCGGACCTCGGCAAGTCGGCAGCCGCCGAGGACGACTCGCGCCTGTGCTGGCTGCTGCTGCGCGCCCGCGACGAGGACGGCAAGTACAGGTTCCTGCTGCAGCAGCGCCCCGACGGCACGTGGGGGATGCCCGGCGGCAAGCCCCACGTAGGCGAGGACTCGTGGGCCGGGGCTCTGCGGGAGACAGCCGAGGAGATCGGGCAGTTCCCCGCGCCCCGGATCGCCGGCACGTTCCACCACGTGGAGGACGACGGCACGACGCGGGTGTACCTGTGGCTGTGCGACGTCCCGTACTTCCATCCGGCGCTGGACGGGTCCACCCCGGAGGAAACCCGGGGGGCGGCCTGGTTCCGCCGCAAGGAGATCGCCGGCCTGGACCTGGCCCCGAAGTTCCGCGATGACTGGGAGCACGGGATCAGCCTGCGGGAGCACGTCACCAAGGCGCTCCAGCGGATGGTGAACGAGAACGGGGAGGAACTGGTCCTCACGGACGCCTCACAGCGCCTCCAGGCGGTCGGCAGCCGCTGGCCATATCCGCACCGGGCCGACGGGACGGAATGGCCTGACGCCGGCCCTGGGGCCGTTCCCGGAGCATCTGCGGGTGATGAGCCCCCCGGCCATATAAACGACATGGCCGCGCCGGAACCCCACGGCCCCGTAGAGCCGCGCGGCGGCGATGACGGGAAGTACCCGCGCAGGCGGGTGAGGAACCGGCCCGCGTCCCGGTTCCCGGACCAGGGCGGCCAGGATGATGAGGCGTGGCCGCAGCCGCAGGCCACGCTCACGCCCGGCATGACCACTGTCGGGGCACCCAAGAGCGGCGGGAACGACTCCGGCCATCCTGTCGTCGGTGCCTATCAGCCACAGCCGCTGAAGCCCATGAAGCCTCACGCGGTCGAGCCTGAGACGGTCGATCCTGCTGATGAGGTCGAGCGGTGGTCACCGGGCGATGACTCGGATGTCGCCCCGGCAGTCAAGGGCGCGCAGCACGTCACAGACGCGAACCCGGTCGAGTGGCGGCATGTGTATGCCCAGCTGGAAGCCAACTTCCCGGACTCGGCGCTGGAATGGGTGAAGCACTCGACGTGGGTCGGCCCGGTGAACGTGCCGTGGTCCCGCATTGATGATGATGACATCGGTTCGTGGGCTGCGAGTCACCAGCCCGAGGCAGTGACCCGGTTCGCCCGTGAGATCGCCAGGGGCGGTGCGCATACCAACCCGTCCATCCTGTTCCACCAGGCGAACCACTCCGACGGCCGGGAGAAGATCGCCGACGGCCATCACCGGGCCATGGCCCGGCATTTCAAGCTCGGCAAGCCGGTCCTCGCCTACGTGGGCACGGTCCCGGCGCGGTGGATGCCGCGGGCGCTCGAGACGCACAGCAGTCAATTGCATTCGGGCGAGGACCCCGCCAACAAGTCCGCGCAGACCCCCGTCGTCAGCACCGTGCACCACCCGCTCGGCAGCGAAGGATTGTGGCACACCCCGTCCAAGAAGGTGCCCGAGCTGCAGCAATTGCCGGCCTACGTGCAGAACACGGCACGGGCGCTCATGCGCGATCAGGGCATGGAGGAGTCGCAGGCCATCGCCACGGCGGTCAACGCGGTCAAGGAGTGGGCCGCCGGGCACGCCTTCGGCGGGAAGGTCCCCGTCACGCCAGAAGTCCAGCAGGCAGCGCAGCGCGCCTTGGATGAGTGGGAGCACCTGAAGGAGACGCACCACCCGTGACGATGATGGATGAGTACAACCGGCTGTACCGCGAACGCCAGGAGAACCCGTACAGGCCTGAGAACGACAACGACAAGGCTCCTGACTACCTCAAGGAACTGTTCGGCAAGAGGGTCAAGGTCTCGAGCGCCAAGGATTCCTCGCGCTGGTTCGGCTGGCTCGCCGGCTACTTCGAGCGCCCGGTCATCGTCGTCGCCAACAGCAGCGGCAGCAGGAATCACGGTGGCCTGTTCTCCTCGGGGACGATCCTTCCCGCGAGTTACCCGGTCGAGGAGTACGTGCCGCCGGCCCCAAGATCGTGCCCTACCTGCGGCCATACGGAACCGCTGATCGGAACTGACCCGATCATCTGGTGAGAATCCTTCACCTGTAGGTGATCCCCTCGAACTCCTCCGGCGCTGTCGCCTCGGTCCTGATGTGCAGGTTCCACCTCGGGTGAGCGGTGAACGACAACCGCAGCGAGGAGACTGCCTGCGTCAGCGGGACGAAGATTCCCCCGGCGGAGAACCTGCCCTTGCTCTGCCGCATCGTCATCCCGTCGCTCATCTGGAAGTCCTGCGGCTCTTTCGCCTGGTACTCGCGGATGCGGCCGTCGGCGTACTCGACGCGGATGAACACGCGGGCCACGGTGTCGTCCTCGTACCGCATCTCTGCCGCGGCCGGGGCCTTGACGATCTCGCCGGAGACCGGCTCTAGTTCGCTCATCCGCCCATGATGGCAGGAGGCTCGTGAAGCTCGCCGAGTTCAAGGCCCTCTGCGACCGGGAATGGGCGAAGGATCGCCACGGCGACGTGCAGGCGCTGCACCTGACCGACCGCAGCCTCCTGGAGTTCAGTACCGAGATACTCCTCGCAGGCGCCGAGGATCAGCCCTTCCTGTTCCCCCTGATCCCGCTCGTTGGCACCGAGGATATCCCGGGCATCCGTGCTGGCAAGGTCTTCAGCAAGGTCCTGAACCCGATCACTCGCAGCGTGGTCAGCATTTCAGGCGGCTCCGACCAGGATCTAGCCGAGGTCTACTCGGCACCGGACGGGCTGACCGAAGTCGCCATCCCTCCCGATCCTGCCGTGAAGCTGGCCGACTTGAGTTCCCTCGCCCGCTGCCAGCGCAAGAACGCAGAGGATCTCCGCGAGGCGATCACCGCCGCACGGGACGCGGGCGCCACCTGGGCGCAGATCGGCCAAGCTCTGGACATGCCGCGCGAGACGGCATTCCGCCAGCACCGGGCGGGCTCGCCCATCGTGGTCGTGAAGGCGTACCAGTCCAAGCCGCGCCCGTGACGCGCCGCCAGCCCGACAAGGCCGTCAAAGCGGTCCTCGCCGGGACCTGGCGCACCCCACCAGCCGGACAGAACGCGCAGGACGCCCAGAAACTCCTGGCCTCCATCGCTGATGCCCTGAACGCCTGCGACCGGGCCGGGTTCACCGTGAAGCTCGCCCACGGGGCCGTGATCACCAGGGCCGGTTATGTCCTCCCGGTGTACCCGGATCCGGGGGAACGGTACGCAGTACGGACGATGGCGCTGACAGAGTTCCCGGTAGCTGGCGAGGACGAAGACTAAGGCTCAGCCAGAACAAAGGATGTTCCTTCCGCCGTCATCCCGGCCGGGATCTCCAGCACGTCCATCACCAGACGTGACCCTGAAGGCGCCTGCGCCACGATGCCGCCCTCGTCGGCGAATCTCAGGACTAGGCCAGCCGGGTTAAGCGCCCGGTACTCGCGCACAGACCCGTCAGCATGCTCAGCGCGGATCACCACGCGCGTTATGACGCTCATTTCCTCATCGTGGCACGCCTGAGCGGCGGTCACCTGTCACGAATCCCCAGAGATCGGAGCCGTGTGGCCGCAACTCTCACCGATGAACTGACCAGGGTCTCGGTCGCGGACATCGAGAAATGGGAGGAAGCGGACGGCACCGTCTACGTCTACGGCCGCTGCACGACACCCGAGATCGACACCGATGACCAGCGGGTTTCCGCCGAGTGGAGCGGGCCGGCGCTCAAGGAGTGGATGGCCACCGCCCCGACAGTCCGCGTACAGCACAACCCGCAGCGTGACCCGGCCGGCTCCGGGGTCAAGGTCGACGTCAACCGCGACGGCGACGGCGCCCACTGGCTGAAGGCCGCCGTGGACGAGCCGGTCGCCCAGCGTCTGGTGAAGAAGGGCCACCTGCGGGCGTTCAGCGTCGGCATCGCCCGCCCCGTCATCGAACGGGACGTCACCGGGAAGGCGCGCGGCGGGATCATCAGCGGCGGCAAGATCGTCGAGGTCTCCCTGGTGGATTCCCCGGCGAACCGGTCGTGCTTCCTGGAGATCGCCAAGTCCGCTGCGGACGGCACCTGCGAGTTCACCGGCAAGGTCTATGGCGACGATGAGGTTATCCGGAAGGCCATCGGCGGGGACCTGCTCGCCAAGGCCGTCGCCCCCGCAAGCCTGGACACGTGGTCGCCCCCCGCAGACCTGAGCATCACCTTTACCCCGGCGGACATGGCGAAGCTGTTCCAGGGCAAGATCATCGAGCAGCACTACGACGACCTCGCCCTCAAGGCGGTCATCGAGGCCGAGGCGGCCGTCTACAAGCGGGACATCGACACCGCGACCCGCCGCCGGCTCAGGGCTGAGGGGAACGCGCTCCCGAACCTGTCCTACCCGATCGAGAACGCCGGGGACCTGGACAACGCCGCCCGCCTGGCGCGTTCGGGTCACGGTGACGTCGCGGCTGCGCGCCGCCTTATCGCCCGCAGGGCAAGGGAGCTGGGTGTGGCCAATCCGCTCGATGAGGGCGATGCCGAGAAGGCCATCAGCGAGGAGGAGGCGGTGGCCAAGGCCCTGACGGCGCTGGACGCCTTCGCCGGGGCCGGCAGCAAGGAAGAAGCGGTAGCCGCCCTGGAGGCTGTCGCTGCGGCGGTGAAGGAAGCCGAGCCTGAGATCACCAAGGACCCGGAGCCCGAGGCCAAGGACAAGCCCAAGCCTGTCAAGAAGGCGAAGAAGAAGCCGAAGAAGCTGCCCCCGTGGCTGAACAAGCCCAAGGACGGCGACGGCGACGGCGACTCGGATGACGACGGGGCGTGCAAGCAGGACCACGCCCACACGGAGAAGTGCCACACCACCCCGGCTGAGGCTGCCGGGGTCTCCGGCTCCCACCCGATGCAGGCCGCCCCCGTCCCCGAGCTCCAGGAGACCCCGCCGGTCGCGGCGATGAAAGCCGGCCCCACCCCCGCCTCCGCCGGCCACGTCTCCGACGCCGCCCCGATGACCCCGGTCGCCGCCCACCGTGAGCCCGACGGCGCCCTCAACGACCCGATGGAGGCCGATGCGGGCCTGTCCGACGGCGACTCCGAGAAGCCGACCAGGCTGGAAGCGCCGATGATGAAGGGCCAGCCTGAGGTGTCCGCGATGCTGCGGTTCAAGGCCGCCGGCATCGACCCGGACCTGGGCCGCCTCCACGACCTGACCTGCCCCGCCTACCACCCGGACGAGGTGGCCAAGTACCACCCGTTCGCGGACTTCACGACGCTGATCGACGAGCGGGCGTGGATGCGCAAGGCCCTCGCCGCCGCCTGCGGGCCGGCGGAGGAAGCCAAGGCGATGGCGCAGATGTGGAACTCGGTGACCATCCTGCGCGCGGCTGACCCGGCGATGCTGAACGACTTCCGCCTGCAGGCGCATAAGGCGTTCCGCGACGCGAACCCGGGCCCGTCCACGTACCCGGCGCCGGGGTCCATGTCGCCGCAGCGGTATAACCGGCCGCTGGTGACCGACGGGCATGAGGCCAGTTCCCCCGGCCACTCCGGACCCGGCACCTCCCCGGAAGTGGCAGGTTCCGCACCGAACGCGCACTCGTTCGACCGGCCCCCGCTCGCCGCGGGCCACCAGTCACCGTCCCCGTCCCACATGAAGCAGGGCGGCGGCGAATACCCCGCCATGCAAGGCCAGCCCGTCCAGCTGTCCTACGCCCACATGGAGAAGGACCAGGCCCGCATGGCGCTGGTCCGGGTCCACGACCAGCTCGGCCGCCAGTTCCCCGAAGTCTGCCCCCTCGACACGCCCACGTCCCGGCCGCTGCGCGCCCAGCAGCCCGAGGGCCACCCGGTCCCGGCCATCGCGGGCATCGGGAAGACCGCCGCGATCCTGCCTGTGCCCGTGGATGAGCCCGCCCCCGTCGCCGTCGTCAAGGCCCAGCCTGAGTCGGACGGCCAGTTCATGGACGCCGACGTCTACAAGGGCTTCAAGAAGATGCGCAAGAAGCTCGGCAAGAAGGTCCTGTCCGGGAAGATGACCGTGGATGAGGCCCGCTCCAGGATGGGCCGCCAGTTCGCCCAGAAGGGCGCGGAGCCGCAGGAGCCGGTGCAGAAGGGCTTCCTGCCCAGGCCGCGCGAGGGCTGGACCGGGTTCGAGGGGGGCACTGACCCGAACGGCGTCCCGCGGGTCCCGGTGGACAGCCCGCTCCTGACCCCCGACCTGATCAAGGCCGCTGTCGCCGAAGCCCTCCGCGCGGAGTCCGTCCCGCTGGAGCCCGCCACGGTCGCGTCCTTCGACCCGTCACCCGCCATCGAGGCTGCGGTGACCAAGGCCACCTCGGAACTGAAGGACCTGCTCGTCAAGCAGCAGGCCACCTTCGAGACCAAGCTTGCTGAGCAGCAGAAGGTGATCGACGCCATCGCTGACCAGCCCGACCCGTCCACGGCCGCTTTCAGCGGCCTGGCATTCCGTCCCGCCATGACCAAGGCGGCACGCCCGGCGGGCGTGACCGAGATAGCCGAGAGCCATGCGGCGCAGGCCCGGCTCCTGGTCCGGCAGGAACTCGAGAACACCTACTACAACCACAGCACCCCGGCTGTCCGCGAAGCGGCGGCACAGGCCATCGCGCGGCTGGGCAGCGGGAGGCAGGACATGACTTAGTTAGGAGAACGTGTGGCAGCAATCCTCAGCGATGAGGAAGTCGCCGCCCCCGCGATGGGAGCGGGAGGGGCACCCAGGGTCAGCCAGATCGAGCCGTCCGGCCGGAACCTGGCAGAGAAGGCCGCCGGCGTTGCCGCCGGCCTGGTCAAGGGCGCCGGGCAGGTCCGCGGCAAGCGCGGCGCGACCGGCTACAACCTGGACGAAACCCAGCACGGCGCTGAGATCTTCACCAAGGCCCACGACACCATCACCCTCGGCAAGGCGGCTGCGATCGCCGGCTGGAACGACGGTGATGGCGTCGCGGATACTTTCAACCGGGACTTCGCGTCCCACCGGGAGTTCATCGCCCGGACCGGCGGCGTGTCGCGTCTGAAGCAGGACGCGATGGTCCGCAAGGCGTTCACCGCCACCAACCAGGGCCTCGCGGGCGTCCCGTACGGCCTGGTCCCGTTCGACCTGCTCGCCCCGAGCAGGCTGATCTACCCGGTTTACACGTTGTTCCGCAACAAGTTCCCCCGCCCGGCCGGGCAGGGTGCCAGCCGCCAGGTCTACGGCCTGCTCGGCATCTCCGGCTCCCAGACCGGCGGCCAGGGCGTCATCGACATCTCCATCCCCGAGCTCGTCAAGACGTCCAGCAACACCATCAGCGGCTCGTCCGCGAACTGGCCGATCAACCTCCCTCAGACTGGCTCCCAGACCGAGTACAAGCTCAACGTGCCCTACCGGTTCTTCGGCCTCACTGAATCCCTTTCCTGGCTGGCCCAGTTCGAGGGTCAGGGCTTCGAGGACATCTCGGCCCTGGCAAACCTCGTGCTGCTCCAGGAGATGATGCTGGGCGAGGAATACCAGATGATCGCGGGTTCCTCGCAGAACCTGCCGGCCCCCGCAGCCCCGACCCTGACCCTGCGCACCGCGGGCTCCAACGAGACGGCGCTGGGCACCACGACCGGTTCCACCTACGTGAAGATCACCGCCCTGAACTACTTCGGGGAGACCACGGCGAGCGCCTCCGCGAACGTGGCGAACGCGGCGTCCTCGGTGATCGACGTGACGTGGGCCGGAGTTCCCGGAGCGCAGCAGTACAACATCTACGTCGGGTCCGCGAGCACCGCCAACCAGCAGTACATCCATGCGGGCACGACAGTCCAGTCCGGTGTGGCCTACGCCGGGAAGCAGACCGCCAACGCGGTCGGCGGGGTCAAGTTCACCATCCAGGGAGCCCAGGCCACCTCCGCGCAGCAGGCGTACCCGACCGCAGACACCGGGACGGGCGGGAACAACCGGATGGAAGGCCTCATCCCCACCCTGTCGGGCCTGTCCTCAACGGGTTCCGGGCCGTACGCGAACGTCGGCTTCGAGTCGTCGGGCGTCTGGCAGGGCGGCTACATCAACCAGTCCGTCGGCACCCACCTGTCAACCAACGCCATCTTCACGGCGCTCGACGCGCTGTGGGAGAACAACGGGCTGAACAACGTCACGCCGGGCGTGTACAAGGCGGACCCGTCCGAGATCGTCGCCGACGGCGGCGACCTGATGCGGCTCGCCAACGACATGCTCACCCAGGGGGCAGGCCTCAACTATCTGCTCAACATCCAGCAGAACGAGATCTCCGGCATCAGGGCGGGCGCCGCAGTCGCGGAGTTCGTCAACCCGGTCACCAGGAGCACCGTGAAGCTCACGGTGCATCCCTGGATGAGCCAGGGCACCGCGCTGCTCATGAGCTACCAGCTGCCTCAAACCTGGTCGCACGTGGACAACGCCTGGGAGATGACCTGCGTCCAGGACTACGTGAGCGTCGCGTGGCCCGTCATCGACGCCAGCTTCAGGTACAGCATCTTCCTCCTCGGGACCCTGGTGGCTCACGCCCCGTTCTACTCGGGCATCCTCCAGGGACTCCAGGTCTCCGACGTCACGCCTTACTCGTGACGATCAGCCACCAGTCCGACTGCTCGTAGCACCCAAGGAAGGCCCGGATGCGCGCTGTCCGGGCCTTCCTGCCCTACCTGCCCTACCTGCACCTGCATCCGGGCTTGACGTGGACCATCGAACCGCTAGGCGTCTTGTAGCAGCGAGAGGACGGCTGGATCCGGTTGCGGAACGGCGTCCACGGCTCGGGCTTGTGCCTCGGCGCGCTGTCTATCCGGTCACCGAGTACCAAGTCCCACGTCCGCCGCGTGGCGCCGATGCCCTGGCCGCACTCGCCGCAGGTTTCCTCTTCCTCGCCTGCCGTCCAGATGGTGCCGCAGTCCGGGCAGGTCCACGACTCGCCAGTGGCCAGTTCCGGGCGCTTGGTGCAGCGGTGCCGGGTGACTACCTCGTCGCAGGTCTTGCAGCCGGTCAGGTTTCCCGGCCACAGCCGGTAACTCTTGGCCCGGCCGCATTCCTCGCAGAAGTACCCGGCGGCGAGGTCGCCGAGGAAGATGCCGTGCTCGCTCACCAGCGGTACTCCTCATCCGGCGGGGCCGGCACTTCCGCTACGGCCTTCTTGATCGCCATGATGTGCTCGCGGAGCAGCGCCGCCTCAGCCTCGGCTTTCCCTGCGCGGACAAGGGCAGCTTCCAGCTTCGCGGTCAGTTCGGTGTCGGCCCTGGCCTTCCTCGCTGCCTCGACCTCGCGGATGACGTTGCCGGGCAGGCCGCAGGACGGGCAGGCCGCCCGGACCCCTTCCATCGCGTCGTAGACGCCCGACAGCCATGCCTTGCAGGCCGGGCACTCGGCTTTCATGCTCATGCCCCGATGATGCCACCAGGAAGGCGGACGCCATGCCAGCCACGGCAACCGTAGAGGTCAGGGTCGCGGATGCCAAGCCTGTCGCGGCGCTGCTCGATGCCGTGGCGCAGGCCGTAGCCGAGTTCGTCAAGCTCGGCAGCGAGGAGAAAGCGGCGCTCCCGGAACCCGCGCGGGCCGGGATCGGCATCCTGCTTGCTGCTGCCAGGGACTTCACCCCTCACAACTGAATACGGCGGCGCGAGCCGCGCCCCCTTCTCACCCATTCACCGCGTACCAGAGAAAGGTCCCGTGTGGCTCTTGCAACCGGCTCCCTCACGACCACCGCCGTCGCCGCTGGCGGCACCGCCGCCATCTACACCGTCTCGACCACCGTGTACTCCCGTGACCTGGTGATCATGAACCAGTCCACGGCCGCGTCGAACTCGACCGCGTTCACAATGTTCATCGGCACCGGGGCGAGCTCGGTGTCGACGGGCACCGGCCTCCCGGTGCCGCCCGGCGGGCAGGTCACCATCCAGGGGCAGTGCGGCGGCGGCGCATTCGGCTCCAGCAACAACATCATCTACGCCTCCGCCGCGTCGGCGGTCACCGCCGTCGTCGGCCTCGGCTCCGTCGTCTCGGTCATCTAGCGGTCCCTACGCGACCAGGAAGGGGGCCCTGTGCCTTCGGTCAACACGACGCCGCTGCCGTCGCAGGTTTTCGTGGCGAACACCACCGCCGGGGTGACCTCGGTGGTGAACCTGCAGAACCAGGGGCCGCAGACCATGTTCGTCGGCCTGGCGGCGTGCACCCCGAACACGGGGCTGCCGCTCGGGCCCGGGGAGCGGATCCGGCTGAACAACGTCACCAAGTCGCTGTACGCCTGCTCCAACTGGGTGGCGGGCACCGCGGCGGCCACCCTGTCGACGTCGGCGTCGGCGACGGTGGGCACCACGTCGTTCACCGTGGCGGCCGGGGGGATGCCGAACATCCCCGTCGGCACCTATTTCACGATCGGCGCGGGGACCGGGCAGGAGGTCCTGAATGTGGCCACGTCGGCGTCGACGACGACGATCACGACGACGACCGGGTGCCTGTTCGAGCATTACGCCTCGGAGGTGCTGAACTCGGTGACGTGGACGCCGGCGCCGCTGAACGTGCAGCGGGGCACGTCGCTGCCGGCGCAGATCGGCGGGGCCCTGGCCCCGTCAGGGCAGTAAGGGACGGGCGCGCGCTCGAGGGCGCTCCGGGGAAAGGGTGAATTGACCGCAACGCTGATCACCGGCGGCGCCGGGTTCCTCGGCGCCGCCGTGGCCCGCCGCCTCGCCGCGGAAGGCCGCGAAGTCACGGTCCTGGACGACATGTCCCGGGGCCGGCCGGGACGCCTCGCGGGAACCGGGTGCCGGGTCGCGTACGGGGACGTGCGGGACGCCGGCGCGGTCCGGCGGGCCATGCAAGGCTGCGGGCGGGTCGTCCACATGGCCGCGGTGAACGGCACCGCCACGTTCTACGCCGAGCCGCGGCACGTCCTGGACGTGGCCCTGAACGGCATCCTGAACGTCCTGGACGCCTGCGAGCGGACCGGGTGCGGGGACCTGCTGCTCGTGTCGTCCTCCGAGGTGTACCAGTCCCCCCCGGTCGTCCCGGCGCCGGAGACGGTGCCGCTGTCGGTGCCGGACCCGCTGAACCCCCGGTACTCCTACGGCGGCGGGAAGATCGCCTCCGAGCTCGCCGCGCTGGCATGGCAGCGGACCGGGGTCCTGGACCGGCTGGTCATCGCCCGCGTGCACAACGCCTACGGCCCGGACGCCGGCTGGAAGCACGTCATCCCCGAGCTGGCCGCCCGGATGGCCCGGCTGGCCGTAGAGCATCCGTCCGGGCCGGTGCCGTTCCCCGTCCAGGGGAGCGGGGAGGAGACCCGCGCGTTCTGCCACGTCAGCGACTGCACTGCCGCGTTCATGCTGCTGCTCGGCGAGGGCACGCCGGGCGGCATCTACAACGTCGGCAGCGACGAGGAAGTGACGATCGCGCATCTCGCCGCCCTGATCGGGGGGCACTACGGCCGTGAGGTGAAGATCATCCCGGGGGTGCTGGCGAAGGGTTCCCCGCCGCGGCGGTGCCCGGACATCTCGAAACTGCGGGCCCTCGGCTACGAGCCGGGGATCCCGCTGGCGCAGGGCCTCGGCCCGGTCCTGGACTGGTACCGGGATCACCCGCAGCCCGGGACGCGGGACCGTGCCGCCTAGCCGGATCCTGGTCACCGGGGCCAGCCGCGGCGGCATCGGCGGGGCGATCTGCCGCAGGCTCGCCGCCGATGCGGTCACCCGCCACGGCGCCGCGGCGATCACGGTCACGGCGTCACGCGGCGGCCCGGACCTGAAGCTCCTCGCCGCGGAACTGGAAGACTCCGGCGCGTCGGTGCTCACCGTGGCCGGGGACCTGTCGGACCCGGATTTCCCCGCTGATCTGGTGACGGAAGCCGCCCGGCACGGGGGAGGCCTGGACGCGGTGGTCAGCAACGCGGGCCGGTCCCAGCACGGCCCGCTCGCCGGCCTGCGCCCTGCGGAGTGGGATCACGCACTGGCCGTCCACGCCCGCGCCGCATGGCTGCTCGCCAGGGCCGCGTTCGGCCACCTGGAGGAGTCCCGCGGGTCGTTCACCGCCACCGGCTCAGTGTCCGGGACCGTCCCGCATGCCGGCCGGGGCGCGTATGCGGTGGCGAAAGCCGCGCTGATCGCCCTCTGCCAGCAGCTCGCCCTCGAATGGGCACCCTCGGGGGTGCGGGTGAACGTGGTCTCCCCGGGGCTGGTCAGCACCCTGGCGAAACCGAAGCCGTACGCGGCGGGGATCGTCCCGGCGGGACGCGCCGGGCTGCCGGAGGACATCGCCGCGGCGGTCGCGTTCCTGGCATCCCCGGAAGCCTCCTACATCACCGGGCAGAACCTGGTCATCGACGGCGGCCTCGCAGCGGCGGGCCTCGGGGCCGCCCTGGAAAGCGGCCGGCGTGGCTGAGGCCGCCGGGGTAACCCGGTGCGGGTCATGCGGGGATAGCCGGCTGAGCCCGGTCCTGGACCTGGGCGTGCAGCCGCTGGCCGAGCGGGACAGCGGGGAACGGTACCCGCTGCGGCTGATCCAGTGCGCGAACTGCACCCTCGTGCAGCTGTCGCACATCCCGGATCAGCGGGAAGTGTTCCCCCCGGACCACCCGTACACCACCGGGACCACGCGGGCGATGCGGGAGCACTTCGCCGCGCTCGCCGCCAGGCTGAACAGCAGCCTCAAGTTCGGTGATCTCATCGTGGACATCGGCGCCAACGACGGGACACTGCTGGCCGCCTGCGGTGAGAAAGCCCGGTGCGTGGCGGTCGAGCCCACTGACCAGGCCGCCAAATGCCGGGCCCAGGGTTTCCGTACCTGGCAGCAGTTTTTCACCGCCAGCACTGCCCGCGACATCCTGCACGTCTGCGGCCCCGCGAAGGTCATCACTGCCTGCAACGTGTTCGCCCATGTCCCGGACCCTCACGACTTCCTGGAGGGCGTCCTGGCCCTGCTGGGGGATGACGGCACCCTGATCATCGAGACGCACGACTGGGCAAGCCTCGCCAACGGGCTCCAGGTCGACACCGTGTACCACGAGCACGCCCGTTTCTACTCTGTTGCCAGCCTGTCTTACCTGCTGGCCCGGCATGGCCTACTGGTGCGGGAGGCCGTGCCGATCCCGGTCCATGGCGGCTCGTTCCGGGCGTTCGCCGTCCGCGAGCAGCAGCACCTGCAGGCCCGCGCGGCGAAGGCAGCCGACCACCTGTACGCCCTCATCCGTCACGCCGCAGCCGAAGGACCCGTCTACGGCATCGGCGCAACCACCAGGGCAACACCGCTGATCCACTACGCGGGCATCAAGGCGCACATCGCCTGCGTCTGCGAGGTCCCCGGCAGCGAGAAGACCGGGCAGAACATCCCCGGCACCTCGATCCCCGTCGTGGACGAGGCGAAGCTGATCGCAGACCAGCCGCCGCACGCGCTGCTGCTGTCCTGGCACCTGGCGGACAGCATCGTCCCCTCGCTGCGGGCCAAGGGCTACCAGGGCCGTTTCATCGTGCCGCTGCCGGAGGCGAGGTTCCTGGATGCCTGACCGATTCGAGGACGCTAGGGGCCATATTCAGGACCTCCTGGGGCCCGTCGATGCCGTGACGGAGATCTACACGCGCCAGGGTTCGGTGCGCGGGAACCACGTTCACATGGCCACGACGCAGTACACCTACGTCGCCTGGGGCGAGCTGCTGGCCGCCTGGACCGAGGACGACGGGCCGCACGAGAAGGCCTACGGCCCCGGCTCGCTGATCACCGAGCCGGCCGGCGTCCCCCACGCATGGAAGGCGCTCAAGGACACCCTCGTCCTCGTCTTCACCAGGGGACCGAGATCCGGCGATGCCTACGAATCCGACACTCACCGGCTCGAGGTGCCGATCCTGCGATGACCGACCTGTGCGTCTTCCTCCCCACCCGCAACCGCCCCGCGAAAGCCCGGGAGTGCATCACCTCGTTCCGGGAAACCGTCAAAGGCGACGCGGACCTGATCCTCATACTCGACGACGACGACGGCTCATACGCTGACGGCTTCGAGGACGTCGACAAGATCACCGTCACCCGGGGCACCCTCGTCACGGCCATAAACTCGGCCGCAGCGGTCCTCGCGGGCACCTATGACGCGCTGATGCTCGCCTCAGACGACCTGGTGTTCGTCACCCCCGGGTGGGATGAGATCCTGCTGGCGAAACTCGCAGCGATGGGCGGCACGGGGATCATCGGGTGGGATTCGCGGCGCCGCTACGACCTGCTCGAGCACGTCCTCATGTCCAGCGGCATCGTCAAAGCGCTCGGCTATTTCGCGCTGCCGTGCTGCGGTCACTTTTACGTCGACAACGCCTGGACGGAGCTCGGGAAGCGGGCCGGCCTGCTCGGCTACTGCCCTGATGTCCTCATCGAGCACAGGCACTACTCGGTGACGCCCGGGGTGGAGCATGACGCGACGTACCGGGAGGCGGAGAAGAAGCACGGGGCCGCCGACCTTGCCGCGTTCCAGCAGTGGCGGGCGGAGCAGATAGCCAACGAGGTGTCAGTGCTGCGGAGGAAGTTCTCGCCTGATGTCCGCTGGGTATTGAGCCGCGTCTTATCCCGCCTGCCAGTCCTCCTCCCGGTAGCCGGGCCGGTGCTTGTAGCCGCTGGCGAGCAGGCGGACAGTGCGGCAGATGCCGTACCCGTTGACGCCGCCCCGGCTGGCGTAATGGCAGGTGACGCACCCGTTGACGCCGCCCCGGCTGGCGTAATGGCAGGTGACGCACCCGCAGTCCTTCGGCGGGAACGGGGGGCTGATGATGCTGTACTGCTCGTACAGCGGATTCCGGTCACTGTCGGTCAGGATGTAGTGCTCGTCCAGGATGGCCAGTTCCGCCTCGCACCGGGCAATGGTGTCCTGCGGGTCGTTCAGGGCCATGTGCTGCCCGTTTGCCACCTGCCGGTGCCGGGTCCACGCCACGGTCACGCCTACGAGGTCGACTATGCCGTCGTGGACGGAGTAAAGCTCGTCGTCGGCCGGGTCGTCTCCCTCGAACTCCCACGGGCCGGGCGTAGCCGCCTGCGCTGCCGCCTTGCGCGCCTCGATCTGCGCCCGCAGCCACGCAACAGGCCCTTCTTCCTCGCTGCTCATAGCCCGTCATGCTCTCATACGGAAAGGGGCAGCACATGGCTCTGAATATGGGACAGGCGGCCATAGCCGGCACGGCGATCGCGTTCATCGTCCCTCCCGGCGCCTGCTCTGTCACCGTCTGGTCCGGTGCCGCCACCACCATCTACCTGGGGACGAACAAGGCCGGCCTCACCGCGTCCAACGGGTACGCCGTGAGCACCTACCCGACGGCTTTCGCCGCGTACGGCTCCAGTGCCGGAGCGACCGTGTACGGGCTGAACACCGCAGCGACGACCCTGGCCGTCAACTACATCGTGTCTTCGGAGGCGTAGCCGGATGCCCAGGGTTCAGTTGCCAAATGGTTGTGCCGGCTTCGCCGACGGCGACACGAAGTACATGGCCGTGAACGGCCCCGGAAGCTACGTCAACATCGACGACACCGACCCGGCAGGGCAGAGGGCGCTCGCGAAGCTCCGCGCTCAGGATTACGCCTCAGCCGGGCTGGTCGATGCCGGGCCGGAGAAGTTCTACGTCCGCAAGGGTCCTGAGGGCCGCTGGTGCCCGTCCTGCCCGTCCAACACGATCTGGCACTCATGGACGAAGCACTGCCCGGAATGCGGTGCTGAGACGGTCCCCGAGTCGGAGATGACCTGCGTGAAGCCTGAGGGGCAGTACATGCCCTACGGGCCCGTATACGCCTAACCCAGCGAGAAGGTGAGTCCCATAACGCTCTACGCACGCGGTGATCTCCTCGCCGTCAGTGCCGTCCCCGGCTGCGAAGCGGGCCACGTGCGCCCCGTAGACGAGCGCACCGGCAAGCCCGTCCCCGTCTGGAGCCTGACCTGCGACGCCCACGAGAAGTACTACAGGGGCGACGGGAAGCCGAAGATCCTCAAGTACCAGGTCGACAAGAACACGGGCCGGGTCCTGCGCCAGGAGCGCGTGGCGGACTCCTCGCCGATGTTCTCCAGCACCCCGGACACCGTGCCGCTCACCCCGGATGAGGAGGCCACGAATGCGATCCGCCAGGAGCGGGGCCGGATGCAGATCGAGATGCTCCAGGCTCTCGCGGCGCTCCGCGCGACCGGCATCGAGGTGCCCCCGGAGGCGATGTGGCTGCTGGAGCGGGAGCTTCCCGAGAAGGTGCTCAAGGGCACCGTGGTGTGCGTCAACGGGCATGACGTCCCGGCGGGGAACCAGTTCTGCGGTTCCTGCGGGGCCTCCATGACCACGCGGGCCGCAGTGACGGCCGCGCCCGCGCCTGAGCCTGAGATCGACCTGGCCGTCCTGCACCCGCAGAGCCTGAAGAAGCTCCTCCGCGACCGGGGCCTTCCCGACAAGGGCACCAAGGAGCAGATGATCCGGCGTCTCCGCGAAGCCGCCTAGGAGCCTGTGAGCCGGGGCGCCGGGCTGTGCAAGCGCTGCGGGGGCCCTAAGCGGGGCCGGAGCGGGCGGGTGGCGTGGCCGGTCGCCCAGTGCTCCCAGTGCGGTGATGAGGTCTGCGCCCGGCATTGCATCTGGGACACCGACCGGTACCTGTGCACCAAGTGCGCCAAGGCGGCAGGGATCAAGCCTCCGCCGTGACGGGGAAAGGTGCGCCCCGTTCACCAGCTGTTGTAGAAGCGGATCGTCTTGACCTGCGGGGGGATGGCACGGTCACTCCTGCCGCCTTGCAGGCATTCCAGACTGCCCACATGTCCTGCCATCTTTCATCCGGGGGGACGAACCCGATGACGTGCGTGGACATGCTCACGACTGCTCCTTCCCGATCCGGTCGACAGTGGTACGCGCCAGCCCTGTGGACTGGTGGATCTCCTCGATGCTGATGTCCGCCTCAAGGGCGGCCCGCACTAGCGAGTCACGCTCGGCCTCAAGGCCACGGCGGCGGCGGCCCCAGGAACGGAGCGCGGCCCGCAAGATGGCTGGCTGGTCGGTTGCTTCCATGCAGTAGAGCATACAGCATACGATGCACGGTGCGCTATACTTGAGGCATGAAGACGTGCCTGCTGTGCGCGGAACCGGCCTACGGTCGCGGCTGGTGCAAGAAGCACTACATGAACTGGTACCGGCACGGAGACCCGGCCTTCGTCACGCCCGAGCGCACCCGTGCGACCTGCACCGAATGCGGAGATCCAGCGATCGGACGCGGACTGTGCCGCAAGCATTACCTCCGCTGGTACAAGCACGGCGACCCGTCCGTAGTGCTGGACCGCCACCGCAAGCGCGGTCCTGAGACATGCAGCGAATGCGAACGCCCTGCCGTGTCCTTCGGCTACTGCACCAAGCACTACCGCCGCTTCAAGGTCCACGGCGACCCGTCTGTAGTGGGCAAGGCCGGCAACAACGGCAGCCAGCGGAAGTACTCGGTGAACCACGACTACTTTCGGGAGATCGACACCCCCGAGAAGGCTTACTGGCTGGGGTTCATCACCGCTAATGGCAGCGTGAACGAAGGCCCGAAAAGCTACTGCCTCACGCTGGAACTGAAAAGATCCGACGCAGGCCACCTGCTCAAGTTCGCGGAAGCCATCGGGTCGGACGCTCCGGTCAGGGAGACCGGCCAGAACTGCTCGGCCACACGGATCCACTCCTGGAGGCTCGTTGAGAGCCTCGTCAGCCTGGGCGTGACCGCGCGCAAGAGCCTCGTTGTCGAGCCGCCGCTGGCGAGGCTGGCCGGGCTGGAGCGCTACTACTGGCGCGGCCTGTGGGACGGCGACGGCTACATCTCTGATAGGGCCGCGCGTTCCCGATGGCATATCGGCATCGTAGGCAGCCTCGCCTGCGCAGAGGGATTCGCCGCATGGGCGCGCGCCGCATGCGGCAGCTCAGCCAAGCTCTATAACGCCGGCCCGAACCCGAGATGCTGGGCATGGGCAACCGGCGGGACGAGGATGCCGCAACTCCTGGGTGATGCCCTCAGGCAAGCCGGGCCGGGTTTCGGCCTTGAGCGCAAGCAGATCATGCTGGGAAAGCTCTGCGCCATTGACTTCGGTGAGCATGAGGCCCGGCTGAATGACGGCCGCTCGGCCATGATGCGAGAGGCCTGGGTTTCCGGCCGCCATCCACGAGCAAGCTAGTTACGGCAAGGGGGGTGATGCCCCCTATGTCGACGCCGCTGCCCCTGGGTCTTACTCCGTATATATCTCCTACGACCCTGCTCACGGCGCCGACATTATCGAAATTGGAATTGATTTTAGTTCGATACCTTCGGGCGACTACACCCAGCCTACGGAAAACTGGGCCGAGTGGTGGAACATGACGGCCAGGGCCACGTCGCGTGTCGACGGCTATTGTTCCCAGGTCTTGCGTGCCACCATCGACACTGAGCCGCTGCACGGCCCGGACTACCGGGTCACCGTGGGCCCCGCTGCGGGCGGATCGTACCCGACGCCGTACTGGGGGAACTCCGGGGCGCAGAACGCGCGGCTGATCCTGTCCCGGTGGCCGGTGCTGCAGGTGACGAACGTGGCGACCTGCCCGAACTCGCTGTGGCCAAGGTCGTGGACGAACCTGCCGGCCGGGTACTACGAGCCCGAGGTGCCCACTCTCGGCGTGTACGGCTCCATCTCCCCGGCCGGGTCCGCTGACGGGGGGCAGGCGATCCTGGTCGGCGGCGGGTACATCGACTGGTCTTACGGGCGTAACGGGTGGGCGATCCTGGTCACCTATATCAACGGGTGGCCGCACTGCTCCCTCACCTCGGCTGTGGCGGCAGGGGCCACGTCGCTGCCGGTGAACGACTGCACCGGGTGGGGGATAACGGACTACAACAGCGTCTTCACCGGGGCGACCGGCCGGATCGTGGACTCGGGCGCCCAGGAAGCCATCCACGTCACGGCCACGTCGGCGGCGTCGGGGCCGGGGAACCTGACCCTCTCCTCGCCGCTGAATTTCGCCCACACCGCGCAGACGCTTGTCACTACCTTGCCGGCGTCGATCGAGCAGGCGTGCATCCTGTTCTGCGTCGCGGAGGCCCTGACGAGGGGGGCGACGACGACGACGATCCATGACATCGGCGGGCACGCGCAGTCCACCGGGGGGGACGTGGCAGGGCTGACAGCGGAGGCCGAGCTCTTGTGCCATCCGTTCCGCAGAACTGTATAAGTCTCGGTATGGAGTGGCGAGTCATTTTGCTACAGTGGGGCATGGCAACCTGCACAGCAGCCGATGACTGCGAGAAGCCCCCGTTCCGGCGCGGCTGGTGCTCCATGCACTACTCGCGATGGCAGCGGTACGGCGACTTCACCACCGTAAATAAGCCCGGCAACCCTCGGCAACTAGGCGACTGCCACCTCTGCGACAAGCCGGCTCTCGCCCGCGACATGTGCATCAAGCACTACACCCGCTGGCAGCGGTACGGCGACCCGACGGTTACGAAGCTAGATCGGGACCGCACGCCAGAGGAGCGCTTCTGGCCGCGCGTCAACAAGGACGGTCCAGTATCCGCTCACCGGCCCGACCTCGGCCCGTGCTGGGTGTGGACCGGCGGCCTCGCAGAGGGCTACGGGATGTTCTGGCTCGACGGCCGCAACATCCACGCGCACATCGTGTCCTTCACTTGGGAGTACGGCGACATCCCCGAAGGCTGGGAGCGCGACCATCTCTGCCGCAACCGTGCATGCGTGCGACCTGACCATCTTGAAGCCGTAACCCACTGGACAAACGTGGCGCGCGGCATCTCTCCGCACGGGCTGAACGCGGCCAAGACGAAGTGCCGTAACGGCCATGACTTCACGCCGGAAAACACGCGCGTGAATAGCAAGGGCCAGCGCGTTTGCATCGCCTGCGCTCGCGCAGCATGTTTGCGGTGGTACCACCGTCAGCGCCAGACGGAACCGGTGGCCGACGCCCTGTTCTAACGCCCGGAGAAACGGGACGCCCCTTGCGGTCACCCGGAGGCTCCTACGGGGCGTCCCGCCTTCACTACTCCTGTCTCAAGGAGTGGTACCGATTATGGCAGTCTTGGCAGCATGACAACCATCCGCCTGCGCGGCATCGCCCACCGGGAGACTCCCGGGCGGTCCGGGCTCGACCCGACCACCATCGTGCCGGAAACCGTGCCCGTCTACGTTGAGTACGCAGGCACCGCCATCGGCACCGCGGCCCTGCGCCGCGACGACGACGACACGATCTGGGCAGACGCCACGGTGGAGGACGGCCCCTGGCGGGAAACCTGCCGGTTCTTCGGCATGTCGTTCCGCTGCGGCCACCTCGCAGAAGTGCCGGGCGCCGGGCTCGGGGAGGCTATCGCGGTATCGCTCACCGCTTCGGTTCTCAGCAACAAGCTCATCCCCGGCCACCGGCCGCCGTTCGAGGTCGCCGACGACGATTTTTTACAGGTCCCCTGGGAGGCTGCCATGTCCTGCGGGAAGACGGTCACCCGGAGGCAGGCCAAAGCCCGCACCAGTTCCGCCCGCGCACACCAGGCCAGGCGAGCCGCTACTCCCTCCGCGAAAGCGGCGAAGGCCCGGTACCGGCAGCAGTCCTACGCCGCGTTCGTCCGCCAGCTGAGGCACTACTACCACGTCCGCCACCTCCAGCACGTCGCCCACCAGGCCGCTGCGGCAGCGCAGGCCCCGCACCCGGCTAAGCGCCGGGCCGCCCGCGCAGCAGCCCGGCACGGCGTCACGTCGCGGATCCGGTGCAAGCAGAAGACCCGCAAGGCCGCGGTCGTCCGCAAGGGGCCGGCGAAGAAGAAGACGGCCCCGGCGAAGTCCAGGGCTGTCAAGGCGGCGGCAGGGAGAAGGGCAGCCCTTCCCTCTGCCGGGGTGCGCGCGGCACGGTCGGCACGGTCGGCGCGGGCGAGGCGGGGACGTTAGGCAAACCTCGATCGGGCCGGAGTCGTTGCGAGCGGCAGTCCCGCACGCGCCTTGTCCTCCAAGGCGGCAAGCGTCATGTGCGCTTCCTCTGGCGTGGTGCCCCTGATGTGCACTGACCATCCGTACATGACCGGCTCCGGGTGGAGCAGGGTGGCTGCGGCATAGCGCGGCTGAATGCTCACCAACGGAGAGCCGGGCAGGTCGGCGCAATCCTCGTACGGGACCGTGTGCAGCGCGACCTGATAGCCGCCCTCGTGGAAGCCATCCACCGTGAGCACGGTGCTGATATCGATGACGGGATAGCGTGCCTTGCGGCGCTGCTGTGGCGGCTTCTGGCCCTTTTCTATGTAGCCGATCAGCGATTTGTCAGGCTTGTACGGCGGCGGTGCTGGCGGTTCGGGCCTCCACTCCCCGAGCCACTCCTTGCATGAGGCGTGAACGGGCCAGCTGAATATCTCCGCGAGGTCATCCGGGATCATCTGGTCCAGGTCGGTCATCCCGCACACGGGACAGGTCCGGAGCGTCTCCTCCGTCGCTGCAGAATCGCCTCGCGGGTACGGGCGGGACATGTCGCGCGGGACTCTCGGATCACCTGCCGGTTCTGGCAGCGCGGCCTTGTGCTGCTGCTGCGCGGGACGCACGAAGCTGCCATAGAAGGTCATCGCCACCGCAAGGAACGCGAGCGTCATCACGAGGAAGCTCATCCGCTCATCGTGGCACGAAGGGGCGGTGCCGCCGTGCCCCTGGTGTCGGTGCAGTCCTTCCTATTCTCACTGCTGGACCAGCTCCCGATGCCGTACGGCCTCCCCACGGCCAAGGCCTACGTCACGCCGCCGGACCCCAGGGTGCAGGCGAAGATCCCTGCGATCTACATCTGGCCCGCGGACGGCGATGAGAACCGCACCGAGCAGCTGGGCGGCACGGTCCCCCGCAACACGGGGCCGGGCACCTCGTCGGGCACCAAGGGGATCATGCACCGGTTCGACGTGTACCTGACGTGGTTCTCCGCCGGGGCCGGGGTGGATCAGGACCCGAAGTTCCCCGGCATGGTCGACGCGCTGATGTTCAAGCTGCGGACATCCCAGCCGAACCCGTACGCTGCGACCGACCCGAACACGGGCCTCACGTCAACGATCTACAACGTCGGCGAGAATATGGTGTACCGTACCGGAATCGAAAGTACGGCCGATGAGCGCACGAAACGGTACGACGCGCTAATCCAGGTTGACGTCTGGGAGATCATCAACGCCTAGTCCGGCCGCCCATCGTCCGGCACCCACTCGAACCGCATCCCGTCCGGCAGCAGCAACCCGCTGAGCTCATCCGCGACCTCCTGCGCCCGGCCTGGAAGCGCGGCAGCGTGCGCCTCCAGCACGGCCCGCGCAGCGGCCTCTGCGGCGTTATAGGACCACCAGTTGATGGCCTTCCCGCGCCGGTAAGCGAACGTGATCGCGCGCCAGAACCGGACCCTCAGCGGGGGCGGCTCCAGTCCTGCTTCCCACGGCTTCAACCCGAACGCCGCGAGCGTCTGGCTCCGCAGTCTCGCCGCGAACTCCTCCTCGTCGCTGCCCATGACCGCCATTGTCCACGACACAGGAGGCTCTTGTGACGCGCGCTGTCTACACCGGCCATGAGGCCCTGACCTTCCCCGGCTACATCGACCTGGAGTCCGGGCAGACCCTCCACGCCGAGCCGGGCGGGACGTACGACATCGCCCCGGCGTCAGGGAACGCGGGGGACGAGGTGCCTTTCCCGTGGTTCGTGGCCGCCGATGCCGGGGCGCAGGCCGCGGCGGAGGCCGCACGGGCGGCAGCGGAGGCTGAGCGGCTGGCCGCGGAGAACGCAGGGGACGGCGGGGAACCGGGCGGCGAACCCGGGCCCGGCGGCGAAGACATGTAACTCTCGTCATTCTGGCAGTACATCCCAGCGATTCGCCTGTAATGGCGAGAGAGGGGCCGTGTGAGCCTCGGAACGCCGAACATCTATCCGGGTGTGCTCACCTACATGGGCATCGCACGCGAGCTGACGGCCGGCACGCCGATCGTGCCCGTGATCACCCACCCGCTGAACCAGTCCGAGTTCGAGCCCGAGGACATGCCCCGCTTCCTCGATGACAAGGCCATCCGCGGATCGATGACGGACCTGTTCTATAAGACGCTCGGCGTCGAGTCGGCCACGTTCAGCCTGGGCGGCCCCAACTTCCTCGACACCCACGGCTATTTCTTCGACAACGTGTTCGGGGACCTGTCCACGACGGGCACCGGCGCCCTGAACCCGGCCACGTTCAACTCGGCGCTCGCGGTCGGCGCGACCCAGGGAACCCTGTCCGCCGTCCCTCCCGCCCAGTACACGGCCGGGGCGGTCCTCCAGATCGGGACCGGGGCGACCACCGAAGTCGTCGTCATCGGCTCCACCGCCGCCTCCAACGTGGTCAACTTCGCGATCAGCTCGGGCGGGGAAGCGTACCCGCTGCGGTTCACCCACCCGACCGGCCCGACGGTGAGCACGGTCACATCCCCGTACACCCACAAGTGGGCCGCCCTCAACTCGGCGCTCGGCTACGGCGGCGCGTACGGGGCGCAGCCCCCCACGCACACCCTGACCGACGTGACGAACCTGGTCAACACGTTCACCAGCGCCACCTACGGCACCGTCGCCACCTCCACCTACGGGGCGCGGCAGTACCCGAGCGCCGTCCTCAAGGACATCTCGTTCTCCGGGAACGCCGAGCAGCTCCTCAACATCCGGATGACCGGCGACTCGTGGCTGTCGGTGATCGCCGGGACCGCCGTCACCAACGTGACGACGAACAGCCGGCCCATCCCGAACTGGACCGCCACCGTCGTCCTCGCGGGCAACACGATCAGCAGCAGCAACACCTACAACGGGGTCGGCGAGTTCAACGTCAGCGCCAAGCGCGCCACCCAGGTGTACTGGACCGTCCAGGGCACCCAGACCCCGTACATCATCGCCCGCGGCCCGCTGACGATGGACGGCACCATCCAGTTCGACCCGTCGAACTCCGAGATGCCGCTGGACCTGATGCTGCTGAACAGCCAGGCGCCCCTGAGCATCTCGCTGACCAACGCGAACATCACGAACGCGGGCACCCCGTTCACGCTGACATTCACGATGTCCCAGGCGGCGATGACCAAGTCCAAGATCATGCGGAACAAGGCTCTCCTGGGCTTCGGGAACACCATGGAAGCCGTTGCTAACTCAACGGATACGGGTGGTAGCGGAGGGTTGGGGCCGGGGACGATTACGCTCGTCAACAACACGGCCGTATACGCTCTGTCATCAGATGACTTCGATCTGTATCTGGCGGCGCGGCACCTGTCGGAGGTCTAGCCGGCTTCTTGCTGGCGCTTTCGCTCGCGCATGCGCCGCTTGCGTTCTCGGGCAAGTTCTCGGACATGCTCCTGCTGCTCGGGACTCAGTTCCGAGACCTTCGGGATCAGTCCTTCTGCCTGCCGGCGGCGTTGCTGCTCGCGAGCGCGAGCGCGGCGCTTCTCAAGCTCATTGGGCGGCAGGTCGGCCGATGGTGTCCACACCTGCTTGCCTGTCGCTTTCCTCGCGTAGTACTGCTCCAGTCCGCGCTCGCGCTTGCAGGTCAGGCAGACCCGGCTCCCCTTGTTGTTGATCATGGTGTTCTCGGGCGTGTACTCATGACCCTGCGGGCACTCGGTGACATTCAACTGCCACGTAGTCCCGTGGCGGTGCTTGTCTCGCATGTTCTCGGCATGGGTCCCGTAGATCAGGTTGCCGCCAGCGGCCACGGTCTCCGCTTCATCGCCGGGTGCCCAGCGGTTGTTGCCGGGGTTGCCGTCCAGGTGGCGGACTTCCTGCCCTTCGGGGCAGGGGCCGACGAACGCCTCCATGACGATCTTGTGGACCTGGCGGGGCTTCTGCTTGCCGTCTTTGGTCAGGGTGACCCAGTGGTATCCGTTCGCCTTGACAATGACGTGCTTGAGGATGCCGCCGCGGGTTGTTGCTCGCGGCTCGCTCCAGACGTCACCCCGGTCTGATACGCGGTACAGGCCCTCGTAGTCAGGTACCCAGGCCCAGCGTTCGGGCGTAACGTCATCCATGTCGGAACCTCTCATCCAGGTTTCGGCCACGCCCCCGGACGATTTGCACTCGTCGCGGGGGTCTTTTCGTGCCTACATTCTACCAGCTAGGAGCGGCGAATGGGCTTTGCCTCGCGGCATTCAGCCTCCCGCATAGGGGAGGTGATGCTTTATGGCTAGGCTTATGTGGCACTCATGTGCTCCGTGGTCTGCCAGTTTAAAATGCGGATACGGAACCCAGACCGCGATCTGGACCCGGAAGCTCAAGGAAATGGGCCATGAGGTCCTGATCAGCAATTTCTGGGGACTGCATGGCTGTTCCCTGGAATGGAACGGCATCCCGGTGCTGCCCGCGTTCGGCGGGTCGTACTGCACCCCGTCGCTCGCCCAGCATGCGAAGCACGCGGACCCGGACCTGATCATCTGCCTGGGTGACATCTGGCCGATGGACCCGTCGCTGATGGCCGGGCTGCCTTTGGCGCACTGGCTGCCGTCGGACTGCCGGCCGATGTCGATGGCGGACCGGGAGAAGGCGGAGGCGGCGGGGCCGCAGCTGATCGCGATGTCCCGGTTCGGGGAGGCCCGGTTCCGGGCGGCCGGGTTCCGGGATGTCCGGTACGTGCCGCACGGCATCGACCTGGAGGCGTTCAGGCCGCCGGAGGACCGGGACGCGCTCCGGAAGGCGGCGGGGCTGGACGGGGCGTTCGTGGTGGGCGCGAACATGGCCAACAATGACGCGATCCGCAAGGCATTGCCCGAGATCATGCTGGCGTTCGCCCGGTTCCACTCCGACCATCCGGATGCGCTGCTGGCCCTGCACACGGGGGTGCACCAGGACGGCGGCCAGGACCTGGAGGCGATCGCGGAGAACCTGGGGATCACGGACCGGTGCAAGGTGGTGGACCAGTACCGGTACACGTCCGGGTTCGTCACCGAGGAGGACCTGCGCGGCTGGTACGGGACGGTTGACGTGCTGTGCGCGGCGTCGTACGCGGAGGGGTTCGGGCTGCCGATCGTGGAAGCCCAGGCCGTCGGCTGCCCGGTGATCACGACGGCGTGCTCGAGCATGGAAGAGCTTAACCCGCTGGGGATCTCGGTGGACGGCTCGCCATTTTGGAATGGCGTCCATCGCGCCTGGTGGGTCCGCCCCGACGTCCGCGGGCTTTACGAGGCGTTCTGCCTGGCATACGAAAACCGCGACAGCGTGGACCGGGGGAAGCTGCGGGAGTTCGCGGCCGGCAACTACGAGGTGGGCCACGTGGCGGAAACGTACATGAAGCCCGTCGTCGATGAGCTTCTGGAAGTTATGGCACAGCGGCGCGGGAAGCGCCCGGAACTACAGGAAGCAGGCGCGGATGCGGATAACGCTGCCGTCGAAGCAGGCTGACGGGTCGGAGAACTGGGTCGAGGTGAAGGGGGCCGACGACTTCCTCGCCGCCGACCTGTTCGCCATGCACCGGGCGGTGCGGATCACCAACGACCCGACGGGGAAGACCAGCTACAGTCCTGCGGAGATGGCCGACGACCGGGTGAACGCGTTCCTCGGCGCGGCGATCACCGGGTGGTCGTTCCCGTCGCCGGTCCCTTCGCAGGCGAACGTAGCGGCGGCGGACGTGGTGATCGGCCGGGCGATGAAAGCCCGTGACTGGGCGGTGCTGCGGAACAAGGTCCAGCCGCTGATGGACGAGCTCGAAGGCGCCGACAGCAGCGACGATGCCGGGGACCCAAAAGAGACATCGCCCGGTTCCTGATCTACCGGGCGAACCCGCAGGCCGACCCGGCCCGCGCCCCGGCGCTGCCGGACGGGTTCCCGGTGGTGATGTTCACGTACCGGATGTTCGCGGAACTGTACGGGTGGACGCCGGAGCAGGTGCGGTCGCTGCGGCGGGATGAGCTGTACTGGCTGCCGGTGACGGCGGAGGCGTTCCGGGAAGCGGCTGAGACGCTCGCAGGCAAGGATTGAGGACCGGGCCGGGGTGATCGCATGGCCGTGACCCCGGAGCAGAACCTGGCGCATCTGGAGCAGGTGCGGCGCAGGGCCCGGTACGGTGCTACGGCGGCAGCGACGGCGATGGCGAAGTACGTCCGGGACCGGGCGCGCGACGATACCTTGCAGCGGACCCGGCACCAGAAAGGCGAATGGTACCGGCAGCGGCCCGGCGAGCCGCCCGCGCGGGCGTCGGGGGCGCTGATCCGGGACATGTTCTACAAGCCGGCGTCCGGGGGCCTGCGGGCCACGGCGCTGGCGGGGAACAAGTCCGAGTACGGGCGGATCCTCGAGTTCGGGTGCGTGATCGTCCCGGTGAACAGGAAGTTCATGCACTGGACGGACTCCGGCGGGTCCTGGTATCACACGATGCTGGTCGTCCCCGCGCACCCGTACCTGTCCACGACGACGGACGAGGCGATCGATGACGGGGAGCTTCAGCGGGCTGCGGTAGAGGCGTTCCGGGATTACGACCCCTGACCCTGACCTGCTCCTGCCACGGTGCCCGGATGGGGGTGAGCCGTGCCTAGAGGCCTCCCTTCCGTGGAGCAGCAGTTTTCCGCCGAGACGAGCGGGTACGACGCCGGCATTGCCCGGATGGTCGAGGACAACCGCCGGCTGATCGCCTCGATCGGGGACGTGCAGAAGCAGGTCGGCGAGATGAACCGGCTGCTCGGTTCCCTGCCTGACCGCAAGGCGATCAGGATCAGCGTCGAAGGCGCCGACAGCGCGATAGCCGAGATAGCCAAGGTGAAGGCCGCGCTGGACGGCCTGGGCGATAAGAGCATCGCCATCGGCGGCAGCGAGGCGATGGTCCGCGAGCTGCGGGACATCTCGGCGTCGATGGACATGGCGACGTCTTCCATGGGCCGGATGGAAGAACACCTGACCGTCATCAGCCGCAGCGTGCAGGATTCGTCCGCTGACCTGATGATGCAGACGCAGATGCTGCGGGACAACGCCGACGCGCACAACGCGGCAGCGACAGCGGTAGCAGCGCTGGCGACAGCACGCGGCGGCGCTGGCGGGGGCAGCGGATGGGGTGCCGCAGCAGCCGGCGCCGCCGCGGGTGCCGCAGCGGGCGGCGGGGGCGGGGGCGGAGGAGGTGCCCCCGGCTTCGTCCCGTGGGCTGGTGGCGGCTGGCAGGCGGTCCGCTTCTGGGGGATGATGGGCGCCGAAGTCGCCTCCACCGTGGTCCCCGCTCTCGTCGCCGCAGGCTCGGCGGCCCTGGTCGGCGCGCAGGGGTTCGAGCAGTTGCAGAACCGAGCGCAGGCGATCTACACGACTAGCGAGGCCCTGGGCGCCTCGCTGAACCAGACGTTCGGCTCGTTTGTCGTCGGCGGCAAGTACGGGAACGCCTTGCAGCAGGCCCAGAACATGGCCCAGGGCGCCGTGTACGGGATCGCCGGGGCAGGGATCAATCTTCTCCAGGGAGGCGCGGGCCAGGGGCTGCTGAACATGGGCGTCCAGACCACCGACATGATCAGCCGGAGCGCCGCGCAACTCGTGCTCAGTGCCCAGCAGCGGGGTCTCGGCGCGCAGCTCACCGGGCTGGTCGGCGGCGGCCCCCGGTACCTGCAGCAGTTCGGGCAGGTCGGGGCGAACCTGGGGAACATCCTGCTGGGTGTCGCGCCGAATCTGCCGGGGGTCGGCAAGGACCTCCTGTCCACCCTGGTGGGCGGGACCGGGGTCCTGGCGGCCGGTGCCGAGAACATCCCCAGCCCTCTCCTGAAAGGCTTCTTCACATACGAGGCCGCGTCCCGGTGGCTGCCCGCGCTGCTCGGCGGGCAGGGGCTGATCGGCAGGGCACTGGGCCTGCGGGGAGTCGGCGGCCTCGGCGGGCTGATCAGCAAGGGCGGGGAAGCGCTTTTCACCCGCGGCATGGGGGGTGCCCTCGGGGATGTCGGGCTCGGCGCGATGGGCTTCGGGGACACGCTCGCGGCGCTGACCGGTCCTGAGGTGGCGATTCCTCTCGCGCTGATGCAGGCTGAGTTCGCGGGGCTTAACATGCTCCCGCGCGGCGCAGGAGGCGCGGCAGCGGGACAGATCGCGGGCTTGCGGGCGGGGATCACGGCGGGGGGTTTCACCGGGGCGTGGCAGCCGCTCGCCCAGGCGATCACCAAGATGTCCGGGTTCCAGGCCGGCCTGCCGGACTACGTGAGGATGGCCGCGCCGACGCAGCAGATGCTGGCTTCCAGGGAGGGGGCCGGCCTGCAGGCCGCCTACGCCACGTCGCCTCAGGTGCTGACCGGGCAGGCGATGCAGACCTGGACCCAGCAGCTAGGCGACCTGGTTGCGAGCGGACCGCAGCTGGTGTCCGCTCTGCAGAAAGCGGGGCTGAACACCAGCAACATGGCGGACGCGTTCATGATCGCGCAAAACGCGGGACTGGACCTGTCGCACTCTTTCAAGGCGAACGGGCAGCTGACCGATGTTGCCACGCAGCAGCTGAAGCAGTACACCGCCGCCATCGCGCCGATGACGAGGAGCACCGGCGCGTTCGGCGCGGCGGTGTCCGCGCAGTACATCATGGGCCAGCCTGCGGTGCAGAACGTCGCGAAGGTCAACCAGGCCATGGATTCCATGACCCAGATCATGACGGGAGGTCCCCTGGGTCAGGCGGGCCTGACCGGTGCGCTGGCGTCGATCCAGACTCTCGGCACCACGCTGTCCAGTCTCGCCGCCGCACCTCCGGGTGCGGCAGGCCTGGCGAAAGCGAACACGGCGGTAGTCGCGCAGGCTTTGTCCAACGTGATCACCCCGGGCGGGGCGGCGGCATGGCAGGCGTTCGCCGGGTCCCCGGGCGGGGTTCCCGGGGTGATCCCGTCAACGCAGGCGATCATGGATCAGCTGCGGACGGCGCTGGCGATGGGCGCGATCGGTATTTCCGGGTCGGTGGCAGGAGGGGCACCTACTCCGGGCGGGGCGGCGGGCCTGGCCGGGTTCAATATTCTCCAGGCGCTCCCGGTTGCCCGGCAGTCCCCGGCGGCACTGGCATCGCTGATGCAGCAGGGCGCGCAGATGGGCGTGACCCCGTACTACGACCCGACTAAATCCCTGGCGCAGAACTATGCGGCTGCCGCGACCGCCGCCGGGAAGGTCGCGGACAATGCCAAGACGGCGAACATAGCTACGCAGGGTCAGGTCGTGAACTTGTCCCGGATGCCGCAGCTGGCCCAGCAGTTCGTCGGCGGCCTGAACGCGCAGACCCTGGCGAACCAGCTCGCGGACGCATCCAAGGCAGTGGGCCAGATCAGCACGCAGGCCGGGAAAGGGCTGGTCGACAAGGGCGCGCTGACCCAGCTGGTCGGTGATTTCAAGACGGCAGGGATTCAGGGTGCGGGGAATATCAAGGCGGCCCTGGATTCGGCGCTGACCACAGCGGGCGTCTCCCAGACGATGCGGCTCAAGATCGAGGCTGAGGTTACGCCGCATGTCGATACCGCCGCAGTGAAGGCGGTGAAAATCCCGGCGCAGCTGGAGACGAAGCTCGGCGCGCAGGATCTCCAGCAGCTGAAAGCATCAGGGACGGTCACGTGGACGAATAAGACCACCCCGCTTCCCTCTCAGCATGCAGGCGGCACGGTTGCGTGGCATAACAGTTTCACGATCCCCGCTGTCCCGACATTGCATGGCCAGATCATCTACACGACGACAATCGTCGGCGGCGTGGCGACTATCGGCACGACGAATGCCCAGGGATTCCAGAATGTCTCCCCGATAAAAGCCGCCCAGCGCGGCTTCAAGGTCCCCGGCTTCGGCGGCGGGGACATCTGGGGCCCGGCGATGCTCGAACCCGGTGAGCTGGTCGTCCCGAAGGGCATGGTGGCGGCCGGGGCGGTCGATCACCTGCGGGGGAAGATCCCCGGGTTCCAGGGCGGGGGGATGGTCCCGTACTTTCCCGGGGTGAGCGTGGCGATCCGCGCATCCATGCAGGATGTCGCGGCCGAGCTGGTCAGCTTCATCCAGCAGGCCATGTCGTCGGTGACCGGAACCCTGCGTTCCGGCGGTGGTTACATGCAGCCTTACGGCGGGCTGCAGCCGTCCATGGTCCGCCCGCCGCATACCGCCGGTGGGTCGCCTGGTTCTATCCCGGTGCATGTGGCGAGTGTCGCGCCTGCTGCTGCTGCCGCCATGAGCGGCGGTGCTCCCGGTGCGCCGCTGCCGATGCCCGCGGCGGCGCAGAAAGTCCTCGACGCCTTCGAGAAAACCTTCAAGAGCATGGGTGACCCGTGGGGGAAACTCGCGTCGGAAATCCTCACCGGGCTTGAAGCAGCGGTGAAAGACCCGATGAAGGAGACAGCGGCAGCAGCGCAGAAACTCGTTAACCAGGTCACGACGGAGATTAATTTCGGGAAGAACCTGGCAGCGCAGACCCTGCAGGGCCTGAATCTCGCAGGGATGACCGTCCCCGCCCCGGGGAGCGCTATCCAGATGGTGCAGCCGGGTCCGGGGGCTAAAGGGTTCAACGCTGCCTCGTACAACGCGTACGTTCAGGCGTTCGCCGGTAACACCCTGCCTGGTGACGTGAACGCTGCGGCGCAGCCGCAGTCGGTGCAGCAGCAGATGCAGTCCTACCTGAAGTCCATCCAGGCGTTCTCCAAGGACATCGGGGAACTGTCCAAGGGCGGGCTGAGCAAGGCCGTCTTGCAGCAGCTGCTGGCTGCCGGGCCGGCACAGGGGGATGCGCTGGCGCAGTCGATCATGAGCGGCCCCGGGGGGATCAAGGCGGTCAACCAGCTGTACCAGCAGATCCAGAAGGCATCGACGGGTCTGGGTGTCGCGGGGATGGAAGGCGTGTACGGGGCGCCGAAACAGCTGGCAGGCGCGATCAGCCAGGTGCATGGGAAGAAAGTGGATATTCAGACGAGCGCCCCTACGGGTCCGGTGCTGGCGTTGCAGTCCGCGATCAACGCCCTGCACGGCAAGACGGTGACCATCAAGGTGGTCATCGACACCGGCACCGGCGGCGGCGGCAAAGCCAGCGGTGCCCCTGTCTCCCTCGGGGACCTGTCCAAGGCGGACATCAACCACATCACCGCCCAGGTCCAGGCGTCACTCCTGCAGCAGGCCAAGCGCAACCGCCGGACCGGCCTCACCCTCCCGGGCTACGGGTCCTGACTCCTCCTTCCCTCTCGCTGCTGCCTTAAGGCGGTGCCATCACCATGCCCGAACCCGCCCCCCTGACCGTCACCTGCGACTCGTGCGGGGCCTCGGCCAGGACCTTTAACGGCTCCGACCCGGACGGTGCCCTGGAGTGCGGCTGCTGCCCGGAGGACCACAGCCATGCGGGGCTCGGCTGCCGCACCGTCACCATCTCGGCCACGGCGTACCTGACCGGCGAAGCCAGCTGACTTCCCCGGACACCCCGGGCTTGACCCCGAAGGAGTGAGCAGCCATCAGTACCTACACCGGCACCCAGACCGAGGTGATCTTCGCCAACGGGTTCGCCTACCCCGCGGCAGCCGCCTCATCGAGCTCGGCCCAGTCGCTGATGACCGGGGCGACCGGGAAGTACCAGCAGCCGGTGTACTGGGGCGGGTTCTGGCAGCAAGGCCGGTCCAACCAGACATCCACCATCGACTTCTCCGTCATCCTGGCGGGCCAGGGATCAGCGACCACCGCGATCTTCACCGCCGGGCTGAACACCGCGTCGAACAACATCTCCGGCAGCACCCTGGTCGCCTGCAACGCGTTCACGTGCACCTCTTTTTCCTCGGGGACGGTCGCCGGGCATATCGAGATCTCCAACTTCGGCTCCGGGTACGGCACGTCCTCGGTGGCCACGAACCTGTGGTCGACGATCTCGCTGATCGCCAACAACGGGTCCACCACGGGCGGGGTGGTGGCGGCGGGAGGGCCGACGCAGCTGGCCACGATCGACTTCTCGGTGAACCAGTGGCTGTACCTGACGGTCACGTTCTCCACGTCCAGCTCGAGCAATTCGGCGACGCTCCAGCAGCTGATCGTGAGAGGTGACAACTAGGTGGCCTTTCTGCAGCTAAGGCGGTGATTTAATGGCTATGTTCGACCAGACCGACGCCACGAACCTGCTAGCTGCCATCCTCAATAACACCAGCTACACCACGGTGGCCGCGACGCACATCCGCCTCGGCACGAATGCGCCCACGGCCGGCGCCAATATGACCGAGCTCGGCGGCGGCTCCGGGTACACGACGGGCGGGGCGTCCATCTCCTGGAACACCGTGTCGGCGGCGGCCACGTCGAACTCGGGCACCGTGTCGTGGACGAACTCGGGGTCTGGCTGGACCCTGGTGGGGCTGGAGATCTGGGACACGGCGGGGACGCCGCTGAGGCACCTGTTCGGGACGTGGACGGGGCAGCCGGTCAGCGTGGCGACGGGCAATACGTTCCAGGTCGCTGCCGCTGGCATCGCCGTGTCGCTCGTGTTACGGAAAGTAGTTGCGCTAACTGCTGACTGTAACTTAGCGTGCGTCCGAGAGGGTGACCGATGCCCTCAGTGACGTTTACGTCCAGCGGCACATGGACCTCCGTCGCCACCTCGGTTGACTGCCAGGCCTGGGGCGAGGGCGGCAAAGGGGCCAGCGGCGTATCCGGCAGCAGCGGCCACGGCGGAGGCGGAGGCGGCGGCGGCGCCTACGCTGAGGAAACCGCCCTCGCCGTCACGAACGGCAGCAACTACACCTACACGATCGGCGCCGGCGGCACCGCGACCAACACTGTCTTCCCCGGAGACAGCGTTACCGTCACCGCTAAATTCGGGGCGTCCACCACCACGCAGAGCGGCGCCGCCGGCGGCGCGGCCGGTTCCAACGGCATCGCGTTCGCGGGAGGCGCTGGTGCCGCCGGGCAGTCCGGGACGGGCTCCAAGGAGGGCGGCGGCGGCGGCGGCGCAGCAGGAGCCAGCGGCGCCGGCGGCAATGCGCCCGGGCCCGCTGGCGGGACCGGGACCGGGGGCGGCGGCAGCGGAGGTGCCGGCGGGGGGACCGGCGGCACGGGAACCGTCCCTGGCGGCGGCGGCGGAGGCGGCGGGAAAGCTAACACCTTCTCCGACCCCGGCGGCAACGGCGCCGGCGGGCAGATCACCCTCATCTACACCTCCTCGGTCAGCGGCACCGCGACCCTCGCCGGCGCGGGCACGCTCACGGCGGCGGGCACGTCCGCCACGCCCGGCAGCCCGGTCGTCCCGCAGCAGAACCCGGGCGCGACGTGGCTGCGCCGGTTCGGCGGCTACCGGAACATCAGGCTCCCGTGGAACCAGCTGCAGACCATCGCGGGCACCGCCACGCTGGCCGGCGCCGGCACCCTGGCGGCGTTCGGGTCAGCCCCCGCGCCTGCCGTGGTCAACCAGTGGGCGAACTCCTACGGCCAGGGCACCGCCTTCACCAGCATCACCTCGGCCCTGCAGTCCTGCGTCGTGCCGCTGACGCCCGCCTACTCCGCAGGCCCCGGGTCGGGGTACCCGACGGCGGGGAACTGGCTGTTCGCCATCGCCTCCTGGACGCAGGACCCGCAGATCATCAACGTCCATGTCGGGACCGGGGACGACATCCACTCATACTGGCGGGAATACCCGGCCGCCGGATCCGGCGGGTACACCCGCACCGCCATCTCCTACACCCCGAACATCGCCCGCCAGGTCGGCAACGTGTACGTCGCGCCGGACATGGAGATCGCGGCGATCAACGTCCTGGTCGTGGAGGTCGCCGGCCTCGGCCAGTGGGACACCGTAGTCGGCACGGACATCGCCTACGACGCGGCGTCCACGTCGATCTCCCTGTCCCAGGCTGCCGGGGCGCAGGCGACGTTCTTCATCGGCGCCGTCGGCGGGGACAACGCGTCCTCCGGGCAGGCGTTCCTGCCGTCCGGGTGGATGGGCCTGGCGACCCAGACCCAGACCAACGGGGCCAATAACCTCGCGGACAACATCCTCACCGCCGCCTACCTGCCGTCCTCCAATTCCGCGCAGAACGTCTCCGGGTCGGCGGTGACGGCGGAGAACCTGTCCGGGTTCATGCTCGCCGTCCTGGTCTCCGGGAACAGCCCCATCCCCGCCGGGCACAACCCGGACTGGCCGTACGTCATCTTCGAAGCCGGGTTCGGCGCCGGGTACAACACCCCGGACTCGCAGGTCACCTGGACCGACATCACCCAGAACCTGTGGGACTGGAACGAGACCACCGGGATCCAGTACCAGCTCGGGCAGCTGCAGGCGACCAACCTGACCATGCACCTGGACGACCTCAGCGGCTACCTGATCCCCTCCAACGCCAGTTCGCCGTACTACCCGGATGTCCAGCCGGGGACTCCGGTGAGGATCCGGGCCGCGCTCGGCACGATGGCGGGAGTCAGCTACAACCGCTGGTACATCATCCAGCGGAACGCCACCCAGTGGGGCGAGGGGATCGACGAGGTCTTCCGCCGCTACTGCCCTGTCTCGGGAACCGACCTGTGGGCGGCGCTGTCCTCGACCCCGCCGACGTTCTACCGGTCGGAGATCTACGAGGACAAGCCGTACGCGTGGTGGCCGTGCGATGACCAGCCGGGGACGGCGGGCGTGCTCCCCACTCAGATGCTGAACGCCGCGATCGGGAATACGAATACGCTGAACATCAAGCTGTCTCCCTCCGGGGGGGTCCTCGAACCGTATTACGCTAAAAACGGGGCGGATACTTCTCACGCCACCGTCGGGGGCTCTGGTGCCGCCGCCAACACCAGCAGTGCTTATCCGCCGGGTATCGCCGTTTACGCGGTCGGCGCGGATGCCGGATGGATGCCGGGAGATCCGCAGAGTTCTGTCGCGTCCCTGGGTACCGGGAACCCGGTCACGTCTACTCCCGGGTCTGCCGCGTGGCAGGCATCCGGGCAGGCTGGGAACACTGGTTCATTCGGCTGGTACCTGATCTGCAATGATAACAGCTTCCCGGCGCTATCGGGCGGCGTCACGGTCGAGATCTGGTTTAATGCGGCATATTACCTGACCAGCGCCGGATGGTCAGTCGGCGTCCCGATCGGGCAGCCCGGCGGTGAATCAGAGTATCCTATTACCGCACAGCCGTATAATTCTCCCATAACTATATGGGAGATCGCGACTAACTCCGCGCCGACCTGCCTTCTCCAGCTGGATACATCCGGGCACCTGAATCTCATCACGGCAGGCACCAGTCACAGTATTTACACCGCCTCGGATCTGCGCAGCAATTCCTGGCATATGGTCACGGTCACGCTGACGACGACCGCATGGCAGGTTTGGCTGGATGGCGGGGCGAACGCCAACGTCTCGGGAACCGCATCGATGGCTTCCGCGTGGACATATTTCATCGCCAACGGCGACTTCGGTTCGTCGGGGGGCGGCAGTCCCGCGTCACTGGTACACGGCGGGAACATCTCACTGTCCCATATCGCGATCTACCCGTGCGTGCTCCCGTATTACCGGGTACTGGATCATTACTGGGCGGCTATCACCGCGTTCGGGCAGCTGGCTGCGCCTACCGGGGTTCAGGTAGCCTGGGTTGAGGGAGTGTACCCGGCTACCGGCGCAGGGCAGAGCGCGCTGCAATCGGGCGAGTTCGTCCCGGACGGTTCCCTCGGGGGTCCCAACATCCCGCTGGGCGGCGGCATCCTGGGCGCGGGCGGCTATAACGCCTCTTCGGGTACCGGCATCTCCGTCGTGGTGACAGCTGCGGCTCCCGGGATCACGTCAGGTCCTTCCGCGTGGCTCACCAGCGCGACCTCTTATGCGGCGATAGCGGGTGCCGATACGCCCCTTAATAACGTTTTCCCGTGGGTCTCCTGGTCCGGGGTGGCTCCTCTTTTCAATGTTTACACCAGTATTAATCTCGGCTCTGAGACGCAGGCCGCCGTGGTCTGCGGGAACGGGGATTCATTCAGCGGGGGTTACGGGGGGAGTGCTACAGGGAACGGCTTCTCGCAGGTATCCGGGGGAAACGGGTCCGTCCCGCCTGTGGCCGCCTCCGCGATCGGGGACACCGTGGGGCAGCGGATCGAGCGGCTGATGCGCGGCGGCCGGTGCACGTCCCCGAACCGGTGCATCGACCCCGCCCCCCTCCTGGTGCAGGCACCCGGGGTGAACGGCGGCGGGCAGCAGGTCGGCGCGGAGATCCAGGCGATCCAGCAGTCCGACGGCGGCATGCTGTACATCGACAACTGCAACCACCTCACCTACTGGCAGCGCCCCCACCTAGCATCCCAGTACTCCTCCCCGGTGTGGAACATCGGCCCCACCACCTCGGCGGGCAGGATCCCGTACTACAAGGACATCGAGTGGGTCACCGACCCGCAGCGGGTCTGGAACGTGATCACCATCACCCCGCTGTCCCCCACCGGGGCGGCCCTGCCGGAGATCACCCCGAGCAGCGCCTCGGCGGTGAACTCCTCGCAGATCCGGTACGGGGCGCAGCCGCTGGCGATCACCTCCTACCTGCAATCCACGGCGGAGATGCAGAACCAGGCGGACTGGCTGCTGTCGAACTTCGGGACCCCGCAGCGGCACGCGGAGAACGTGAAGATCGACGCCGCAGCCTACCCGCAGGCATGGGAACTGGTCCTGGGGGTCAACGTGGGTGACCTGATCACGCTCGAAGATTGGGAGATCGGCGGCGGCGGATCGGTGCAGACGTACCGGGTGACCGAGATCCAGCGGCACATCACCATGGGGTTCGGGGACAACCCGGCGACGACAGGCAGCGTGACGCTCACGCTCGATGCGGAGCCCAGTAGTTACTGGGCGTAGCCAGTATATTACGTTGCGTTGAGGTGAGCATGCGCGTATTCGACTGTGTGATCCTCGCCCACTGGGGCGAGATGGGCCTGCTGGAGAAACGGTTCCGCGCCTGCGAGAGCAACCCCGATGTCACCCACGTGATCTGCGAGGCCCTGGCCGGCCCTGACGGGAACCCGAAACCGGCCGTCTTCACCGGCAGCGACCTGGCGGCCCGGTGGCACGGCAGGTGGAACCACGTCAAAGTGGAAGCCGGCGAGATAACCGGGCGGACCCGGGAGGAACGCGAGGACTGCCTCCGCGAGTACCTGCTGCACGGGTTCACCGGGGACCCGGATGATCTCGTCATGTTCAGCGACATCAGGGACATCCCCGCGATGCCCGGCGGCAGGCCGAGGAGCAGCATCACGAAGATGGCGGACCTGGCCTCCTGACACGGAGGGGCGCGCGGCGGCGCGGTAAAGGGGGATCGCGTGTGCCGGATTCCGCCCTGCTGTCGATCCTGTCCTCGGCAGGCGTTGCGGGCGTGTTCTGCGTCCTTTTCATCGCCGGGTTCATCTTCCCCAAGTCCGTCCTCACCGATAAGAACGCCGAGATCTCCGAGCTCAAGGAGGCGCTGCAGGCCGAGCGGGAACGGGCCAACACCGCGGTCGCGGCGGCGTCGGCGACCAGGGACATCCTGGCCGCCATCCAGATCGGCCAGAACCTGAAGACCGGATCAGGCCCGTGAGGTGGCTCAGGAAGGCGGCAGCCGTGCTCCTCCCCTGGGCGTCCCGCCAGCAGCGGCAGGAGGCCATCAGCGATGCCCGCCGGGAGAAGGAGCGGTCCCGGTCCAGTGCCGCCCGCGCGGCCATGATCGAGCGGGACATCGAGCGGATGGCGTCGGTGAATCATTTCGCGGCGGCGATAGCGGAGACGATCACGCAGCGGCATCACCGGGACGGGGGCTGATCTGCGGTGCTCAAGCAGGTGACGTGGCGGTCCTCGGTGCTGGTGCCCGGTGTCCTGTTCGCCGTCTACATCGTGCTCGGGCTGACCTGGACACCCCGCGGCAGCGCCCTGGAATGGATCTTCAAGGCCGGCACGCTCGGGGCATCGTTCGCCCCGCTGTTGCTCGCAGGAATCTACACGGTCACCGGGAACGCCTGGTGGAGGACGGATGTAGGCGCGGCGCTGGTGCAGCTCGCCCTGAGCATCGTCATCATCGCCGGCCCGCTGGCCTGGGCCTCATGGCTGGATGGGGGGTCCATCACCGGGGGCATGGTGGCCTGGATGGAGATAGCCGGGCCGGTGCTGGTGACCCTGGCGATCCTGCGGCTGTGCTACGTCTTCATGCGCATCTACCGGGCCGGGGACGATCACGGCGAGGAGCCGTGACCCGGTGCCCCTCCTCCCCGCCGTCGCGGCCCTGACTACAGCCCTGGCCCTCGACATCACGGGGAGCGGGCTGAGCCGCCCGTTTCATGGCGGCCGGGCTGGTGCTCCTCCTCCTCGCCGCGGTCTTCCCCCGCCGTGAGCGCCCTCCGGGCCGACGTGTGGGCCGACCTGATCGCCTGGGCGGCGACGTCCGGGCCGGTGTTCGTCCTCCACCACCTGCTCCTGAAACGGCATGTGACCAGGATCACCAGGAGCCAGACCGGCCACATCGACCGGCTGACCGCCGAGCAGACGGCTGCCCTTACTCAGCAGCGAGAGGAAGGGATGCCGTGAGCGAGCATCCGCACTTCGGCTTCACGAAGCACGGGCTGGCGGTCCATGCCCGCACCGCCGACCATCACCCGGCCGGGACCGCCTACCAGCGGCTGAACAAGAAGGTCGCGCTCGCCCTGACCGCCGGGGTCGGGACGATGACCTGCTTCTGGCTGTTCTGCTGCCTGTCGCTGTGCTCGCTGCCGTCCGTGCTGTCAGCGTTCGCGCCGTTCGCTCACACGTTCCCCGCGTGGATGGTCAAGGCCAGCATCATCGCCCTGGTCGCGTGGATCGCCCAGACATTCTTCCAGCTTGTTTTGCTCCCGGCCCTGATGGTGGGCCAGAACTTGCAGAACGAGGCGGCTGACGCGCGGGCCGCCAAGACGTTCTAGGACGTAGAAAGCGTCAAGGCGGACCTGATCACGGCCCTGGACCGGCTGGACGTCACCACCGATGGGGGCCTGAAGGCCATCCTCGACGCGGTGAACGCGCTGGGCGCACGCTCCGCTAGCAGTTCACCAGGGCCGGGCTCTGGTTGAGGATCTGCGCCCGCGTGCTGGTGAACTCGGCGTACTCCCCGTCCGCGTCCGGGTCGAAAACGGCCAGTGCGTGGCAGTTCTGGAACGCCAGCCAGACACCGAAATGCCGTCCCGCCGCCGCCCTCATCGCATCGCTGGCCACGAAGCGCAGGAGCTGGCCGCGGGCGTCCTCGTCCGGCGGGGCGATCTGATTCACCGCAGACGGTCCCCCGCTGGCCCGCAGCACGTTAACCAGGCCGGTCACCACGCTCCAGGCATAGGGCAGCGATGAGGCAATGCAGGCGGTGAACGAGGCATCATCCACCTCGCCACGCTCGGCCTGCTCCAGCAGTCCGGGGGAAACGGTCAGCGACATGCCTGCGTCCTTTCTTCGGTGAGCTATACGAGAACGGTTCTCAATAAGCTAGCAGGGAGGCCGCGCGGGGTGGGCAACATCATCATGTTCGACGCAACGGACGTCGGCCAGATACCCGCCGGGCCCGCAGCGGTCGCCGGTTACGTCGATGGCCGGTGGGTAACAGCCCCGGTGCTGGCACACCGGTTCCCGCACGCCCGGCTCCTCACCATCGCCACCAGCCCCGCCCATGACGCGGACTGCCTGGACATCGAAGGCGGAGACGCGGCCCCCGCCGACGCGGCAGGCTGGTTCACCCGGCAGCGAGGAAGAGGAGCCGCCCGGCCCTGCCTTTATGCCTCGGTCGGGCTGATGCAGGCCGAGGTGATCCCCGTCCTGCAGGCGGCGTCGATCGAGAGGCCGCTCGTACGGCTGTGGACGGCTCACTATGCGGGGCTTCATGTCTGCGCGCACGACACGTGCGGGGAGCTGTCCATCCCTGCGGACGGAACCCAGTGGACCGACTTCGCGTTCGGCCGGCCCGTGGACCAGTCCCTTCTCCTCGCTGATTTCTTTGACACCCCGCCCGCCCCCAAGCCTGATCCGGTGCCCGCCTGGCAGGAGGCCATGATGCAAGCGCTCCCGGTAGTCCGGCCCGGTGACACGGGTGACGTGGTGAGGACAGTGCAGGGGCTGTGCGTCGCCCGAGGCCACCAGATCGCAGTCGACGGCGACTTCGGGAACGCCACACATGAGGCGGTCCTGGCGGTGCAGGCGGCGGCGCATATCGCCCAGGACGGCACTGTCGGGCCGGAGACCTGGCCGCCACTTGCCGGGGTCTAGAGCGTCCCGTGAAGTGGGGCGTGGCTGCGGTGTGCATTTACGAGGCGGCCTCGATCACGACCGGCAGGACACCGACGATCACCATGCTCTGCGCCCGCCACAGATGGCTTGCCCCGGCCGTGCTGGCGACGCTCGCTGTTCATCTGTACCGGCAGCCGCGAATGCAGCGGCACAGCAAAAGCCCCCAGGAGGCGCGTGCATGATACTGGGATGGCAAGGTAACAGCCCCACTACTAACAGTGGCTACGGCAAGATGACTGCCCTGTTCGTCCCCCGCATTGCCGCCCTCGGACATGAGTTCGCCTTCATATCCTCCCCGTACTCGTTCGGCGGATCCCCGATCGAGTGGAACGGCATCCCGATCCTGGGGACGGCCCGGGACATCGCCGGAAACGACACCATCCTGAGAAACCACGAGTACTTCAAGGCTGACCTCACGATTACCCTCGCGGACCCGTTCGGGCTGCTGAGATCCGCGAAGGAACTCGCCCAGATCAATCTGGCGTCCTGGTTCCCGGTGGACACGAGTCCCGTCGGCTACGGCGACGTGACGTTCCTGCGCGAAAGCGGGACCATCCCCATCGCGATGTCCCTGTTCGGGAAGAATGCCCTTGAGAACGAGGGATGCGAGCCGCTGCTGGTCCCCCACGGGTTCGACCCGGGCATCTACCATCCCGGCCCCCGCAGCTACCGGGACACGATCCCCGGCGTCACGGATGACACGTTCGTGATCGGGCTGTGCGCGATGAACCGGGACCCGAACCGGAAGGGGTTCTTCGAGCAGTTCGCGGCGTTCTCCCGGCTCCACGCGAGGCACCCGGACAGCTTCCTGGCGGTGCACAGTTCCCCCGGCGGCGGCGGGAAGGGCCTGAACCTGCACGGGATGGCGTGCCAGCTGGGGATCTCGGCAGCCGTCGGCTTCCCCGACTCCTACAGCTACGACCTGGGGCTGATCACCGAGGAGCAGATGGCGGCCTGGTACAACGGGCTGGACGTCCTGTCCTTGTGTTCTTACGGCGAGGGTTTCGGTTTGCCGCTCATCGAAGCTCAGGCGTGCGGCGTCCCGGTGATCACCACCGACGCCGCGTCGATGACGGAACTGTGCGGGGCCGGGTTCCTCGTCTCGGGGACCCCGTTCTGGTCAGATGGCCACACCTCCATGTGGACGCGGCCTGACATCTCCGACATCGACGCGGCATACGAGGCGGCGTGGAACGCATGGCAGCAGGGCGCGCTCCCGTGCAAGCCCGCGGCGGACTTCGCCGCGCAGTTCGCCGCGGACAAGGTGCTCGAGGACTTCTGGAAGCCTGCCCTGGCCGAATTGGAGGAACGGATCGGATGAGCATCTGCCCCGGTTTCCGCCCGGTAATGGATGGCAAGCGGGTTGTCTACATGCCTGCTGGCGAAGTCAGTGAGCCGACGCCGGTCATGCAAGGCTGGTACCGGACCATGCCGGTTCCTGACCAGATGCACTGCACCAACTGCAAGTATGAGTGGATCACGCTTGCCACCTGCCGACCCTGCCTTCCGGGATGCCCGTGCGCTCCGTTCCATGTGCCCGTGTACCCTGTCCCGCTCCCGGAGACGCTGGCGTCGCTCGAGGAAATGCTCGCCTGATGCCGCTCGCCCGCACTTACGACGCATCCATCGGGAAAGTGGTCACGACCGTTCACGACGCGTTCGCCGACCGGCTCAGCCGCTGGAGTGACATCCAGGAGTATCTTCCGTTCCTGCACGAGACGGCAGCGTCATACCCGCAGGTCAGGGTCCTGGAACTGGGATCTCGGCGGGGTAATTCGACGCTCGCGTTCCTGGCTGCTGCCCTGACGGTACGCGGCTCCGTGGTCTCGGCGGACCTGGACCCGGTGGCTGATTATGACGAGGGGATGCGCCGCTGGCGGGACTGCCCCTGGTGGACGTTCGTCCAGGGCGACGACATGGACGAGGCGGTGCAGGCACGTCTCCCCGCACAGTGCGACGTCCTGTTCGTCGACACGTCGCACGAGTACGCGCACACCCTGGCCGAGCTCCGCGCCTACATGCCGAGGGTCGTCCCCGGCGGGGTCGCGCTGTTCCATGACACCAGGATCTTCGGCACCTGGTCAGAGCCGGGCGACACGATCCCCCCTGTCGCCAGGGCGCTGGACGGCTGGTGCGCGGAGGCCGGCCTGTCTTGGGAGAACCTCCCGGGGGAATACGGCCTGGGTGTCGTGAGGGTGCCGGGATGAAACGCTGCAAGCAGTGCGAGGACGAGGCAAAGCAGGGGCCGTCCGGCCCGGTCAGGATGATCGAGGTTACCCGCCGTGACGCGAATAATGTCCCGGTCGAGTTCCGGGAATACGACCTTGACCCCGAGGCTGCGGGAGCTGATCGACAGCGGCGGCCTGGACTGGGACAACCCGCGGCATCGTGAGGCGTACCTGCGCGCATGGGCCGCAGGCTGCCTGCCCGCGGGCAAAGAAGAAGGAGACGGCGATGGCCGAAGTCAATCAGACGAGCCAGCGGCAGTGTGACCGCTGCGGGGCGCAGTCGGATCCGGCACCGAAGGGGACCGCCCGGGAGGGGTGGCTGACGGGGCTCGGCCTGCACGCCCAGGGGGCGCCCGGAGTGCTCGACGACCTGTGCCCGGGATGCGCCGGGCTGCCCGTCGCGCAGGCCGTCGTGCCCGTGCCGGGGGAGCAGGCCGCCTGACGATGACCGGTGACCTGCTCGTCATCGTTCCCAGCCGGGGCAGGCCGGGAAGCATCGCGCGGATGCTGGATGCCGTCCGCGCCACCAGCCGCGCAGTAGCTCACCTGCATGTCGCGGTGGACGAGGACGACGAGGAACTGCCCCGGTACCGGGCGGTCATGGACAAGGCAGGCAGCGACGGGGACGTCCTGGAGACGGGCCCCCGCAAGGGCCTGTGCGCGTGGACCAACGAGGTGGCGGTCCGCCGTGCCGCCGAGTACCCGTACCTCGCCTCCTTCGGCGACGACCACGTGCCCCGGACCCCCGGCTGGGATCGGGCGCTGATCCGGGGGATTGAGCGGATGGGCGGCACCGGGTTCACCTACCCGTGGGACGGCACCCGGGAGGACATCCCCGAAGCCGTGGTCCTGTCCTCGGGCATCGTGCAGGCCCTCGGCTGGATGAGCCTTCCGGGCCTGGCCCACTTCTACCACGATGACGTCTGGGCCGACCTCGGCCGCGGCGCCGGGTGCCTGCGCCACCTGCGGGCTGTCGCCGTCGACCACCTCAACGTCGCGTCGGGCCAGGGGAGGCCGGACGCGACCGCCCGGGACAACGGCCGGTCCCTGGAAGCTGACCGTGACGTGTATTACGGCTGGCGCAGGGAGCGGATGGCCTCCGATATCGCCACGGTCGCCGCGCTGCGGGAGAAGGCGCTCCAGCCAGCCTGACTTTCCTTTCACCCTCTGATCCGGCCGCGTTACCCGCGTGCCGTCAACCCGCAATCCGGTACGTGACCGGCTCAAGAAAGGTGTTCGAAAAATGGCTTTGGCCAGGGTTTACAACGTGGATGCGAACAGCACCACCGGCATCACGATCGGTAGCACTACGCCCGGTTCGGAGTTCCCGATCCTGTGGGGGAACACCACCTCCGAGTTCAACGTGTCCGCCATCCGGGTCGGCACATACTCGGGGTCCTCGGCAAGCTACCCGTCCAACGGGACGATCACGTGGCGGCTGCGCCGCGTCGGGCAGGCGGCCACGTTCAGCGCGGGCCTGCAGGGAGGCACCGGGACGGCATACCCGGTCGGGCAGTCCACCACCGCAGCCGTGTCCACCTGGTACTACTCCACGTGGACGAACGCCACCGGGACATTCTCGGTGATGACCGCCTCCCCGGTGTGGGAGCAGACCATCCCCTGCACCGCCGGCGCGAACTGGGGCGAATGGTTCACCCCCGGTTTCGAGATCAATGTCGGGCCGGGGATCGCGACGCTGGCGCTCACCTACGAGTACGGCGCGGCGGGCACCAGCTCCGCGGTGAACCTGATGGCCGGGCTGGTCATCAGCGAGTAGCAGCCTGTTCTTGTCACTACCCGGGCGGAGCCATGGTCACGGTCGATGTTGACGACACGACCATGGCTCCGCCCGGGACCCGGCAAGAAGATGACGCCGGGGATCCGGACAACACGGCGCAGCAGAACACGTCATGGCGGGACGCCGCCGTCTACCTGGGTGTGGGTGCTTGAATGACGGTTTACACGCTGTTCGGCCAGACGGGCGGCGGGTCGGCCAGCGGAGATAACGCCTCGTACACGCTGGGAGTGCAGTTCACCGTCTCATCGGTGGTCACTCTCACCGGTATCTGGTGGTACTCTGCGGCCACTCAGAATGTCCTGCCGGCTGCCTGCTGTATCTTCGCGGAGACGTCCCCTGGAAGCGGCTCAATCGTCTCCGGCACGCAGAATAACTCCCCGTCGTGGTCAGGGGCGGCGGGATCGGGATGGGTCAGGTGCTCTTATTCCGCACCCGCCCTGTCTCCCGGGAACACATACAAGGCCTGCGTCCTGGGCTCGGGCGGCGGCACGCCCGGCTGGTATTCCGCGACGTCCCACTACTGGGACACCGGCTCAGGTTCGGGCGGCCTGGCCAGCGGGCCTCTCAGCGCCCCGGGCAACGCGGGCGGCGACGGCGGCCAGGATACATTCGTCACCCCGGCCGCAGCGCTGACCTACCCGGCCAGCTCGTTCAACGCGGCGAACTACTGGGTCGATGTTGAGGTCACCGCATCCGGCGTCACGCCTGCCGGGCCTGCTTATACCGCGCTCATGAGCGGCATGTTATGTCTGCCATCAACATTACCTACAGTAACTATTACCCGTCGCCGGTAAGCGCGGACCCGCAGCCGGCCGGCAACCCGTCAGGCGGCCCGTGGACGCTCGCCTTCAGGGACGAGTTCAGCGACCCGCTGGGTACGGGCCAGCCGGATTGGACGGTCTGGGCCGATCATTTCATCGACGGGGAAAACGACCGGGGCTACAACAACAGCAACGAGATCGAATGGTACGACCATTCGCACACCGGGGAGATCATCTCCGGCGGCATCCTGTCCCTCAAGGCGATCAACCGGGGCAGTGTCGCCGCGGTGCAGGCTATCGACCCGCAATGCCCTGATCCGCTGCCCAACGGGCAGCATGCCACGTACACCTCCGGGATGATCCAGTCGTTCCGCGCCTTCAACTTCACCTACGGCTACGTCGAATCCCGCATCCAGAACCCGAGCGGCGCGGTCACCGGCTGGTGGCCCGCGTTCTGGATGGTCACCTCCGACAACGCCTGGCCCCCTGAGATCGACATCGACGAGATGGACGTCCCGGGCGTCATCGACAACAACTACATCAACACCGCGGGCAGCTCGCAGACGTCCACCTACTCCGAGGACACGTCCTGGCACGTGTACGGGATGCGCCTGGACGCCTCCCATGTGACGTTCTTCCGTGACGGCGTGGAGACCTACCAGGCTAACTACGACGGCAACGCCTACCCGTGGTTCATCATCTTCAATGCCGCTGTCAACACCAGCGCAACCGGTGCCGGGTTCCCGTGCCAGTGGAACATCGATTACGTGCGGGCCTGGACGGTGCAGGGCGTCCCCGGCCAGCCGGTCATCACCTCCGTCACCCCGTCCACGGGCATCCCCACGGCAGGCACCCTGCAGGTCGCGTTCAGCACAGTCTCCGGCGCGGCGAACTACCGGGCCACCGCCGGCTGGGTGACCGGCTACCCCGGCAGCCATTCGTTCACCGCGTCCGGGACTGGCAGCCCGCTCACGATCAGCGGCCTGGTCAACGGCGATCAGTACATGGTCACCGTCGGCGCGTCAAATGCCACCGGGTGGGGTATCGAGTCGCTTCCCGTCCCGGTGCCGCCGGCTTAAACGGGGACCGGTGCCGTGAGGAAGGCGGGCTAGCGTGGCAGCGCCGACCCTCATCCAGTACGCCGAGACCAGCTGGACCACCCCCGATACTGCGAAAACCACTGGCAGTATCACCTGGCTAGCCGGGGATGTCATCGTCGCCGTCGCCGGGGACGAGAGCCAGCGGACCATCCCCACGCCGACGTTCGCCGGCGGCACGTTCGTCGCGATCACTGGCGCGGCCTGCACTAACGCCAGCAACTGCGCCGCCAACGCCTGGTCCTGCACCCCGGTCTCGGGGGGGTCCGGCGCGGTCAGCATCGCGCTCACGCCGGACATCGACGGTCTCGGCGTCTGGGTGTGGCGGAATAGCGGCGGCATCGGGAATGTCGGCTCATCCACTTCGACAGCCAACAACAACCTGACCCAGAGCCTCATCCGGTCCGGTAATAATTCCTGCGTCGTGGGCGGCTGTTTCGACTGGAGCGCGACCGCGACCACGGGTTACGGCTGGACGCCGACTGTGGCAAATGACCGGCAGCACGGCCAGGTCAGCGGCCAGTATTCCTATTATGTCGCGGACTGGGGTGATCAGGGCAGCGCGGGTACCACCTCCTACGGCCTCACCGGGATTACCGCCGGACCGTTCGCCCGGCTGTTCGTGGAAATCCTGGGCAAAGCTGCCGCCGCCGTCAGCAAGGCGGGGTCTCCCGTGAAAGCGAAACTTCCCTGGCAGCATGACCTGACCCTTGAACCTCCCGGTCTCATTTACGTCAATTAAGGGGGTGCCCGTGCACGGCATCTCCCTGCGTCCCCGCGCGAATATTCCCCAGCCCGTAAGGGGACGCTGCAGCAGCACGGCAAGCATTCCCGTGTGCAACCCGCGTAGGCGGATCGTGAAGCCGCTGCGGTGCAGGATCCGTGCCCGGCGGCAGCCCGCCGGGAGGGTGCACTCGAGGAAAGCTGCCAGGGCTGCCTGCCGTTGCATGCTGACGGCGAGGGAACCCGACCAGGAGGAAGATTTACTGCGCCCTTAGGGGCGTCCTGTGACCACATTCGCGTCCGGGCGGACGATGTGGAACTCCGGTGCCCCGGTCAGCAACCCGCAGCCCGGTCCCGTCTTCCGGCAGCGGACAAGCCAGCGGCGCCCGCGCGGGGCAATGTACCTTCCCCGCTCAGGCGGGGTCTTCGGCGGTTACGGACCTCAGTCCGGGGATACGTCGTTCGGTTCCGGGCGTGTCATGTGGAGCAGCGGCGCTCCCGTCCAGAACCCTCCCGCCGCTGCGGGGCCGCCGCCTCCGCCTGCGCCCGTCAGGGCGAAGCAGCCGCTACCCGGGCGCGGCAGGGTCTATTCCAATGCCGGCGCCCCGGTCCGCAACCCGCAGCCAGGACCCGTCTTCCGCCAGGCGGCAGCGCCCATCCGGGTGCGCCTGCCGCAATTGCAGCCGCGCGCCGGGCGGATCAGCAGCAATAAAGGATCACTTCCCCCGGTCCCGGCCGGGCCGCCTCCGGTTTACCCGCTACAGGGACCGGTACGTGCCCGCCTGCCGCTGCCCCAGCCTCCCGCCGGCAGGATCGCCGGGCATGCCGGCGCCCCGGCCGGCAACCCGCAGCCAGGACCCGTCTTCTATCCTGCGGCCTCCCCGATCCGGGCCAGGATCCCGCAGAACGCGCCGCGAGGACGCACCGCCTCCGGCACCGGAGGGCCGTTCGTCAACCCGGTCACCGGCACTGGTCCTGTCTTCTGCCCGCGCAACCAGGTCCGGGCGCAGCTTCCGCTGCCCCGCCGCGGCACCTGCCGGACGATCCGGTTCTACCCGCTTCCTGTCAGCCCCGTGTCCGGCCCGGTATTCACTCAGGCGGTTTCCCCGGCCCGCGCGAGGATCACCGCCCCGCCACGCGGGCGCGTCTCCTCCAGCCCCGGTGCCGCAGTCCGCAACCCGCAGCACGGCCCGGTGTTCCGCCAGGCCGTACGCCCCGCGCAAGCCCGGATCTCCCAGATCGTCCCCCGGGGCCGGACCGCCTCCAGCATCACCGTTCCCGTCCCGAATGTCGTCCGGGTCACCGGGGGGATGCCGGGACCGGTCCGCGCAGCACTCCCGGTGCACCTGCGCGGGTCTGTCACTTCCAGCCCGGGCGGCCCCGTCCGCAACCCGGTCCCGGGTCCGGTATTCCGCCAGGCCACATCGCCTGCGCGGATCAGGATCACCCTCCCGCCGCGAGGACGCACCGGCTCCAGTCCGGGCGGCCCGGTCGTGCGCGAGGTCACGGGTCCCCCGTTCTACCCGGCCCGGTCCCCGGCCAGGGCACGGATCCCGCAGGACGGGCCGCGCGGCAGGATCACCTCGTCGGCGGGCGCACCGGTCCGCAACCCGGTCCCGGGTCCCGTCTTCGCCGCTGCCGTCCAGCCTGCCCGGGCTCGCGTCCCGCAGGCGTTCAGCAAGGGCAGGGTCTCGTCCTCTGCGGGCGGCCCCGTCCTCAACCCGCCGGCGCCGCTTTACCCGCTGCGGGCACCCGTCCGGGGCCGCCCGGCCCTGCCGCCTCGCGGGCGCATCACCTCGAACGCGGGCATCCCGGTTCCGCGCCTGGCACCGGTCTACCCGCTGCACGGCCCGGTGCAGGCCAGGATGCCGCTCCCGGCACGCGGGCGCATTACCTCGAACCCGGGCATCCCGGTCACTGCAGCGCCGAAACCAGCACAGGCCTACCCGCTGCACGGCCCGGTCATGGCGCGCAGGCCGCTGCCCCCGCACGGCCGGGTCATCACCGGGAACCCCGGCGCACCCGTCGCCAACCCGTCCCCGGGCCCGGTGTTCCATCCGGCGGTCAAGCCGATCCGGGGCGTGATCCCGCAGAACGCCCCCCGGGGAAGGACGAGCTCCAACCCGGGCGGCCCGGTGGAGAACATCCCGTTCAAGCTGATCCTGGTCACCGTCGTCTCCGCCCGCCAGCTCTGGTCGGTGCCCTCGGCCCGGCAGCTCTGGTCGGTTCCCTCCGCCCGCAACAGCAGCAGCTAAGGGGGGCGCGGTGATCACGCTCACCCAGCTGGCTGAGTCAACGGAGTTCGTGCAGCTCCAAGTGCAGGCCACCCTCAACGGGGCACCATACAACCCGACCGCGGACAGCGTGGCGATTGCCTTCGTTCCGATCACCTCACCGCCGACCTCGCCTGATCCGACGAGCGGCGAGTGGAACACGGCAGCCTGGGAGACGGACAGCAATCCCGCCACATACTGGGCATCGATCCTCGTGGGCCCTCTCAACGGCGGGGTCAACCTCGCCGTCGGATCCTACGTGGCCTGCGTCCGCGTCACAGATAACCCGGCAGTCCCCGTCAAACAGGGCTGCTACTTGCTGATCATCTAGCTCGCGGGGAGGCAGCATGCGCGCTGTCAGGGCCCTCGCCTCGGTGCCCCCGCACGTGACCGGGTGGGGTATCTTCTGGCTGGCGTGGATGCTCACCGGGACCGGCGTCGAGCTGTACTGGGTGGCCGTCAACACGGCCAATACGCTGTCGCGGCAGGTCTGGGGGCTGGAGCGGATCGACTTCGCCCACCCGCTGTACTTCTCCGACTGGACGTGGCTGCACTGGCTGATAGCCGTCGTACTGTGGCTGTTCTTCGGCTGGCTCAGCCTTCACTTCCCTTTTGCCTGGCTAAGGTTATGGCCAGCCGCTCATCGTAACCCCGCACCCTGACATTCCCCGATTGGAGTCCCGTTGTCCGAACCCGCCGCTGTCGAGACACCAGCAGAGCCCGTGAGCGAGCCTGAGGCCACCGAACCGGCGCAGGCGCAAGAAGGCGCCGAGGGAGAGGCAGGAGCCGCTGAGGCCGCACCTGAGCCTGCCGCCGCGCCCGCTGAGGCCGAAGCCCCGGCGGACCATGAGAGCCTGCTGCACGAGCTCGCCGCGGTCATCCGGGAGGACGCCGGTAAGGCCCTGGACTGGATCCAGGCGCACGGCCTCTAGCTAGACCCGCTTTCCCTTCGCCGCTTCAACGACACCGGCCCCCTACCTCCTGGTCCTGCGGGATCAGCGAGGTAGGGGGCCGGTGCTTCTTTTGTTTCCGGCCGGTCACGGCCGGGTACGATCCCGTTGGCTGACTGCTAGCAAGGCAACGCCGCCTCAAGTGCCGGACGGATGCCCCCTGCCCGGCATCGTGCGCTGAGTGAACCGGCGCAGTCCCGTTCCCTACCCGGAAGCCCTCTCCCCGGCCGCGCGGCTCGCCTTCCAACCTTCATCGCGCCGCGGCCGGGGCGAGGTGACGCCTGGCGGGAGTCCTATCCCTTCCCTCGGTGCGATCTTTCAAACGTCACCTCACGAGCGGAAGTCCAGCACCTCACTGGACTGGGGGGGCACCGGGGCCGGGGACAGCGTGACCCGGTACACGGGGCCGTCAGGGGTCACGGACAGGATGGTGAACGTACCCGTCACCAGGCCGACGCCGTGCAGCGTCTCACCTGGGTACACGTCACAGGGAGTGGTCAGGACGCCGTGCTCGTCGTCGAGGAAGACGTTGGGGTAAGCCAGCCTGGGGTAGACCGGCCTGGGATGGTGGTGATGGACCGGCTTCGGGCAGGCGGCTGCGGGCAGCACGGCCAGCAGGACGGCAGCCAGGGCCAGGACCGACGTGAACAGGGTACGCATAACGGTTCCTTCCGGTTGATGAAGTCTCAGCAGGGGCGAGACGGCGCCGGAGAGAGCGGGAGGACATCTCCGGCGCCGTGCGCGGGGAGTTACGGGCAGAGCTGGTAGCCAGTGTTGAGCCCGGTAATAGGCTCCGTGCAGCCCACGATCGTGAACTGCTGGTTGAGCCCGTCATTCTCCGGGTAGGCCAGGCCCCAGGTCCCGCTGCCGCCGTTGCCGCGGTCATCAAGGACATACGGGGTGTTCCCGGTGCCGCCGTGGCGGAAGCCGCCCGACAGGGACTCGTTGATCAGCTCGAGACCTGCGGAGCCCTGGACGGGCGCCCACACCTGGTAACGGTTGGCGAAGCTCGCCGACACGGAGTTGTCAGACTGCCACGTCCAGCCCGTCGGCGTGCCGCTGGTCCAGGTCACGGTGAACGTCGTGTGCGGCGCGACTGCCCACGACGGCCCGTTCCCGCTGACACCCGAGCCGGTGACGCTCAGGCCCGTCACGGTGCTCGTGCCCGTGAACGAGACGTTGACCACGTTGTCATAGGTGTTGGTGTACGTGGTGCCGGAAGCGCCGAGCGACGGCGCGGTCAGGGTCTCCCCGTAGGTGAACGTCCCGTTGCTGTTCGCGTTACGCAGCACCGTGTTCCACCGTTCCGCGCCGCGGGGGCCGTTGGCCAGCTGCTCGACGCTGACGGCGTAAACGTCGGTGCCGACCGTGAACGGGCCCGGCGCGGGCACCGCGTCGGCGTAGCGGACGCCGCCCTGGGTGAACGAGGCGAACTTCCCGTCCGGGGTGTAGACCGCCACGTACTCGCCGAGGCCGCCCGGCCCGTCGGTGACCGAGCCGTCAACTGCGAACACGGTAAGGTCCTCGGCCGTGGCCCCGGTGCTGTCGCCGAGGAAGCCGACGTGGGAGTTCCAGTAGTTGCCGCCGAGCACGGCCAGGTCCAGGGTTCCCTTCGCCTGGTAGGCGAGGGTGGCGCCACCGCAGCCGAGCGGCGGCGTGACCTGGTTGGCGATGCCCGTGCATGTGAGCGTCGTCGCTGACGCTGTTCCTGCCGTTACTGCCAGCCCGGCCAGCAGTGTCACCCCCGCAGCGAGAGCGAGGGCCTTAGTTCGGATGTTCACTGTTGATACGTCCCTTTCATGTGAAGGGGGCTCCACCCCGGCCCTGCGCCTGGGTGGTCCTGCGGGCCCGCCCCGGTGTTAAGCGGGAAGGGACGGGGGGTCTGGGGTCGCTACTGTTAAAGACGCAGCGAGGAAGAGGAGAGTAAGGGGCCGGGCGACTGCTCTCCGGTGCGGGTCAAGACGCCTCCAGGTCATCGTCTAGGTCATCGGCAGGATCGACCCAGGAATACCGTGGCCGCATCTGCTCGCACGGCGCGTCATGCTCGCTGCTCACATGCCGCCACATCGAGAAGTAGCCGCCGCGCAGGCTCTTGGGCTTCACTGGCTGGCCGCAGTGCTTGCATGGCACGACCCCGCCTGCCGCCGCGAACGCCGCCCGCCACGACTTCGCCTCAGTGAGAGCCCGGTCATGCCGCCCGTTTACCCTCTCCAGGTCCGCGCGGGCCTTCGCCAGCGCACCGCGCAACTCCTCCAGCGACTCGCCTGCGTGCTGCATGTCGGAACTGAGGCCCCGCACCTTCGCCTCGGCTTCGGACATCCGGTAGGCAAGCGCGAGCGTCAGCCACGCCGGGATCGTCCGCACCCCCGAGTAGGGGACGCGCTTCGCCCACTCCACGTAGTGAGAGCCGCCGAACTGCTTCACCGCCAGCAGCCCCGACCTGGCGGGGATCTCATCCGCCCGCACCAGCCCGGCCGGGACGGCGTAGGCGTGACGGCTGGCGGTCTCCCGCCATCCCGCCTGCTTCGCCGGGTCTTTCACGTCAGCGAGGAAGTCAGAGCGGCTGACCTTGATCTCGATCGCGAGCGTGTCCAGTTCCCCGATACCCCGCCTGCGGGCACGGCGGACCAGCAGGACGTCAATGGCGCGGCGGCGCAGGCCGCCCGGCGCTGCCGCTTCCTGCCGCAGGTCGGTGGACACCTCGAACAGCACGGCGTACTGGCCGACGTAGTGCCGGTATAGGGCGAGCCGCATCTGCTGCGCGGTCAGCGTGAGGGGCTTCTCCTCCTCGGTGCCGAAGTCAAGCTCAAGCAGGCTCACGGGGCCTCACCGCCCCTCCTTCTCCCTCGCTGCTGCCCTTGACCTTGACAGCCTCAGCGAGCCGGTCAACGGACCTCGCGACCTCAAGCAGCGCCGCAAAGATGATCTCGGCCGCCTGGACTTCAGGGGACCGGCCGCGTGGCGGCGCCTGTAGCGGCAGGCCACTCGGCGGTGGCGGCTCAGTTGCCCGGTGCCCTCTCATGCTTCTCCCTCGCTGCTGCTCTGACCTGCTCTTATGTCCGGGTTGGGACAGCCCGGGGAGGGGGCGCTCATGCGGCCGATCCGTGAGCATCGGGACCGGATGAGCCGCTGGCCGCCCGGAGGCTGGCGATGTAGTCGGCCACGGCCTGCCGGGGGATGCGCCGGGACCGGCCCCGCTTGACGGACTCGATCTCGCCGTTGGCGACCATCCGCCACACGGTGCGCCTGCCGAGGCTCATCCTGGCTGCCGCCTCCGGGACCGTGAACATTCCCAGCGCGTCGTCGCCGACTTCTGTCATAACCTTCCGCCTCTACGGGACAGTAGGAATTTACGCGACTTCCTACGGTTCGCTGCGATAAGTGAACCGTAACCGGCTGTGCAAGTCAAGGCAACACGAGACAACGGCTGGCAACTCTGGGATACAGTAGAGTCCATGACCGCAGTCGCACCCGAAGACCACGAGACGGTCACCGTCCTGGTCGACGTCGACCAGATCGTGGCGATGAACATCCGCTACTGGCGCCGGGTCGCCGCGATGACCCAGGAAGACCTCGGCAAGCTGCTCGGCTGGTCCGCCCAGAACGTGTCGGCCGCCGAAAGGTCCGCCGACGAGAAACGGGAACGCCGGCGGTTCGACGCAAGCACCCTCACCGCGCTGTCGCTGGCGCTCGGCGTCCCCCTCATCGCCCTGTTCTTCCCGCCCCCCGACGACAGCCCGGCCCGGCGCTACGTGTTCCCCGCGCTGCCCGGCGACCCTGAAGGCGACACCGAGCAGGACATGGGCGACCTGCTGGCGCTCGTCCTCATGCCCGACTCCAACGACGAAACCGGCGTCATGGCCTCCTACCGGGACAGGTTCGCCTCGCTGGTCGGCACCTACCTGGACCCGGAGATGAGCCGCGAGGTGGCCCGGTGGCTGGCGCGGACAGAGAACGCCGACCTGCGCGCCAACCGCGCCGAGCGGCTCCGCGTCCAGCGCGCCGGGCTGCTCCGCCTCGCCGCCGAACTGGACGACATGGCCCGCATCGTCGACCCGGAAGGAGGCTCCGGTGGCTGACAGGGAGCGCAAAGCACGGCCGAGGACCAGGGCCAACCGGGAAGGCCGCGTCTACCAGCGCGGCAGCGACAAGCGGTGGGTCGGCGTCGTCTGGCCGCCCGAGGTCACCGGAGGCAAGCCGCGGTACGTCTACGGCAGGAGCCGCGAGGAAGCCAAGGCGAAGAAGGAAGCGCTCGAGGCCGAGCTTGCCGACGCGGTGCCGGGCGCAGCCGGGAAGGACACCACCCTCGCCCGCTACCTCGAGCACTGGCTGGGCAAGACGCTGCCGCAGGCCGTCGCGGCGGGGAACATGGCGCAGTCGACGCTCGACTCCTACACCGACAACGCGGAGAAGCACATCCTGCCCGACCTCGGGCGCATCACGCTGCGGCACCTGACCGTCCCGCGGATCCGCCAGTGGCAGTACGACCTGAGCCGCAAGCCCTCGGGCCGGCCGCGCCGCAAGCTCCGCAAGGGAGAGAAGGCACTCCCGCCGCCTCCGCTGCTGTCCCCGCGGACCGTCGCCTACTGCCGGGCGATCCTGCACAAGGCGCTCGCGGACGCCATCATCGACCAGCAGTGGGGAATCAAGGACAACGTGGTCGGCTTCGTCAAGCCGCCGAAGCAGCGCCGGCAGGAGATCGCGCCGCCGACCAAGGACGAGGCCGCCGGCCTGATCGCGGCGAGCAGCAACGACACGCTCTGGTGCTACTGGCTGATCGTGCTCGCGCTCGGCCTGCGCCGCGGGGAAGGCCTCGGCCTGCGGTGGGATGACATCGACTTCGAGAAGAAGACGGCCACCTTGCAGCTCAGCATCCAGCGGATGCGCGGGGCGAAGGATGCGAAGACCGGGAAGCGCGGCGCGGGGAGGCTGGTCGCCAAGGACCTGAAGACCGAGGCGTCACGGGCGACGGTGCCCGTCCCCGCGAGCATGATCGACGCGCTCGCCGACTGGCGCCGGGAGCAGCACGCCATGAGGATGGCCTCGAAGGCGTGGCTTGACGCCGGCCTGGTGTTCACGACGTCGGTCGGCACGGCGCTCGAGCCGCGGAACGTCAGCCGGGCGTGGGAGGCGGTGTGCGCGCGGGCCGGCGTGCGGCGGCTGCGGATCCACGACCTCCGGCACGCGTGGGGTACCTACCTCGCGCCGGAGCCGGGCGTCAGCCGGAAGGCGCTCCAGGCCGGCCTGCGGCACGCCCGGTCGTCCACGACGGACATCTACATCCACGTGCTGGAGGAGATGAGCCGCGAGACCGCCGACGCGATGGACGGCATCCTGGTGGACCTTCGCGCGAGGGCGAGGAAGACGTCGTGAGCGAGCGCTTGTGTCAGCGCTGCTGTCAGATTCCGACACTAGCGCGTCAGATGGTCGGCCGAACTGCCTTTTACCTGGGCGCGCCCGGAGGGACTCGAACCCCCAGCCTTCTGATCCGTAGTCCTGGGCATACAGTGCCACGCTTTGCCGCCTTGTGCCAATTCCGAGGTCAGCGCCTTCCCGGCAACCGGAGGCAAAACCCGGCACTGGTATGCGCTAGTGTCAGCGCTGCTGTCAGCGGTCCTGCGTCATGAGGCGGTATCCCTCAATGCCGCCGCCCCGCTTCTGGGAGGGCAACCCCGCCTGCTGGCGATGGAAGGTGCCGGGCCGGGCTGAAGCCGAACGGCTGCAAGACAGGCTCCGCCGGGAACGGCTCGAGTGGAACCCAGACCCGGCGCCTTACCCAGGCGAAGAACTACGCTGGGTCCTGATGGCCGAGATGCACAAGGAGCGGTGCGCCATATGCGGCCGGCGCTGCAGCCGGAGCCTCCGCACCGACCACGACCACAAGACCGGCCTCATCCGCGGCTTCCTCTGCCCGTCGTGCAATACGACCGAGGGCTGCGGCAGCACCGGCACCGGGGGCATCTACGGGAAGTACCGGGCGATCCACCCGGCGCTGATGTGCGGCGTCCGGGTGCAGTACGTCGGCGCCTGGGGGCACGGATACATGGACGGCCTTACCCCGGCCCCGGAGTAGAGGAGGGTCGGTCCCGTGGCACCGCGCTGGATCTGGGTCAGCCTCCCCTACGCAACCTTCGGGCTGGCAGCAGAGAACGGGGTAGTGGTGGAGGCGGCCCCCATAGCCCGGTGGGCGGCCGGCCGCGGGGAACGGGAAGTAGCGGCGTACTACAAGCGACGGCGGGCGGTGTTCCGTGACCTGCCCGACGGGCCGTGCCGGGCCTGGATAGAGTTCCCCCGTGATGCCGGATGGGGAGACGTCCAGGTGGTGAGGACGCGGCTGGCAGCGGAGCTCGATTACGTCGTTGCCGAGCTTCGCGGCGCGGGCCCGGTGCTGCTGCGGTTGTCCGTGGCGGAACTCGACCGGGAGGAACTGCTGAGGGTGCCGGGGCAGCGGTTAAGGACGGCAGCGAGGGTGAAGAGGCGCAAAGGGCGTCGACTTCGCTTGCCGGAAGCCAGCCCTCGTGAATCTTCCCGTCCCAGTACCAGGAACCCTCGGCATGCTTAAGGCCCCCCGAGCACTGGTAGCCTCCCTCGCGGCACGGTCCCTGTGAGCCGACGCGTCCGTAACCCCGGCACTTCGGGCACGACCACCACCGGCACCAGTAACCCTTGCGGAACATCTCGATCAGCGCATCGGGATGCTTCGTGCACTGGATCGAGTCCTCGTGCAGGTAGCAGTCCTCTACGTCGGTGTACTCGATCAGGTGGCCGGTCGCGTCTAGCGGACCCTCAACGACCGCGGCGGCCCATGCGGTCAAGTGCCGCCATGACTTGCACTCGCCGCAACGGTAGGCGCCTTCGGCCGTCGTCATCTTCCTCTCCCTCGCTGCGCTCTTTAGCGGTCATCCGGCCGGGGGTGTCGTGGTGATCTGGCCGGGCTCCGCGAGGTCGTCCCATCGGCTTGCCAGGACCGTGAAGCCGCCAGCCTTGCAGACGGTCTCGAAGCGGTGAACCCGCTTGCGCTTGACCATGCCCCAGCAGTTCCGGCACATGATCCCGGCGTTGGCTTCATACGGGAAGGGAGCCGGGCAGGTGCAGGGGCAGTCCGGCTCGCAGCGGAAGTGGGTCGCGGGGTGGCCGGGGTCGAATAGCCCGGTGTCTCCGTCCACAGATCCTTCTCCCTCGGTGCGCTCTTTGGCGTTCACGGCCCGTTCTCCGCTGCACCGCGATCAGGCCGGGCGAACCACGTGCGGCAGCGAGGGCACCACCACAGGCCGCAATGAGGGCAGCGGTACAGGTCGGCGTTGAAGTAGGTCCGGCAGTGCTCGTGCATCACGGTCGCTTCCCGAAGAACCCGAGGCCCACGGCGACGATCAGCGCCCCGGCCAGCGGCAGCAGCGAGCCCGTCACAGTCATCACCGCCAGCGCCGCCATGGATACGGCGTACATGGCGGCGATCTCGACGGGACGGATCATGTCGGACGGCCATGTGACCCAGCGGATGATCTTCCAGCCGAGGCGCAGCTGTTCCCGCCAGGGCATCATTGCGGCACCTCTTCCCACGGGCTGCGGGTCACTGTGCGGCGGACGAGCCGGCCGTTCAGCCTCGCATGGTCAGCAACGGACTGGCGTGCCGCCTTCTCGTCGCGGCCATAGTCGTGGACGTCGGTCAGGCAGTCATCGTGACGCATGCCCCACTCGGTCACAATGGTTTCGGCGCGGCCCGTGACGATGGCCTCAGCCTCGTCCAGCTCGCGAGTGAGATCCGGTTCCTCAGACAGCACCGGGCACCTCCGGGATGAGTCCTTGCTTGCGGCCCCACCGGAGCCACGCCTGCCGACCGCCCTCAATCGTGGTCTCACCACGCGCCTCGTCGTTGCCGGTGAGCACCGTCAGCGCCCAGAACCAGTAACCGCCCTCCCCGGCGAGGTCTTCCAGGATCAGCGGCACGACGCGGGGGCCGAGGCCGATGATCTGCTGGTAGGAGAGGTCCAGGATGATGTGCTGGACGTTCGACTCAAATGAGGTGGCTGCGTGCCAGTCGTGCTTGAGCTGAGCGAACCGGCGGCGCAGCTGGTCGTCCGGTTTCACTCCCCATGCTTCGGCTAGGAGGGGTGCGGCTGCTTCCAGGGCAGCCCTGGCGAGACGGTCAGGCTCGACGCCGTTGGCCCGGTCGAGCTCATCACGGATGGCTGTCCCGGCAGCAGCGAGGATAGGAGCCGGGATCTCAGTGCTCATCGCTGCCAGCCTCCTCCCCGGTCAGGGCAGCCGTGATGGCCGCGCGGAGCTTCCTGGCGCACTCCTCGAATGCCTGAGCGCGCATGCTCGTCGCAACCCGGGACTGCGGGTCGGCCGTTGACTGAGCCAGTGCGTCCAGCCTCGCCGTCTCCTGCTCCCAGCCGCCGGGCAGCTCCAGTGCTGCCCCTACAGCAGCAAGGAGAAGCGGTACGTCATCAGCGCTCGCCCTGATGTCCTCTACGTAGGCAGGGCCGTCAATGTACAAGTGGCGCGCCCTGATCCCGGCCAGGATGGCGGAGGGGTCGGCGTCAGTCATCGCGAAGGCCCTCGGCCTTATACCCGCGTGCCCGCAGCCAGTAGTTGGCGCAGTCGTAGTCACAGGTGCAGCGGGAGCCGGTGCCGTTCGGAGCGGTCACGCACGGGCGGTGGTCGGCGATGATCTGCCGGGCTTCGGCTGATTCGAGCGGGCTGCTCATCAGTCCTCCTCTGTTCCTGCCCCCGCAGGGGCGGCAAAGTAGATGGGGTGGTGCGGCCGGTAGACGCAGAAGCCATCCTCGTCACGGGGCAGCCCGCAGCACTTGTCAGCCTTGGCCGGGTCGGCAGTGACGAGGCCGCGCCGGATCAGCATCTGCACGAACTCTGCCTCGGTCACTGGTCTTCCTTCCCTGCTGCTGTCGCAGCGGTCACCTGGACGGCGGCCCTGCGCTCTTGCATCCTGAGCAGTTGCCGCGCCTTGCGCCGGGCCTCAGGTCCGGGCCGGGGCAGGTCCCGCTTCCCGTGCTCCGCAGCCTCGGCACCGGAGGCGAACAGCGGCACCGGGGAAACGTAGTCGTAGATGGCCGGGTCGACGTCGCGCCCGTGCATCCTCATGGCGAGGTTGTTGAACATGTCGTGGCAGCCGGCCCAGCCTGCGCACAGGTGCTCCTGCTGGGAGTGGCAGTGGAACAGGCCGGTCGCGCGGGCCGTCAACTGCTCAGGGACGTCGCCGTCGTAGCCGGGGAGCTTGCCGTACTCGCTGGCTGCCCAGATGCCGGACGGGACATCGCGGCGGTATGGGCAGGTGGGGCAAGGGCGCTTGCGGACGGTTATCACGGCTGCACCTCCTCTGGGAAGACCGCGCCGAGGGAGGAGACGAACCGCTCCAGCCACGTCTCAGCCTCAGCTTTGAGCTCGTCCGGGTCGTCGGCGTAGCGGCGCTCGCCTAGCGCTATGGGGTAATAGGAGGAGAGCGTCCACCGGGGCGTGTGGCTGCTGGGCGGGTAGATCCTGAACGCCTCGGCTGTGAGGCCGACGGCGTAGCCGATGAGGCTGCCCCTGATGCCGCCGTACGGCTGGTCGTCCTGCCAGCGGATGTGCTCAGTCATGGCTGGCATTCCTCTCCGTCCTCAGCGCACGGGCATCCGTCAAGGTCGTCCGGGTCAAGGTGGACGTACCGGCCCGTGACCAGCTCGCGCTTGAGTTCGTGGGAGCAGGTGAAGCACCAGATGTCGGTCATTGCCGGTCTCCGTCCTCAGCAGCAAGGAGAGAAGCCAGCTTCTCGGCGTCCTCAAGGCTGAGGATCAGGTCGCGGGCCGCAGTGGAGAACCGGGGGCTGACGCCGCTAGCGATGAGGACGAGGCGGATCTTGGCGGCCCGGTCGTCCAGCACCTTCGCTGCGGCGGCGAGTGCTGCTTGCCGCCGCGCCTTCTCTTCGGCTGCTTCCCGTCGCTGAGCCATGACCTCATCCCACGGGCCGAGGACGGGCGCGAGCCGGATGAGGAGCATGAGGCCGATCTCATCGTCCAGGTGCTCCCATCCGGCAGCCTGCGCGTCCGCGAGCGTGACCTTGGCCATGCGGGCGGCTACCTCGTCCCGGTCCATGCGACGGGTGAACTGGTCGCGCATGATGGCGACGAGATAGCCCGTTGAGCCAGAGCCGTAGGTGCCGGAGCGCGGTTTCGCATCGTCCGCAGCCTTGCGGAAACGAGTTCCGAGTTCGCTGCGGGGCTGGCTCGCGTAGAGGTCGGCGCTCAGGAGCATGACCGGCTTCGGGTCCTGGTACTTGCCCTCTTGGTAGGCGTAGACCACGCCGGGCTTGATGTCCTGCTTCCTCATCGGTTACGCCTCCTTGGCCGTGACGATCAGGCGGGGAAGCTCGGGGCGCATCTCGACTGCGTAGCCAGCGGCATCGATGGCCCTGGCATACCGGGTAAGCTGCGCCAGCCTTTGCGTCATCGACGTGCCCATCGTGACGGAGGAGTAGCGGACCTCCACCTCGGGACCGGCGCCGTATTTCGACACGCTGTACCCGGAGACGCCTCTGCGGAGCTTTGAGACGGCGCGGGTGAACCCGGCAGTAGCCAGCAGGCGGGAGATGCCGGAAGCGGTGGGGGTCTTGGGGGTCACGGGGTCGCCTCCTCGTCCAGCACCCTCAGCAGGTCGCGCACTGCGTTGGCCAGGACGAAGGCCCGGTCCAGGTACAGAACCTCCGTATTCGTGTCCCACTGCTCGAGGGCCTGCCTGAGCTTGTGCTGCCGCCACTGACGTTCGGTCCAGCCGTCCGGGCGGCCCTGGGGGGCGGGGGTCTTGGGGGTGGGGGTGGGGTTGGCACCCTCCCGGAGGTGGGGGTCATGGTTGGCACCCTCCCGCCTTGACGGGCCGGGATTTCTTGAGGTATTCATGCTGCCCTCCTAGTGGTTCCCGCTGCTGCTTTCGCAGGCTGATGCGGGCGTACGCCCCGTACCCCGGGGCCTGCGCAGGGATCAGCCAACGAGGCCAGTCCCCGGGCAAGGATGTTCTTCGCAGCATTCGCGTCTGCGTGATCAGTGTGGCCGCACTGCTGGCACCGGAACTCCGCTTGGCTCTCGCGGTTGCCCGGTGAAGTGTGGCCGCACACGCGGCACTGCTGCGACGTGTGTTTCGGGTTGACGTAGACGACCAGCGCGCCCGATGCGGCAGATTTCTGTTCCGTCCGGGTGGCTAGGTAACCCCAGCACGACGCGAGGATGCCTCGGCTCAGGCCGGCCTTGGCGCGTGCGCCGTTCCGCAGGTGCGTGCCCGGCTGCTCAGGATCGGGCCTTGGCTTCGGCTTGCGTACCATCCCGGCCGTGTTCAGCTTCTCGAACACGATCAGGTCATGCTCCATGACCAACCGCGTTGAGACCTTCTCGGCCCAGTCCTTCCGCCGGTCGGTGACCCTCGCCGTGATGCGTGCCAGTGTCAGGCGGCTCTTTTCGCGCTTCCGTGACCCCTTCTGCTGCCGGGCCAGCCGCCGCTGGAGTGCCAGGTACCGCGCTGCGCGGCGGTCGCTGATCCTCGGTGCCCGGTAGTGCTGCCCGTCCGAGGTCACCAGCGCCGTGCGGACGCCGCGGTCGATGCCGGTGACGGCTCCGGTCGGTTCGCGGTCTATGGCGGGCTGCGGGCCAGGGAACGAAACATGCCATCGGCCGGCCCGGTCGAGGGTGACGCGGGCCATGCCGAGCCTGCCGGGGAGATCCCGCGTCCACCGGAATCGCACCCACCCGCACTTCGGGACGAATACCTCAGCCCACCGGCGGTTCAGTTTGCGGACCTTCGTATCGCGGATGACGAACCCGCGCGTCCCGCGCTTGGCACTGCGCCAGGTCGGTTTTCCTGCGGGGTTCTCGGGGTCAAGGAATGCGGCCATCGCCTTGTCGAAGTCCCGGAGGGCCTGCTGCTGGACAGATGACGATCCGGCGGCCAGCCATGGTTCGGCGGCGCGAGCTTCGGCGAGTTGCCGCTGGCGTTCAGCCGCCCCCGGTGCACTTCCGCGTCCGGGCCTCCACCACGACTGCTGCTCGACGGCTAGGTTCCAGACGAACCGGGCGTGAGCGCAGTGCTCGCGGAGGATTGCTTCCTGTGCAGTGTCAGGGTAGAGCCGGTAGCGAGTCGCCATCGATCCTCCCTGAAGTAAGTTGCGCTCTACAGTGCAACCCTACAACGCTTGCTCTCCAGAGCGCAACCCTGTTACCGTGATGAGGTGCTGAGCACCACGCAGGTAGCCGACATGGCCCGCACGACGCGCCACACCGTTGAGCGCGAGATCGGACGCGGCAACCTGAAAGCCGAGATGGTCGGCGGCCGGTGGGTGATCGACCCGGCCGAGGCCGAACGCTGGGCGGCGCAGTTCCGGCCCTACTCGGCGCTGCGCAAGAACTGACACGCCGGTCCCGCCGGTAGGCGACGTAAGGGTGAAGGCCCACACGCTCACGACAGCACCCACTCCGGTCGCACGGGCCTGCGGTCACCGTACGGCTCGTGATCGAGCGTCCACCGGACATCGCGGTTCTCCAGGTCGTCGCCCCAGTACGCCCGGCACTGCGCGCAATGACCACCCGCCCAGCCGGGCGCACAGGTCACAGGCTCCAGGGGGACGCGGTGAGTAGGGCAGAAGCCTTCGCTGACGGCAGCCCACTGGGGGAGCCACCAGGCGCGCCACTCGGCCAGCGCCTCGGCCTCGGTCATCACCTGGCCTCCCTTGTCCTTGCCGTCTCTGACCGCTCCACCCCGGCGTCGCTGTGCGCTTCGGCGATATGAGCCGCGACGGCGACCAGCAGTTCCCGGAGAGTCTCCCAGTCCGGGAAAACGTGATGACAGGGTTCGTGCCAGGTGCGGATGCCGGTCTTGCACCTGCGATCCGGGCGGCTCCGGGACTCATAGTGCGCACACACGAACTCCGTGGACGTGTTGCGGTCCCAGTCGGAGGAAGCCCAGTAGTCCACCGGCCAGTCCAGCGCCCTGTCTGCGTACGCAGTCACCGTGCCGTTCTTCTCCTCGCTGCGTTCTTCATCCCCCAGCACCACGTGCGGACGGGTATGCGTTTCCGCGCAGCCGGGCGGGCAGCCCCACATGATGGAGCGCATGTCCTGCCGTGCAAGGTCGTCCAGCACCTCACACAGTCCGTACCCGAGAGCAGGACGGCAGATCAGGTCCGGGTCATGGTCCGCATGGCGGCGCAGGACAGGCTCAGTCATTCGGGGTCTCCGTTGCAGGCCATGTCCCACACGACCAGGACGGCGACAACCAGGAATGCGGTCACGCAGGCCAGGAAGCCGGCGCACTCACGCAGCATCGGCGTCATCCTCCCTCGCTGCCTTGCGGTGGTGTTCCCGCTTGTACGCCCGCATTGCCCGCACGCAGTCCGGGTCCGGGTCCTCCCCGCGGCGCCTGTGCCTCACCCACGCCGCGTAAGTCCCGCACGGCTCGGTCACCGGACGGCCGCCCGCAGGCATCATCAGGGGCATCTGCCGCCACGCCATGACCACATCGAGGGTGTCCGTCCACGCCAGCAGGTCGGCCGGCGAGGCGTCCTCTACAGGCCATCCAGCAGCGAGGACGATGATGAGCGCCGCGGTCTCGGTGTCCCAGCCGCGCGATTCCGCCAGCCGGGCGATGCCCTCGGGGTCACCGTCGCGGACCCGGCAGGCAAGATCGCAGGCGACGGGGACCATGGACTCGGCCAGGTCGGCGCGGGGATCGTCCGGGGTCATCCCGCCTGCCTCAGCACCAGGTCCACGTTGCAGAGGAACAGCCCGAACCCGGCCACGATCCCCGCCAGCTTGTCCTCGTCGATCACGAACAGGTACGCGGACAGCAGGCCGAGACCGGCAGCGACGACAGCGAGGATCAGTTCGGCAGCCTTCACTGCGGAGTCTCCGCAGCCTTCCGCAGCGCCACGAACAGCCGCCCCTGCTCGATCGCGTCATCAACGGCGACGTGCGGGCGCAGCCCGGTCTTGTCGATCTCCCCGGCCAGTGCGCGCACCTGTGCCTTGCGCAGCCCGTAGTAGTCCGGGTGCCGGGCCAGCCCGTTGGCGTAGGAGCGGATGTCCAGGCAGGCGAAGCCGAGCGGATTCCGGCCGCCGAAGCGGTGGCAGTAGTAGTTGACGAACGCGAAGTCGAACGCGGCAGGCCACGCGACCGCGATCAGCTTGGCCTCGTAGCGGAGTTCCAGCGAGTCGCACCACCACAGGAAATCGGGAATGGCGTCGGCTGGCTTCTTGCAGTTGGCGGTCACCTCGGCCCAGGCGTCCGGCTGGGTGGCCCACCACTTCATGGTGTCCTCGTTCTGGACGGCATCTTCCAGCGGGTGCAGCGTGGAGTACCAGTCGCTGACCTCGGCACCGTCCGCAGTGAACGCGGCAGCGCCGAGGGCCAGCATGGAGTTCACGCCCGGTGCCGGGCCGTCCGTCTCGATGTCGATGCTGATATAAATCTCAGGCCGTGCCATCACGTGCCTCCTTCTCGTCGGTGCGCTCTTGACCTGCTGCCTCCATGACGTGCCCGATCCACGCTTCCACGGCCGCGCCGACGCTGGGATGCCACCCGAGGAACACCCGGGAGCAGGCGCACACCGGGTTGTCTTCGTGCCGGGCCCGGTCGCAGGAGATCCCGGCGAGGTAGTGCTCCCGGAGGGCACGGGTGATCCGCTCCCGGAGGGCTGCCCGGAACCGGTCCCGCACTACGGCTGCGACCGCTCCGGCCATCTCCTCGTCCAGCGCCTTGAGTCCGGGGTCACGCTCAGCCCACGGCAGGGGCGGCCACGGACGGGGCCGCCCCTGCCCGCCGGCTTCCCTTGCCTCGTGGAGGACCTGGCCGAGGGTGCGGTCAGAGGACGGGGTCGGTGAAGGACCAGTCATCGGGGTCGCCTCCCTCCTCGTCGGCGCCGATTATGGCCAGGATCTCCTGAGCCAGGTGGGGGCAGCAGGACCCCGGCAGCTTCAGGTGCCCCCGGCAGTGAGCGGCGATCCGGGCGAGTCTCACCGACCGTGACAGCCGCGCCGAAATCAGCTCCTCCCGCTCGGCCTCCGCTGCCACGGCCCGTTCCCGCCAGCCCTGGTTCTCCAGCAGGAGCGGTCCGATCACGTCGAGCATCACGGCGTCGGCCTTCCCGTCACGCCACGGGCTGGAGTCGAGCGCTCGGGCGAGCGCGTCACGGATGCTCTCGCTCTCAAGAGCGGCACCGACGGGAAGGGCCGGAACCGCCCCCGCCGCATCCTGCGCGCCGCGCCGCAACTGCGAGACCTCGGCAAAAAGGGCATCCCGCTCACGGGTGAGGCTGGCCGCGAGTTCCTCCCACGTCCGGTAGCCGCCCGGCCGCAGGTGCAGGTCCACCCAGCGGAAGTAGTCATCCCGCCACCGCACGGCGGCTTCCTGCCATCCGGGCGTCTTGGCGCAGTCATCCCATCCCGCGTTGGCGATGACGCCCCACGCGGACTCCAGCAACTTAGCGTGCGGCTCGGCGCTCCCCGGCTCGTCCTCCTCGTTGCCGAACTGCGGCTGCACCTCCCGGCTGCGGATACCGCCCCCCGTCGCCCTGGCCGCCAGCGCCCGGTCTTCGGCAGTCGGCTGGCCTATGTCAGGGCCGGCCTCTCCCGGAGACGCAGGGACCGCTACAGCGGCTTCCGGCGACCTTCCGGCTGCTATCCGGCCCAGGGTCGCGAGCAGCACGGAAGCCACTTCATCCGGGGCCGCGACCTGGCCATGCACTCGCTGGCCGCCGCAGGCCACGAAAAGCCAGAATCCGTCCAGCGCTTCCGCTAGTTCCGCCCCGGTGACGGTCGCCGGGACTGCCGGGGAGGGGGACTGGGGGTCAGGCATCAGAACGGGCTCCCGTCGTACTCGTACTCACCGTCGCCAGCGGTGAGCGCCCGCTGGTCCCGCGCCCGCTGCCACTCGGCTTCCTGCCGGGCCCGCTCGGCTGCGCGCCTGCGCTCGGCCTCCCATGCGCGGCGGACGCTCTCCTCGGTGACCGGCCGGCCGGAGAACCATGCCGTCGCCGCGTACTCGACGCAGGCCAGCGGGTTACCGCCCCACAGCTTCTCCGGCAGGTCGACGTGATAGGCGGGCTGGCCGTTCCTGACGATCTCCGTGACATAGCCGGTGTACTCGGCGTGCCCCATGAATGCGATGCAGGCCCAGTAGCCGTCAGGCTCCGCAGCTTCAGCGTCCAGCGCCTCCGCGAACTCGTCCTCGATGATGGTCCCGGGTGCTTCCTCAGTGCCCACGGCCACCCTCCAGGGCTTCTACCCAGCTAGCGAACATGGCCGTGCACTGGATCAGCTCCTTGACCAGCTTGTCCCGGTCAACGGGGCGGCCTTCGATCACGGCGTCGTTCAGTTCGCGGGCCACCTCGCCGACTTCCTCCATCGCGATGGCCAGCCGCCTGTCATTAGTCTTCGGGCCGAGCATCGAGTGCTCGCCGTGCTTCAGGTAGGCCCGTGTCGCCTCTGCCTGGATCGCGTCCAGGGTCAGGGCGGACAGGGCCAGCCCTGTCGTTTCGGTGGTGGTCATCTGCTCTCTCCTGGTCTCGGTCCGTTCGCTTGGCCGCGGGCCGCATCCGGCCGCCTCTTCTCGTCGCTGCGTCTTTCCCGGCTCATGCCGCCCCCGTCCTGGTCCCGTGAACCTGAGCCTGCGCATCCCGGTACTCCCCGAGACCGGCCCGGCGCTTGCCGGATGCGACAGCACGGGCGTCGAGGACGGTCTTGGTGATCGGCTCCAGCGGGCCAGAAGTCGCCGTGCACGTCTCGCTGTCGCAGTAGCACCTGGCCGGGGCGCAGTACCGTCTGCTGTCCGGTTCCGGCTGCCCGGCGAGCGCGGCCGGGGTGTGTACAGGGCACCGGGGGCCGCAGGCGTACGGGCGGGTTTCCGCGGAGCCGCAGTAGCAGGTGGTCATGCCGCCCTCCTCATCACGGGCCATTCAGCCGAGCGGGAATCCCACCGGCCCTGCGGGCTGCGCGGGTTGTGGCCCCTCCGGTACTGGTGACCCCACAAGACCAACTCGCCGCAGCCGCAGGCGCACGACCGGGCCGCTGCAGCCTGCCGTGCCACGTCCGCCGCGTACTGCCGGGCCAGCGCGGCACTCGAGCGGCACCGGCCGCGGTGACCCGCAGGACGGGCGCACCCGGCGGCGTCCGGCATCGGCCCGTTTGCTGCCTCGTACCGGGTCATGGGCTTACCGCAGCGGGGGGCGTTCACGCGGCGTCCGGGTCGTCGTTGCGGTGCAGCAGCCGTTCGCGGGCCTCAGCCGCCCGGTCGTGCCACCTCGGCGTTTTCCCGTCCGGCACCCTGATCGGGTTCGCGGCAGCGTGCCGCAACTCGGCCGGGTCGGAGTCGCCGCGCAAGACGAGGCGGACGACGTACCGGAACACCTGCTCCCAGGTCCACCCCGCGTTCTTGGCGGCGAGGATGGCGTTGGCGAGTACGTCGTGGTCCCAGTCGGGGCGCATCCTGCGGGCCAAGGCACGCAGTTCGTCGGGTGCTGGCTGGATGCAGGTTTCGGTCATGATGCCCTCGCTCCCGGGTTGCATCTCGGACAGGGACCTGCGTCGTCGCCGTTTGCGTCCTCAAGGCGCCGGTTAGGCGCACACTGGCCGCACCACGGCACAGGCGGCGGGCCGGTCCGTTCGTCGGCGCCTTGATGCCACCAGGGACCGTCATGCGACAGCCTGCCCGGGGCCTTCGATGCGGGATCGGCGGCGACGGCGAGCATCGCCTTGCGCACCAGCGGCCAGGGCCTCTCGCGGACCGCCGGGTCGTCCAGGGCCCGCCGGATCGACCTCGTGGACCAGTCCGGGCGCAGGGCGCGCACTTCCGCGACCAGTGCGCCGATGTCGGGGGGTTCATCCTGGAACGAATCCCCCTCCTCCGCTTGAACGTCCGGGACGGCGGCGGGCCAGAGTCCGCGGACGGGTTCCGCCGCGGCCACGGGGGAGGGGGAATGGTTAAGGGGAAAGGCCTCCTTTAGTACAGGACCGTAACCCTCCCCATTCCCCGCAGGGCCGGCGCTACTATTCCGTTGGGGTTCCCGAACCCTTCCAGAGGGGTTTTGACCAGCGCTGTTCCCTGAATTGCCCGCTTTATCCGAATGGCTGTCATCTGCCGGTTCGCCGTTAGGGCTCGGCGATGGTTCGGTTGGGGTTGGGGAGGTATTGCCGAAGGGTTCCAGATGGGTTATCAGGCTGTCCCTGATAACCTGGGTCTCACGGGCCACGCCGGCCAGGTCGAGACGGCGCACCTCAGTGTAGAGAGCCGCCTTGATAGGCGATGACTTGGATGCCCTGGCGGATGCCGCGGCGGCCTTGAACACGTTCGGCTGGCGCCAAATCTCGTCACGGCGGATCAGCGAGCGGACCAGCAGCTCGCCGGCCGTCTCGTCGGTCACCACGAACCGGGCCTCGCCTAGTTCCTTGAGGCTCGCGGCTACGTCCTCGAGGGGGATGTCCGTGGAGCGCGCCCACCGCTGGATGCGCAGGGGAATGATGCCCGAGTGCTCGAGGTCGGCCTGGGAGAGCAGGAACAGGTACATCAGCCGCGATGTGGTGGACAGCTCGCGGAAGTCCTCGTCATCCCAGATGGAGGCTAGGACGCGGCCGAAGCTGCGGGCCATGAGACACGCGCCCCCTTGCGGCAGTTGCAGGTCGTGCAGAGCACCTGGAAGTTGTCCAGCCCATCGGGACCGCCGAGCGATTTCGGCCAGATGTGGTCGATTTCCAGCGTCCGGAATACGGGGCGCCCGGCACCCTTCTTTTCCGGCACTGGGTCGCCGGGTTTCCATCCGCACTCCCGGCAGCGGTAGTGATCTCGTTCGAGGACGGCCTTGCGCAGGCCGCGGGGCGGCTGGGGTGCCGGCGCGCTGCTGACGAGGGCGCTGAGCTCCGCTGACGCGATGGCGCGCAGCTTGTCGGAGTCCACGGCCTCGATCGCCGCGATAGCGCCGATGAGCCGGCGTGGCTGGCGTGCGATCTTCTCGGCCTCGAAGTAGCCGGAGACGAAGGTGTCCAGGGAGACCTCATCGGTGTATGCCCAGCCGGCCGCTTCCAGTTCGGCCAGGGACGCCTCGACGCGCTCCGGAGTGGTACCGCCGCAGGCGAACCCGTTCCAGCGCCTCGGCAAGGTCGGGAGGAATCCGCCCGGATTCAGTTCGGACTGGGACAGGAGCAGCAGGTACAGCCATTGGGCATCCGATGCGAGCGACCTGAACGTCTCATCGCCCCAGATCGATGTGGGCAAAAGCCCGTAGCTTCGGGCCAACTCTGGCCGCCTTCCCGTCCTTCGTTGCCTGCTCTGCCGTACCGGACGAGAGGCGTCCGGGTTAAAACCCTGCGGTGCCGGGTCGCGCCCGGCCGGGTATCGCTGTCAAACCACGAACTGAAACCACGGTACCACAACGGGAACCGATACCGTACACTGGAGTCGTGACCGCAGTACTTGAAGATGAGACACTGGCCGGCGTGGACGAGAAGACCCGGCAGGCGCTCGAGGTTGCGGCCGACAACTACGAGAACGCGCCGGCGCGGCTCAAGGCGGCGATCCTCGCAGCGGCCCGCAAGGGAGAGAAGCCCGGCCGCATCGCGCGCACGATCAGGTACGCCTACAGCTACGACTACGTGGCGCGGATCGTCCGCGAGGACCGTGACGCCAATCCCGGCGCTTACCGGCGCGACGCCTCCGCCTCCTGAACTGTCCCAGCAGAGCCCCACTAGGCCACCTCCCCCTTTGTCGCTGCGTCCTGGCTGCCGTCCCGGCATTGCCCGCACAGGCCGTCCGGCCCGTCCGCGAACCGGAAACACTCCCGGACGTCAGCCCGGTAGCAGGGATGGTCCAGCGGGCAATTGCAGAAGGCCCGGGTGACGGGAGTCGTCGGCCTGCCCGCAAGCCGCGGCGGCGCCGTTCCCGGTCCGGAGCCGCCCGCGCGAGGCTCCCAAGTGACCCCCATCACGCCCGCCACTTCTCCCCGTCCCCGTGCTTCATCTTCTTCCCCGGCCTGCACACCGGGCAGTTCACAGGTCCCGGCGTGCGCTTCCCGGCCGGTATCTCACCGGGCTTGTGGTCAGCCTGGGTGTGACGTCCGGCCCTGGCTTCGTTCGCCCGCTGGCGGGCTCTCCTGGCTGCGTTCACGGCTGCTACGCCACCTCTTCTTCCCTCGCTGCGTCTTTGCCGGTGATCGGCGGCCTTCCAGTCGGGTCCTCAGCCGCGTCCCCAGGCCCCTGCTGCACCATCTCGCCCGGGTCCGGGCCCTCATAGAACGGGCACTGCCGCCGGGTCCTAGACCACTCCTCGCCCTCAGGGGAACGAAGCCACGCGATGATCTCAGCACTCATGCCGTCCCCTCCCTTGGTGCTGCGCTCGTGATCGCCGGCGCATCGGTGCCGTGCAGGAGGAAGCAGGCGAGTTCCCAGACGGGCGCGTTCAGCGCCAGCGCGGTGGCCGCCTCGGCGGTCGCACCCTTGGACGCCTGCCATCCGGGGAGGACCACCATGGCCTCGGCGTGCGCGCAGATCCATGCGAGATCCGCGCCGAGCGCCTCGCGCAGGCTGAATCCGTCCCTCTCTGCGGCGGACAGGTCTCCGTCGTGGCCGGTCCAGTCGAACCCGTTGAACTGGTCATACTCGGCCGGGCTGAACACCTCGTGGCCGGCCGAGCGCAGCAGCGCGGCCCCCTCGGTGAACGCCGGGCGGTTGAACTCCGGGTAGCCGCGCATCGGGCCTGCAAGGTAAATCCTCACGCTGCCTCGCCTCCCGTCGCTGCGCTTGTTCCGCCCTCGCGGCCCGCTAGCCACGCTTCCGCCCCGCTGGCTACCGATGGTGCGGGCCGCCACTCCTCGCATCCGCATCCGGGTCTCCTGCACGGGCGGAGCTCAACATCAGGACGGCGCTCGAGGCCGGTGTGGTCGTGGGAGGAGGCGGGGTCAGCGCAGAGGCACAAGCCGGTCATCATGCGGCCTCTCTCGGGAACAGGGCACCGTCATCGGCTGGTTCAGGCTCCAAGAGCGGCAGCGAGGAAGAGGCAGGAGCAGGCCAGGCCCCGTTCGCCGCTGCCCGGTCTACGGCAGCCAGGGCGGCCTTGTAAGCCTTCCGCGATGCGTCGATCTGCTGCTGCCATTCGCGGACGTGCTCGCACTGGGGGAGGTTCTGCTGGAGGTGGTTGTAGGCAAGCCAGAGGCGTTCGTAGTCGGCTTCCAGGGCCTCAAGGTCGGCGCTCATCCGACCCCCCGCAGCCCGGCAAGCGCCGCCAGTTCCCGCGCGATCTGCCCCGACAGCAAATGCTCAGGACGCCACACCCCTACGTCGGCCCCGGCCGCGGCAAGAGCGTCGAGCCACTGCTGCTGCTCCGCCGTCACCTGCCCTCGCTGCGTCTTCAGTTCCCGGAACAGGACGCCGCCAGGGCCGCACAGAACAAGATCAGGGAAACCCTTCGGGCTGCGCCGCGCGTCGTGAGTGTGGTACCTGAGCAGCCCCAGGTCCATGACGAGACGGCGTACGTGGGCGTCCAGGGAGTCCGGGCCCCGGTCTTCCGTCATCGTTGCTGCCCGGAGGTCAGCCAGGGAGGGGCCTGCCGTGATCCTGCTGGATCCGGCCGGCGGCGAGCCGTGCGCCATCAAGCTGCCGCCGGCCGGGCTCGGACCCGTGACCGCAGGACCGCTAGCCGGCGTTTCGTCCGGTACGGTCACGGGTGCCTGGTTCCCCGCCACGGTGAACGGCAGTGGCGGGGAAAGAGGGGTGCCGGGCTCCGCCACGGGGGGGATGTGGACGGAGCCCGGCGGCGCAGCCGGACCTGCGGGGGCTGGGTCAACGGCGGCGCGTCTCGGGCGAGGGGTCATTGCGCGGTCTCCCCTCGCTGCTGGTCTTTCAATTCCCGCTCGTACGCCTTCGCTGTCTTCGGCGCGATCCCGATGAGCTTCCCGGCCTGCTGTGCCGTGAGGCCCTGATCCAGGTAGCCGGCGAACTCGGCTAGCCGCTCCTTCCGCCCGGCCATCGCCTTGGCGTTCGCGGGGTGAAGCTCATCGGGGGCTTCGGCTCGTTCCGGGTAGTAGCGGGGGTCGTTCGGAAACCAGTCCGGGTCTCGCTTGTAGTGGTAGTAGCCGCCCTCGCCGTCGCCGGCGTCATCGCGGACGGTGGCCGGGCTGGACTGGCCCATCGTGGAGTAGCTGACCCTGATGGTGCTCACGAGCCCTCCTCCCCTCGCTGCCTGTCTTGCCTTCGCCCGTACAGCCAGTAAGCCGTCCAGGAGACAGCAGTGAGACCGGAGATGACGGCGGCGAAGATGCCTGCCGCAGCGCCGCTCACGACACGCGCTCCAGCGGTATCGGCCCGGTGTCGGCCTCGGCCATGCCGGGCACGATCCCGGGCGCGTTCCTGGCCGCGTCCGTCGCCTCTGGCTTCGGCTTGGCCGGCGGTATCACCCGCACCGACAGGGAGAACACGAGCCACTTCTTCGCTATGGCCAGGGTGCCCAGGGAGGCGAGGAAGCCGACGGTGGCGCAGACGGTCTCAAGAGGGTTCACGATCCCGGCCCTTCCTCGTCGCCGCTGTTGCCGTGCACCTTGCAAGCCGGGTCAGCTTTGATCAGCCGCCATGTCGCCGGGTCCGCCCGTACCAGCCGCCACGTGCAGCCGCAGCCTTCCGGGATGACAGGGGGGCTGCCGGGCTCGGATAGCAGGTCGCCGGTCACGATGCCCTCACTTCGCCGAAGTGGTATTTGCCGTGATGTGCCCTCGGATACGGGATAGCCCCGATGACCTCCAGGACCTCGCGGAGCATCCCCTTCGCCGCCTGCTCGTCTCCTTCAGCAGCAGCGAGGGAAAGGCTGGCGAGGGTGATGCAGGCGCTCCGCTGCTGCTCCGGGGTGACGGTCCCGGCCTGGATGGCGTCGTCCTCGGGGTTCACGGTGCCTGCTCCTTCTCGCCGCCGCCGGCCGGATCGCAGGCGAAGCGGAACACTCCTGTGGCCAGGTCCCGCGGCGTCTGGTAGATCCGCCCGACCACGCCCTCGACTGGCCGCCCGGCATCGGTGACCGCCGCGATCCTGGCGCCGACCTCGAGCCAGACGGCGGTCCCCAGCGATCCGTCCCGCCTCCTGATGTCCGCCTCGATGGCGAGCACGCGCTCTATGCGCTTCCGGTACCACGGCATAACGGCTGCCTCCCCTTCGCTGCGAACTGCCCTTCAAGCCAGGGCAGGTACGTCTTCTCCTGGGCTGCCAGGTGCTCCTCGCGTGCCCGGGCCCGTGCCCGTGCCTGCCGCCAGCCCGCGGCCCACTCCACGGCCACCACCAGCTCGTAGAAGGCGAGGAGCACGGCCACCACGGCGAAGGCGACGACGAAGATCGCGGCGAGGGAGACCTGGACGGTGGCCAGGGTGATGCTGGCGCCGGCGGTGATCATGCTGCCCCCCTAACTGCTGCCAGGTGCTCAAGCAACTGGGTGCCGATGAACTCCGTGTACGCGGGCGGGATGGCCTCCTTGCAGCCGATCCAGTCGGCCCACGGCATCCCCATCGCCTGCCGAGCCTCGGCCAGGGTCTTCGGGGCGCGCTGGATGGTGCCGTCTGCGCGGTCAAACAGCCGCCGCCCGTCGTGATGCTTGCCGTAGACGCCGAGCGGGTTGGCGACCGGACGTGCCGTCGGCGCGAGGATGAGGACGTTCGACTCGAAGATCCGCGGCCGGTGGACGCCGAGCCCGAACATGCCCCCGTGCAGCGTCAGGGTTGCCTGCATCACGCGCTTGGCGGGCGGCACGTTCTCGACTACCCAGGGCACCGGGAGGCAGCGCAGCAGCGCCAGGGTCGGCGTCAGCAGGTCGAGGTGGTCGTCGGCCCTGCTGCCCGTGCCGCGGTGCCGGTTGCTCATCGTCGTGAAGTGCTGGCATGGCGGCGAGGCGTGGATGGCGGCGAAGGCGGACAGGTCCCAGTGGTCGAGCACGTCGAGCGCGTCGGCCTGGATGAACCCGAACGGGTAGAGCGGCTGCGGCTCAATGTCTATGCCGACCACCTCGAACCCGGCGCGGTCATAGCCGGTCCCCGCGCCGCCCTGGCAGCAGAACAGGTCGAGCAAGCGAGGCCGGGTCATGCCGCCACCTCCGGGGCCTCGAACAGGTATCCGCCGTCCTCCGACAGCCAGACCGTGACACCTGAGCCGTGCTGACTGCGCAGCAGGATCGGCGTGAGCGCCGGGTCCTGGCCGTTGCGGAGCCAGAACCCTTCGTCGTTCATCCCTTTGTCGCGGGACTCTGCGAGGCGATGCGCCTCGGTGCTGAGCAGGACTGCGTTGACGATCGAGTTCGTCACGGGGTCGGAGGTGCCGCCCATGCCGCGAGCGTCCCGGTGCTGCACCTCGCCGCCATGCCTGCCGAGCCACACTCCTGTCGCCTCGCACCGTGCCTGATCGGGGTCTCCGTTGCCTGCCCTGGTGCGGACCTGGAGCTTGACCGACCGGCTGAACCCGGTCTCCCTCCTCGGCGCCGTCCTGACCTTCTGCGGCTCCGGAGCGGACAGGAGGGGAACAGTCCGGGACCACTGGCCGGAAGACTGGAGTCCCGTCCGTGCCCTCAGCGGGGTCCTGACTGCGAGCCGGGCGTTCCGGGCCAGCCTGCCGCCGCGCCTCACGGGGCATCCCTCCAGCCTTTCGGCTTGCGCTCGTCCGGAAGCTCATCCACCGCACGGGCCAGGTCCCTGGCAGCGAGGCAGAACGCCGCGTCAGCTACCCCGGACGCGAGGACGTTTACCGTGTTGTCCAGCAGGCCCCGTTCGGCCCGCAGCGAGTCCAGGGCGGCGCGGAGGGCGTGCTCCCGGGCGTTGACGTACGCCTCCTGCGCGGCGCTCACGGCGACTCCTCCGCGTCCGTCACGGCCACGCCGCCGTCGTACTCGTAGCCCAGCTCGGTCCAGGACTTTGAGCCCCACCCCTGGATCTGGTAGGTGCCCGGCTCCGTGATGGGCGTGCCGGAGTAGCGCAGCAAGGACGGGAGCCCGCTCTCGCGTTCCATGCAGGCGACGTCGCACGTCCAGTCCAGGACCGGGACGCCGCCGTAGTCGCGCTGCTCCAGCCTGCACGACGGCGGGTGCTCCAGGTCGTAGTCCAGGCCGCCGTCATCGAGCGGGCCACCGGGCAGCCGCACCGAGCGGACGGTGAGGGTGTGCGGGTCGCCGTACCATTCGCTGTCCTTCACGCCGCTGTCCTCTCCGGCGCTGCCGGATCTGACAGGACCGCCCCGCAACCGCACACGGACCTTCTCTGGTCCCGCCACCCTCCGAAGCAGGCGTGAGGGGAAAGGAACACCCGTGCCCACCTCTCGGGGTACGGCTCCTCGTCGTCAGGCTCGTATTCGGGCCACTCAGGCAGCATCGGGATCACCCGCCCAGATGTCATCGGGGACCGGGCCGCGTACCCGCTCCGCCAGGCGTACCTGGGGGACGGCGGCGCGGCGCTCAGCCTCGGCTGCCTCACGGCGGGTCATCAGTCCGGCTTCCCGCCGCTGCTCGTTGGTCATGGCGGACAGGTCGGGACGGCCGTCGCGGTCACGGGCTATGGCGTCGGCCAGTTGCGCGGCGGTCTGCCGGCGAGGGTCGATCATGCCGCCCGCCCTTCCCCGTTAACCTGCGGGAACTTGGCCTCGATAAGGGCCGCGACCTGCCTGAACCGGGCTCCGTCGATCGTGCCGTCGTTCAGCTGGTCGGCAAGCTCGGAAACCGCCGCAAATGCGTCATCCTCGCTGGCGAGTTCCTCGACCTTGAGCATCCACGGGTCGTCAGAGTCAGGAGAGGCAGGCTCGGCCGGGGCCGCTGCCATGAGCTGCTTGCGCTTCCAGTCCAGGTAGACGGCGAGCTTGCCGACGCCGCCGCTGGCCGGGTTGCGGATAAAGGATGCGACCTTCCCCGCTTCGCGGGCCCGCTTATGGATGCCCTCGATGTCGGCGGGCACGGTCGCCTTATGCGCCTCGTCGGCAAACACCTGCGCGTCATGGTCGATGGCCTCAGCCTCGGCGGTCCGCGGTCCCTGGTTTGTCGGCCGCGCCGGGGTGGCGCTGTCGAACGCGGCGGCGGCGGACTGGCGGCTGCCGTGATCCTGCTGGGCGCGCTGCCCGTCGTCATCGTCCTCAAGGACGATGTTGGTCGCGGCGGTGAAGGAGTACCGGCGCCCGTAGGTGATCGCGCTGCCGAGCGATTGCGGCTTCTGGTTCACCGGGCCGAGCGGCCACTCGCCGCTGCGCTCCTCGCCGGACTCGTGCAGCAGCGACCAGATGAGGATCATCTCCCGCCGGTCAGCCGGGTTGATCGTGGGCGCGCAGTGGAACGCGAGCCCGTGCTTGGCCATCAGCGGGCCCATGTCCGCGACGACATCGCCTAGGTCGGCGTAGTCGTACTTGTACAAGAGACGGTTCGTCTGCTGGTCTTTGACCTCGGCTGTCTTGGTCTTGGTGACTTTCGGCATCTCGCCCTGGAGCAGTGACAGGGCCTTGTTCAGGTTCGGCGTCGCCGCCGTCACGGTGGTCTCAGGCATGGTTTCCCCCTTCGGTGCCGCTCAGGGCCGCCACGAGAGCGGCAAGAGCAGCAGGATCAGAACCGGCGGCGGCATCGCGGAGCGCCCGTGCGGTGAAGGCGAGCCGGGAGTCCTCGTCATGGTCACGGCACAGCCCGTCCGCTGCCTTGCGGCAGTCCGGGCAGAAGACGAACCGGGCCTCGAAGTAGTCCTGTGCCGCCTCGAATGCCTGGAGGATGTCCCCCAGGGTGAAGGCCGGGGCGCGGGTGACGACGGGGGCGTTCATGACAGCCACCCGAACGGCGATCCGGGCGTGATGGCGACAGCGGCATCCGGCCCGCGCACGCCGCGGATCCAGTCAGCGAAGGAGACGCCTTCCGGGCACCGGCCGGTGATGTAGTACTCCTCGCCGTAGCCCTTGATGCTGGCCAGCCGCTCGTCCGCACAGCACGGCCCGTAGCCGTAGGAGCCGAACATGAAGCCGCCCGAGCGCGGGTCATCGGTCAGGTCGGTGTCGCAGGCATCGCAGACGACGAGGCGGCCGAGCGGGATGACCGTGGCCTCCCCGTAGTCGGCTGCGTTCAGGCCGTCGGCGAACTGCTGCCGCAGTTCCTGCGGAGTCGGGTCGCTCATCACGCCGCCTGCCCTTCCGCCGCAGGCTCGGGCTCGGGGACGCAGTACTCAGGACGGGGACGCCACGTGTAGCGCCAGTCGTCGTAGTCCCACGCGTACCGGCCGCTCGCCGTCATGATCGACCGCACCGTGATCTCGTGCTCGTGGAAGATGTCCTCCAGCGTCACGCCGGGCTGAGTCTGCAGGGAGTCCCACCGCGCTGCCCGCTCCGCGTCGGCCAGCCGGCATCCGGGGCAGGTCCACTTGCCGTACCTGTCGTAGTCCCAGCCGGCTTCGTAGGCGTGGTGCCGCAGCACCCCGAGGACCCGGGTGCGGGTGAGCACGTCCGGGGGGGCGTCCGCGAACGCCGTGCCGCAGTGCCCGCACGGGGGGATGTCGAAGCCCGGCAGCGAGGAGATGAGGGCGTCCCCGACCGGGAAGTCGGGGAAGGGGCGCTTCTCCGCCGCTGCTTCCTGAACGGCTTCGGGGACTACGTGCATGGTCACCGTGTCCTCGGTGACGGCCTGGGGCTGGGTCTCGGCGGTGCTCATCGCCCGGTCACCGCCCGCTTCACCACGATGACGAACACGGCGATGAGGAGGATCGACAGCACCAGCGCCGTGGTGATCCACAGCGGCGACAGCACCCACCACCAGGACCACCCGATCTTGTGCAGGAGCTTGAGCGCGATGAACAGGATCGTCAGCAGGCCCGTGAAGCCGATGCCGCTGGACGAGGACGAACTGCTGCTGTTGCGGCTCATGACGCCACCTGCTCTCTGTACTCCGGCAGCGGGATGCCGGGCTGGGACTCGTACTGCCGCAGGTTCGCCTGCGCCGCCTCGTACTCGTTGTCCGCCCAGTCGATGACGCCCTGGGCCAGTTCACAGATCCGCTCGTAGTTCTCGCTGATGCGGTTGAACCGGTCGCAGGCTTCCTCGTAGGGGTTCATGCCGCACCAGCCAGTTCCGGCTCACGGGAGGCGGGGACAGCGGAGTGCAGGTTCCGCTCGGGCAGGTAGAACGCCTCGTACAGGTAGCCGCCGCCCAGGACGATGACCGCCCGGTAGCGGCCGTCCTCATCCCACCGGGCGGGGACGTGATGCTTGGCGGCGAACCTGTCCACGGCCGCCGTCCCTTCCTCGTCGCCTGCGGAGGGCAGCGCGGCGGGGCCCTGGAGGATGTCGAACACCGTCCCGTCTATGGAGCGGTGGGTCATGGACAGTGGGGCCGGGGCGTCTTCGTCGTACTCCATGAGGAGGTAGAGGCGGAGGAAGGCCTGGGTGCGGGCTGCGTGCTTGCCGCAGTCGGCGGCGTGGAGGCGCTTCTCGCGGTCTGTGAGGTAAGGGCTGGTCATGTTCCGCTCCGTCTCGTTGCGTGTCCTGTATGCTGTTGACTGTCCGTTTCGTCTCGGACTGGCCCGGTGGTTGCGACACCGGGCCTTTGCTTTGCGCTTAGGCCGCCGCCCTGTTAGGGCACTCATGGTCGGGTGCCCATAGCCCGCTGCACTGCACGCAGATGACGGCGAGGCGCTTGTCGGGCGGCCCGTCCTTGCGCTTGAGCTGGTCCGGCTGGCAGCCGAAGACCTGGGCCATGGACTCGATGAGCGCTAGCCGGGCGTTGCGCGTGCCGCTCTCGATCATGGAGATGAGGCTGAGCGACACGCCGAGGCGGCGCGCTGCGTCTGTCTTGGTCAGCCCGGCCTGCTCGCGAGCCCAGACCACGGCCTCGGGGTCGTGGTCCAGAGGGTCCTTCGGGGCGTTTCCCATGCCCTCAACATACTGTGAAGGGACGTGAAGGTCAAGCACCTATCGGGCACCTTCACGCCCCTTCTTGTCGCGGATTGGTAACGGAAGGCGCTGCGGACGAGGAGGGAGCGCTGGAGGACTCATCAGGTCACGCAAGAGGTTCGAGACCGGAACGAGGACGCCCCACGTCGGGTGGGAGCCGTTGATGCCCCCGTTCCTCCTGCGGCCGAGCGCGTAGTAGTAGCGGGCGACCGCCTTCAGCCGATCCACGGGAGCAAAGACGACTGTCTCCGTCGCCAGTACCAGCGCCCATACTTCTGCCGTGGTCACGGAGATTCCACTGGGCTTGTACTGGCCGAAGTAGCGGCAGCTGTACTCGATGTAGATGTTCCCTGTCCTTGCCGCCCAGATGTCAGTCTTGGTTTCGACACGGGTTCCGTCTTTGAGGGACTGAATTAGATCGATGACGAACAGTTCACCGTTCTTGCCGATCTCCCAGTCGATGTCCCATTCAGGATTCCGGCCGGTCGCCATGCGCTCGGCCACGCTGGTCATGCCTGATTCCCCCAGACTTCCCAGCCGAGGCGGCAGCGCGTGCACTGGCAAGTACCTGGGAGTTGGATGCCCGCCCCGGCTCCGCACCTTGCGAACAGTTCGAGGTACGGTCCGGGACTGGCCTTCGTCACCATGTCGTGAAACGCGAGAGGCTTGGCTGAGTGCTGCCCACGCTGAGCCTCAAACCAGTTCAGGAGTCCGCGATCTCGGGTGCGCAGGTCGCCGCGGGTGCCGAACAGGACGAGTTCGGTGGAGACGCGGAAGTAGTTTCCCATGCCCATCTGCGGACGCCCGTCGACCTTCTTCTTGACCCAGACGAGGTAGGTCTTATACGTGTAGCCCCAGGCCGACATGACGCTGAATGCCTCAGGCAGATGGCTGGAGGTAGTCCAGAGATACAGATGGCCGGGCGATGCTGCCTTTGGGAGCACCACGTCTTCTACGAGATTCCTGCCGTCCGGTAGTGGCTCCGTGCCGCAGAGTTGGGCGATGGAGAGTGTCCCGTCGTAATGGCCGTGCGCGTTGGCCCGTGTCGCGGTGTTGCCATAGCGCCAAGGCGGGTCGGCTACCAGGGTGGTGCACAGTCCTTCGGAAAGCGCAGGTTGCGGTGCGCCGGGGCGGAACTGGATACCCTCAAGCAGCGCTTTGCGCGAGACCTTGCCTGCGCTAAGCATCTCTTCGACGAGCGGCTTGTTCTCGGCCAAGAGCCGGAACTTGTGCCGGTCGTCCTTCGGGATGGCCGGTTGAGTGTTAGCTTCGCTCGCGAGCGAAGCTATAGGCCTGCCGCGTCCTACTTCAACGCCGGGTTCGGGTGCAGGTCCCAGGAGTTCCCCGATGAGTACCTCGGTACGACGGCACTCAGCGGCCACTAGGTCGCGGGCCGTCTTGTCTGTGACGTAGCGGCGGAACGCCTCCAGGCGCCTGCTCAACTCGCGGGCGCCTGCAAGGTCCCGCCACTCGCGGATGCGTTCGCGGAGAGCCTGCGCACGAGGGATGACGAGCGTACGTACCTGAGCAACGGTCACTTCCTGCGGTTCGGGAAGGTCTAGCTCTGGCCTGACCGCCATTCCGACGACTTCCCCGGAGTACAGGTCGACTACCTTGCCGGCGATCTCGGTGACCTCGCTCGCGGCGAGTGCGTCGGCGGTCATGCCGCTGTCTCCCGGTGCTCGTCATCGGCGGTCATGTTGCCGGGTTTCTCTTCCAATGCCTTCTCGATCGTCAGCGCGAGCCAGTTGGACAGGCTGCGCCGGTCGGCTGCCGCCGCTTGGCGCGCTCGTTCGTGAAGTTGCTCGTCAACACGGAAGTGAAGCCAGCGCATTGCCATACGCCGATCCTAGAGCCTTATCGAAAGGTTACGCACCTTCTCAGCACCTTCTCGCCGTGTTACCGTCACAAATAGATCACGTTCGCGCACTGGATAGACTCAGGTGTGAAGCTATGTGAAGGTTGGACAATGGAACAGCGCCCGGAGCAGCCCCCGGAGGGCAAGCTCATCGAAGACGCCGCCGACCGCCTTGACCTCTCCATCAGGGAAGCAGCACGCCGCGCGGGCCTGTCCTACGGCCGCTGGCGGCAGATCGTGCAGGGCTACCAGAACGTCTCGCCCGGCAGCTACGCCAAGGTCCGGGGACCGGCAAGGACGCTGGCGAGGATGGCGGCCGTCGTCGGCATCACGGCTGAACAGATGGAAGCCGAAGGCCAGCGTCCCGACGCAGCTGAGGTCATGCGCCGCGCTGCGCCACCGCCGGTACTGACCCCCGTCACCGCCGACGCCATCCTCGCCGAAGCCCGCA